GGCGGTACACCTGGCCGTCCACCTGGCCGTGCACCTGGCCTTGCACCTGGCCTTGCACCTGGCCTTGCACCTGGCCGTGCACCTGGCCGTCCACCTGGCCTTGCACCTGGCCGTACACCTGGCCGTGCACCTGGCCTTGCACCTGGCCGTACACCTGGCCGTACACCTGGTCGCCCACCTGGCCGTACACCTGGTCGCCCACCTGGCCGTACACCTGGCGGTACACCTGGCCTTGCACCTGGCCGTGCACCTGGCCGTGCACCTGGCCTTGCACCTGGCCGTGCACCTGGCCGTGCACCTGGCGGTACACCTGGCGGTACACCTGGCCGTCCACCTGGTCGCCCACCTGGTCGCCCACCTGGCCGTACACCTGGCCGTACACCTGGCCGTCCACCTGGCCGCGATGCCGCAGCCCATCAGCCACGATCTCCGGGGCGACCGCCTGCCCGACCACCCCGGCCCACGGCGAGCCGAGCCAGATCATGAACCGGGGCGGCTCCAGACCCGCAGCACGGTACGCGGCACGCACGCCTCCCTCGGCCGCCGACCGGTCGGCGCGCTCGGTGGACAGGCCGTGCGCAATCCACTCGTCGCGCACGACGGAAAGGAGGGTTTCCTGCTCGGGCGTCAGTGTGGTGAGCTTCGTCATGATGTTCCTCGGGTGGTATGTGGTTGGTGTCCCCTCCCGCCGCGATAGGCCAGCGGCGGGAGGGGCGATTCAGTGGGCCGCAGCCCGGGTCACTCGGCGACGAACCCGCGACGCTCGCCACCCGAACCGGGCGGCCGCTGGTCATCGAGCTCGAGAGCGAGCTCGAGCAGATGCGTCACCTCCGGTTCGTGCGCGGCGAGCATCGCGGCCACGTACGGGCCGGAGTCGCGGCACTGCGCCCAGACGGCATCGACGTGCGCGTGCCGGGCTTCGGCCGCGTCGAGCGCGCCTTTCGCGGCACCGGGGTCACGCCGCGGCAACAGCGCGGGCGCGGCCTGATCGGCGCGGGCCGACGCACGCCCCAGACCCAGGCCGAGCAGGACGATGAAGGTCACGACGACGGCGACAGCCAGCCAGAACCAGGCGACGATCACGACGCAGCCCCCTGACGCACCAGACCCAGCGCCCGCGCCCGCAGATCAGCAGCAGCCAACAGGGCATCCGTGACCTGCTGCGAAAGCCACCCCGACTGCGCCAGCACCGCGGCGATCACCCCGTCGAGCTCCTCACCGGACTCCGCGGCCTCGATCCGGTCCCGCAGATCCGACTCCGCACGCTCCACCTGCGAGGGCTCGCCGGGCGCGAGACGCTGAGCCTCGGCCTGGGCCGCAGACGCCTGCTCCGCCTCGGACGGTGCGCCGGCGAACGGCGCCAGCCCGGACAGGATCTCGATCAGCTTCACGGCCTGCGCGTGCGAGAGCTTCGTGGTCGACGGGACGTCCACGCCGAGGAAGTAGCGCACCCCGGCCAGCTTGCGGTCGCGCTGCGCCGAGGTGACACCGCACTTCTCCAGGAACAGCTTCGAGATCGCGATGTGCTGGCCCTTGGTCGAGTCCGGCCCTGGTGCGGGCTGCTCCCACTCCGTGTTGTCCTGCGGGCCGCGCTGGGCACGCGACTGCGCCGGCTTCGGCTCCCGAACCGTGGGCGCGGGTGCGGCCTCCTGCTGCTCGTCGAGCTCCCCGGACGTCACCGGCGCATCCGCCGGAATCTCGCCCAACTCCGCCACGCTCACCGCGAGCGGGTGGCCCGCCGTCGCAGCCACGACCGGCAGCGCGTCCTGGCGCCGCGTCTTGCTGTAGAGCGACAGGCCGAATTGATCGCCGAGGTCGATCGCGCAGCGCTTCAACGCCTGCGAGTACGCCGTCTTCAGCGCGTTGTCGTGCGCGTCGCCGATCGAGGGCTGATTGACCGACTCACCCACGGCCGCGCCGTCGAAGTACCCGAGCTCGTTGCCCCAGACGTCACGCAGGTGCAGCCGCAGGCCCACCCGGTAGACGGCGGTGGTGCGGAACTTGCCCTCCTCCTTCTGCGGCACGATCCGCTCGTGCACCAGCGTCTCGCTGCGGCACTCCTCGGACCATCCGGCGAACCCGAAGATGCGCGTCAGCCACCGGCGCACGTCCCAGGCCTCGAGGTGGTCGTTGCCCTTCTGCTGGCGTACGCGCGCCTCGGAGATCATTCGGAGCAGCAGTTCCACCTGCTCGACGGTCAGGCCGCGCCGAGGCGTGGCCGCGAGGGTCTCAGTGCTCACCGCTGCTCACCGCCGATCAGGCCGTCAGCGCGGTCCATGTCCCGGGCCGCGTCCGCCTGCTCGTCGCACTCGCCGCAGTCCGCCGAGTCGTGCACGCCCGCGTCGGCCGCCACCTGCTCGAGCGCGTCCCGGGAGACCACGAGTGCCTGGTAGTCCTCGGTCACGATCGAGCCGTCGGCCATCGCGAACTGCATCCACCGCCGCCCGCGACCAGTGGCCGGATGCCACTCGGCGTGCGGCACCGCCTCGTCGATCAGCACCCACCGGTCGGCGAGCAGCAGCTCGTCGCCAGCGGTCAGCTCGCGCGCCGGGCGCGTACTCCCGTCCCCGGACGGCACGGCCAGCTCGGGCTCGAGCTCCACCGCGGCCTCCATCGGCGGCTCGGCCACCGGCGTCGGCTCCACCTTCACCGCGGCCGGTGCCGGGGTCCGCATCCACGGCAGGTACCGGCCCGCGGCCTCGCGGGTGGCCTGCGACAGGCGCCTACGCGTAGGTCCCATTGCGGAGCACCTCCCCCGCGGTGATCGAGGCGTGCACAGCGGTCCGGACCGCGGGGTCCGAGTACGTCGAGTCGACCGGCGTGACGACCTGGCGGGCATCGTCGTACTGCTCGTCAGCGCCTTCGAGGCAGTCGGGGCACGACACCTCGTTGTCGTCGTGGGTGATCCGGCCGTCCGCAGCGCCACAGACCGCGTGTCCGGTGTCGCGGCCCGACTGCGTGAACTGCATCATGTGCGAGATCCGGAGAGCGCCGTTCAGGATGTGCACCGACTCGCCGACGACACGGACTTCCTGCCGGTCGGCCGCCATCGCCTCGGCGTACGCGTCCGCGTCGATGATCGCCAGCACCTTGATCGGCACCTCGGCGACCTTGATGCGCGTCCACAGGGACATCTGCCAACCCGACGGCTGGCTCCCCTGGGCGTACGGCGTGTGCATCTCGACCGTGCCGCCCGCGTACGCGTGGACGGCCTCGATCGCGGCGCCCGCGTCCTTGTGCTGCGTGTAGGCCGTGCACTCCCAGCCCGCATCATGCACCGACCGGCGCAGTTCCACCCGGTCGAGCTGCGGCAGGTCCAGGTCCGCGCCCACGCCCAGGAAGTCCCACAGCTCGGCCGTCAGCGTGTCCAGCGTCTTCGTGCTCGTCGTCGCGGTCACAGTGCCGCCCCCTCGGTCTCCTCGGCGCTCCAGGCCTCCACGGCCGCGCACGGATGGTCGGTGCACAGGTAGATCGAGCCCGCGGGCAGCGGCGCAGTCTCCGTGCACCCGGTAGCGCAGCAGCGGATCATCACGAACCCGGCCGCGGACAGGTACTGGGCCTGTGCGGCCCGCTCGATCCAGCCGACGATCACCGCCACGTACTCCGGCTGGATCTCGGCCAGGACCCCCGCGACCGAGCGCTCACGGGGCCCGAGCACCACCCGGGCCCCGTGCAGCGCGCCCAAGATCATGCCCTCGTTGATGTGCTCGAGGGCGCGCATGGAGTCGTCCGGGCGGGTCAGGCGCGCGGCCTTGTAGACGGGTTCCGCGTCCATGGCGAGCGCGACGGAGTCGGGGTAGGGGCCGTGGACGGGCGCGGGGTGGTGCTCGACGACCGCGGTCACGAGGCCACCTCGGCATCCTGCTGCGACGCGTTCGGGTCCAGGTCCGCCAACAGCGGGTCGAACGCCGGTGCGGCCGCGTGCGCACGCCGCCGGATCTCCTCCCGCACCTGCGCGGCCAGACCCACCAGCTCGGCGGTCCCGTTCTGGACGTGCGCCGTCACCATCCGCGCCTCATCCCCGCGCGCCGAAGTGAACCGGCGGGCCGGCCCGATCAGCTGGTGCAGGCGCTGCGAGTCGCGCTCGAGCATCTTCCGGGAGACCCCGAACAGGCCGCGCACCCGCGCCTGCGCCTCGTCGAACGCCGCGTCGACCTCGAGGAACGCGTCCGCCAACTGCTGCTGCGGCACATACGCCACGGTCGTCCGGACCGCGCGCTTCGGGGCCTGCGGGACGCGCAGACCCAGCGTCCGCGACCCGCGCGCCGACTGCACCGCCAACACCGGCAACGGCACCGACGGGCCCGGCTGCGGCTCGCGCAACACGGCCAGCCACTGCGGCGCGCCCTCGAGGCGGTTGCCCTCCTCGTCGATCACCCGGCGGTGTCGCCGGACACTGCTAGTACGATGGAACATGGACTTCTCCTTCAGGTAGTGGTCCATCCGCGCTCCCTGACTCCAGATCAGGGGGCGCGCTTCGCTACTGGGACTTCGAGGGCTGCGGCGCAGCGGCGAACAGGCGGCGTACCAGCGCGATCGCCTCCGGCGACGGCGGCGGCGCTGCCGCGACCCTCGCTTTGATATCGGCCACGACCTCGGGCCCGAGACGCGCAAGGAAGTACTCGTCCGAGTACGGCTCGACGTCGGCCCGCACCTCGGCGCTCACCTCGGCGCTCACGCCGCGACTCCCTCGGACATCAGCGCCGGCAGGCTCGCCGTGCCGCCGAGCAGCGCGTGCAGCTCGCCGAGGCCCTTGACCGTGATGCGCACCTGCTGCGTGGCGATGTCCTCGTCGCGCTTGGGGTGCTCGTAGGTGCTGGCCCGGATGGCGACGCGGCCGCACTGGATGTGGTGCTGGTAGGGGACGTTGTGCCGGTCGATCCACCCGATGTGCCGCAGGTAGGCGAACAGGCGCTTCTGGCCGCTCGAGATGCGCGGGTCGCGGCAGAGGATCTGAGCGGCCTCGCGGACGGCGTAGTCGCCAGACGCGTCGGCCATCTCGTCCCAGGCGCGGGCCGCGGGGGCGAGCTCGATCACCTGGAACTCGGCGCGGTGCGCCCGCTCCTCGGCGGCGCGCTTCTCGAGGATGAGGCGGACGTTGTGCTGCGCCAGCTCGAGCTCGTCAGGCGCCTGCGCCGGCAGTGAATACGAGCCGGTCCTGCGAATCGCCGGGAGCACATCGTGCGTGACCCAGCGCTGGAACTCGCGGGCGCCGATCGCGTTGCTGCGCATGATCAGCGCGTAGAGGCCCGGCTCGCTGACGACGCTCGCGAGCTGCTCGCCGCCAGGGGTACTCACCAGATGAGTACCCTTCTCGTCCTCGTCGAGGATGCGCACGGCGTTGAAGGCGTCGCGGTAGCCGAGGATCACGGCGACGTCGGAGCCGACGAACCAGGGCTCGCCATCGATGACGACCGTCCGGACCGTCTGGCCGGTCGTCGGGAAGGTGAAGGGGATGATCTCGGTCACGCGTCCCCCTTGATTGTGATTGCTTCGACGGGGACCTCGAGGGCTTCGGCGATGCGGGAGAGCGTGCGTGCGCTCGCACCACGGCGACCGAGTTCGATCTGCGAGAGGAACCCGCGGTTGAGGCCCGTTTGCCGTGAGAGGCCGCGCAGGCCTATCCGTTTGCCCTGTCGGATCGCCCGGATGGCGCTGCGGTTTGCCCTGGCGACATCCCGGTTTGCTGTCATAGCCCCACCGTAGAGCAAACCATTTGCCCTCGCAACCCCCCACGTGAGCAAACCGGGGCGTGCGCGGGGGTGCGAAGTGAAAACCGCGCGCTGACTAAAAAGGGCGGTGTGCTCCCGAACGCTCCTGGCGTTTACTTCTAGGGCGTGCGGTTTGCTACCCGATGCGGCACGATGGGCCCCGTGACGTACAACTGGAGCCGCTTAGCCCACCGGATCCGGAAACGCCGCACAGAACTCGGCCTCACCCAGGCCGACGTGGCCGACCAGGCCGACGTGACGGTGATGACGGTGCGGAACCTGGAGACAGGAAGAGAGTTCAAACGACTGCCCCACGCGCTGCCGGCTGTCGAGCGCGCCCTTGGGTGGGAGCCTGGCAGCGCCCAGGCCGTCCTCGACGACGGTGAACCGACGCCGCGTCGCCAAACCGGCCAAGTGGATGTCCAGGATGTGGACAATGCGCCAGCGGATCCACGCTCCGCGTCCTCGAACGGGTTAAACCTCCGCGTGCAGACCACCCTTGAGCGCGGTGAAACGGTCGATCAGCAGATTCTGGAATGGCCCGTGGGTGGCGAGTCGTTCTCCGTCGTCCTGGTGGCCAAGGTGGGTGAATACGTATCCGAAGAAGAACGGGCCGCGATGGGCGACAAGATGATCCAATGGGCCAAGGCGGTCAAGAGAATCGAACGCGCGCTCGATACCCCTGATGGTGAAGGCGGCGACTGACCACTCCGCATACCTCACCGAATGTATCCCGCACCCTTGACCGGCACCCCGTACCGGGCCACCCTGAGCAATCCGCCCCGTTCGGGGGCCCACCGGGGCGAATACAGCAGGGGAGAACCATATGCACCAACCCGAGGAACATCACTGCGTCCAAATCCACCTCGTTGACGTCGCCGACCCCGAAGCACCCCCGTGCTGGCCCGGCATCGCCGCCGTCTCGGACGCCGATCACCTCGACATCTACTGCCCCGCCCAGATCGGCCGCGACGCGCGCCAGGTCTGCGTAGACCTGATCGTCGCCTACTGCCTCGGTCCCCTCGCGCGCACCGCGTAGCAGCCTGCTGGCCGCGCCCAGACCCCGCCCGGCCAGAAGCTGCCCGAACCGCCGCCCCCTTCCCCGGCGCGGGATCTAGTACTTCCACTCCAGGTCATACCGCCCCGGCCGAATCCCCCGGACGCCCTTCCCAGCCGGGTTCATCCACGGCACCACCAGCGGCCTGATAACCGAACGCTGCCACGTCAGATCCTCCCCGCCCCCAATCCACTTCCCCCGCGCGCCCGGACCCGCGAGCTGTCGCAGCACCAGCGGCACCGACGCCGACTGCGCCCGCGACCGCGCATCCTCGATCAACGGAAGCAGCTGCTGCTCGAGCGAAGCCAGCGAAGCCGCCGACAGCACGACACGCCCGTTCTCCCACCGGCCGGCCAGCGCACGCGCCTCCGCCAACTGCGCCTCGAGGGCCTGCGCCTGCGCCAGGGCCGCGGCCGTCCCGTCATCCGCGTGCGCGTTCGCGAGAGCCGCCGCGAACTCCGGGCGTTCCACATACTCGAGGAGAGCCAACGTGACGATCTCGTCGAGCACGGGCACCTGAATCGACGTCTTGAAGCACGCCACACAGATATACGCCCACTTGTCCGGCGCATACGAGCGGCGCGGCCTCGCGATCCCCCTGCACACCGAGCACCGGGCGATCCCCGAGAGCAGGAACTTCACCGCGTTCCCCTTCGCAGACAGACGCCCCGGATCCGAGAACAGCCGCACACACGCGTAGTACGTCTCCTCATCCAGGATCGGCTCCCACACCGCATCCCCAATCACCGTTCCCTGATACTGCCGCTTCCCGATATACGTGGGCTTGCGCAGCAGATCCGGCAGGATCTCCGGCGACCACGGGCGCCCGGTCGGCCCCGGGATCCCCCGGTCGTTCAGATCCTTCGCGATCCGGTACAGCGACTGGCCGCCCGCCGCACGCCGCGCGATCTCGCGCACCACGGGCGCCTGAGCGTCGTCCGGGATCTGCTCGAGCAGCGCGCCCGTCCGCTCGTCGTACACGCGCCGGTACCCGTACGGGATGCGCCCGTGCGGCCGCCCACGCTCCGCATTCAGCCGCACGGTGCGCATGACCCGGTCCCGGATCGCGTCCGCCTCGTCCTCGGCCTGGAGCGCGTTCAGCCCCGTGATGAACCGGTCGGTGCGCCGGGTCATGTCGTAGACGGTGCCGTTGTAGCACAGCACCACCCTGTGCTTGACGCACAGGTCCCGCAGCGTCACATACACCTTCAGGTCCCGGTACGCACGGGAGGCCTCCCACACCACCAGGACGTCGCACCGGCCGAGCCCGATCTCCTCGAGCATCCGCTCGTAGTCGGTGCGCCTGGACTTGCTATGCCTCGAGGCGCCCTTGCCCGGGTCGGTGAACCGCTCCACGATCGTCCAGCCCTGGCGTTCGCAGAACCGGGCGTTCTCCAGGTTCTGATCCGCGTTGGCCCGTTCGCTGGCGAGTCCCTTGACGTCGCGTGAGGTGCGGTCGTACACGAAGGCGCGTAGCTGCTCCATGCCGTGAGGGTAGCGCACACCTTTGCCCCTGTCCCAGGTTCTCGCCAGAAAAACCCGAGTCAGGGCAAAGGTGCGCCCAGCCAGTCGACCGGCTCTGATCAGCCCAGCGGGATCTCGTACACCGCGCGATAGTGCGGGGGCAGCACAACGTCCGCGGTCTCCAACGGGAGGTCGTCCTGCCAGTAGGTGCGCTGCACCTCGAGGATCGCAATCCCCGCGTGCAGCACGAGCTCCGCCGCCTCAGCCTCGGTCAACGTCCGCGGCGCAACCTCTTCGGTCACCCGCGTCGGCACATGCCCGATCAGCGCCATCCGGTCCCACACGCCCTTCCCCGCATGCGGACCGGACTCCGGCAGCATCACCTCGGTCCCACCAGTGATCGCGAGCGGCTCCCAGGAGACGGACAGGTAGGTCGGCTCCCCGTCGAGCAGGAAAGTGTAGGCGGTGCGCATGACCCGCGCGCCGGCCTCGATCCTCAGCCGCTCGGCGACGGCCGGCGGGGCCGCGGTGGGCGAGCTGCTCGAGCGCCAACTGCCATCGCGCCTCACCGCGGCCATCTCCGCACGCCACGGCGAGCCCGTCCCGGGCTGCTGGTACCAGGAGCGCACCATCCGGGTGACAGCGGGGCGCTCACGCACCCAGGAGCCCGCGCCGGGTTTCGACACAGTGAGCCCCTCGCGCAGCAGCTGCTCGTGCGCCTTGGCCGCAGTGGCGTTGGCTACCCCGTACTGCTCGCGGAGTGTGGCGAGGGTAGGCACCTGCTGGCCGGGCGCGAGCACGCCGGAGTAGATCGCCTGACGCAGGTCGTCGACGATCCGCTGATACTGCGGGGTGGCGATGGCTCTCACCTCGTGTCGCGGATTACTCCTGAGGAGAGCTTGACGCAGCTATCTAGAGAGCGCAAGCTCTCTAGATAGCTGGACTCTACGAATCCGGCCGACTACCAGCCGCCCGGCACGAGGGCAGGGACCCTATGACCGTCTCCATCACGCTCCCATGCGTGCCCGAATACGTGGCCGTCCTCCGCGCGATCGCAGACCGGCTCTTCGCCCCCATAGACCGCGGCTACGACGCTGCGCTCGTCACATCCGAACTCGCGGGCAACTCCACCCGCCACTCCCGCTCGCGGCACGGCGGCTCCCTCCAGGTCTCATTCGAGGTCGGTGAGCACTCGGGACGGATCGAGGTGGTCGATGCGGGCCCCGATGCCGAGCCCGTCCCGTCCTACGAAGCCGACGAGCACGGCCGTGGCTTGATCCAGATCGTGGACCACGTCGCCGAGAAGTGGGGCCACGACGTGGATGCGGGGCGGCACGTCTGGTGGGCGGAGCTGTCCTGGTGACCTACCGCAGGATCCGTGGCGCCGAGCACACCGAGGTCACCGACACCGAGGCCACCACCGCATGGTGCTCGACGCCGCACGACTGCCGCATGGGACAGGACGGCGGCAGCTTCATCATCTTCCAGCGCGACGCCCGCGGCTACCTGACCAGCCCGACGATCTACAAGCCCGTCAACCAGGGGGACCCCGAATGCGCATCCGACCCAGACACCTGACACCGCTACTCGCCACCACCGCCGTGCTCGCCACCACCGCGGCGGCCTGCGGATCGAGCGGACCCACACCGGCCGAGCACGTCACCACGAACATCAGCATCCAGAACCCCGGCTCGGCCAAGAAGTGCACGATGACGCTGCGGATGCTTTCCCCCCAGGACAAGCAGCTGACCGCGAGCTTGACCGTGACCTGCGACTTCCCCGTCGCCTCCATGTACACCACCCTCGTCATCCAGGGACGCCCGACCGGCTCCGGCGACACGGCGTGGCAGAACGTGGACGAGCCGGCGACCACCGCCGACACCCCGCCGGCGGTCCTCACCTTCACCTACAACTGCGTCACCGGCTACGACTTCCAGGCCTCGGCCTCGATCGACGGCTCCGGCGCGGACGGCAGCCCGTTCACCGCGACCCAGACCACTACCCCCCGCTCCTACGGCGCGTCAGAATGTAGCGGGAAGTAGCCGCGAGAACGGAGCAGCAGACATGGCCCGGTACCGCATCGAAGCCACCTGGGACGACGACGGCGTGCGCCTCCAATACGGCCGGGCCACCCGGATCCCGCCCGAGCACGAGGCCCGCATGCGCGAACGCGGGATGCTCGGGCCCGACGACGAGCCCGTCAGCATCCAGCAGCTCGGACAGTCGCACATCACCGACAAGGCGCAGATGACCAACAAACACGTCCGGCGCACCGCGCTCGCGTGGCTGGCCGAGCACGCCGGCATGACCGACGCCGACTCGTACGAGATGCAGCTCGCCGTCCGCTCACACCTCGAGGCCCTCGGCCGGCTCGAAGCATCCACCGCAGGACACTGACCCAGGAAGGCACCATGACGACGCACACCGGCAGCCCCGAGCCGTCCAGCACGACCGGCGATGCCGTCTCCTCCGCGGTCGGCGACCTGCGCGACGCGCCGATGAGCACGCTGATCGAGGGCCGATCGACCGAGGCTGAAGCCGTGATCGGGCGGGTCCTGGACCTCGAGGGCTCGGGGTTGTTGACGGTGGCCTCGTTCAACGCGTCGATCTAGTCGCCAGCAACGCCCGTCCCATCGCGCGGGAGGGGGGTTCGCGTCCCGGCAGTACCGATCACGGGGCACCAGGTGTACCGTGACTCTCCGTCAGCCGAGCTGAGCAGGGGGATCCGTGGCCATCTTGAGAGACCGCTTCCCAGAGTCACCCGGCGCCGCGTTACGCCGCGCCGAGAGCCTCCGCTTTGACGAGGTCAACCGGCAGATCACGCGCATGCGCACACGACTGAACCTCGGCCTCATCACCGAGGCCCACTTCCAGGGCGAGGCCAAGGCGCTCATAGAGTCGCTTGAGGGCTGGGCGCCCCCCGAGCCGCAGGACGCCAGGCCACCCGGCTTCCGGTACCGCTCCTTCATCGGCCAGCGCCGTACCCCTGCCGACCCCAGGCCCCCCGCAGACGCCACGGCCCCACGCGTCAATGATGAGCCGTCAGCGCCCACACGATGAAACCCTCGGCCGCCGAGAGCACCCCGGACACCCCGATCGCGACCCCGACGGCCTTCGCCACCTTCCGATCCAGGCCGTCGACGCGGCCGGTTAGGCGCGACATGGCGTCACGCTGATCCCGCTCGGCCTGCGCTGACGTACGGTCCCTCTCGGAGAAAACCATCATCTCCCCCTTCACCGTCGCGAAACCGACCTCCACCGTACGCTGGAGATCGGCGAGGCGGGCCTCGAGCGGCGATTCCGCACTCACGTCACACCGCGCTCTTTCCGGTCGCTGCCGCCTGAATCGAGGCGAGCTCGGCCGACGTGATGTGCGCCTGCTTCACGCCGGCCGCCTGGTACGCCGCGAGCGAAGTCGGGTCGGCGATGTGCCAGAGCAGGCCGCCGGACAGGCCGTAGACGGGGCTCTCGCCGTTCACGTACAGGATCAGCATCTCTATCTCCTCAGTCGGTGCAGGTGCGGGGACTGGCGCGGGGTCGAGTCCCGGCCAGTAGTCGGCCACCGACGAGACGTCGTAGCCGGGGTGGTTCGCGTACTGCTTCGCCATCGCGCCGGCCGGGATCGCCGGGTTCCCGTCATACTGCGCGATCCAGTAGTGCGGCGGGCGCACGTCGTGCGTGGCGAACGCGGAGCGCACCGCCGCCCAGCTCGAGGAGTTGCAGTACACCGACGGGTCCGCGCCGGCCGCGCGGCGCATCAGCACCCAGTTCACGGCCTCCTCCGGCGTGGCGTCCCCGGTCTCGACATCCAGCACGGACCCGGAGTCCGTCGAGGCGTGCACGGCGATGTGCACGTGGACCGAGTTCGGGAACAGCGCCCAGTCCGCGGCGGACCAGGCGTAGTCGCCGTCGTCGTAGCCTGCGACGAGCCTGATCGCCGTGGGGATCCGGGCGATACCGGGCGCGTCCTGGGCGATGCCGTCGAACATGATGCGCGTCATCGGCACTCCTTCATCGAACATCTGTTCGAATTGTAGGTCACCAGCGGCGCTCGGAGACGAACCCGTTGCACGTGATAGACACGGCGTTCGCCGAAGGTGTGGCGCCGAGGACGAACTGCTCGCTCGCCGCGCTCGACACGGACACCGAGGCGGCCTGCGCCAGCGAGAAGGAGAGGAACGACATATGGTCGTAGAGCATCACGCTCACGGTCCCGCTGGTCTCGCACATGATCTCCGCCTCGACCCACCACGCCTGGTTCGTCACCGCCCCGCTGCTGTTGGGGTTCTGCGCGCCGGAGGCGACCAGCAGCGTCCCTGAGACGCCGCCCCAGTACAGCCCCAGGTTGACCGTCTGCGTGTTCGCGGTCGTCGTCAGCACGCCCCATGCGCGGAACCGGAACACCTGTCCCACCGCGAGCCCGGACGCCGGCACCGTCAGCCCCGCCGCGAGCAGGGTTGCCACCGTCACGCCGGTGACGGTGGTCGAGCTCGTCGGGGTCACCGGCGCCCACGTGAACCCCAGGCCGCCCTGGGAGACCGGCAGCGCCGCAGTCAGGTGGGTGGCAACGACGTGAGGGGCAGCCGCGGTGCCGCCGAGGTCGGTGCCCAGCTGCAGCGCGCCCTGGGCGCCGGCGGTGGCGGCCGGCAGCTGCCCGGCCGAGGCCGTGCCGGAGATCTGGGAGAAGGAGTAGTCGTTCGGCGCCGCGACCACCGCGCCGGTGCGCCCGAACACAGAGGAGACCGCCCCGGAGCCGGACGCGGGGTTCGCGTTCGCCGTCTCGTACCAGGTGCCCTGCGACAGGCAGTACTGCAGCAGTACCCCCTGCATCAGGGCCGTGAGCTGGATGCTCGTCGTCCCTGGCACGTTGATGACGTCGCTGCCGCCCGCGGCAATCGTTACCGCGTTGCTGCCGGTCTGGGCGATGAGCAGGACGTCCACGAGGGTCTGGTCCGGCGGAGCGGTCGGCAGCGTCGCCGTGAGCGCGCCCGAGGCGGTGGAGACGGGGTAGAACGCGGAGGTGGCACCGGCGGTGAACGACGTGGTCTGCGCCGACGCCGCCGGGACCGCGTACATGCGGTCGCTCGCCCCGTACACGGTGGCCGTCATGATCCTCCTAGACCGGGGTTCCGGCGACGATGTAGGTCTGGCCCACCGGGATCAGCAGCACGGTGGCCCCCGCGGTCGGGGTGTAGCTCGAAAGGTGCTGGAGCGGGCCGATGCTCTGGCCGTTGAGTACGACGGTCGGGTCGCCGCTGACGTAGCCGGAGCTGATCGTGGCCAGGTAGGGGACCACAAAGTTGCCGGTATCCAGGACCTGGCAGCGCTGCTCGAGACGGCGCACACGCGCCACGAGGGTGCTGATGAGCTTGCCGAAGCGGTCGGCAACCGGCACCGGGAACTGGGGCATCTCACATCACCTGCCCGATCGCGCCCTGGGAACTGGAGCCGAGCAGCGCGCCGAGAGTGACCGTGACCTTCTCGGTCTGGTTCTCCGCGGGCGGCACCAGCTCCCAGCCGGTAACGCGCCCGGTGATCTGTAGTCCCGGGGCGCCGGTCACGGGGTCCGCGGGGTCGAGCGAGGATGATGCGGCGAACGCCGCGGAGTCCCCGAGCCCGATGGTGCGCAGCAGCGGCGCGGTGCCCCCGCCGAGCACCACGCTCGGGAGCATCGTCCCGGCCGTGTACTGTCCGAGGAGGGCCTGGACGTACTGGTTGATCTGCGCCTGGGAGGTGACTCCGACCCCTGGCCAGGTCACGGCGACCTGCTGGAGCGGCAGGCCGTTGTCCAGGTCGATGTTGTCCACCCCGTAGGGCGCCCCCGAGTTGTAGGTCGCCCCGGAGCCGTTCGCGGCAGAGGTGCCCACGAGCCAGTTCGCCCCGTTCGAGCCCATCGTCGGGCGCGCGTAGTTGATCACGTTCCCGGGGAAGTTGAACGCCTGTACCGGCGGGCTCGCGTTGTACTGACCCAGCGCCGGATAGCCCAGGCGCAGCAGCCACCCGAACGCCCCCATGGGCAGCGGCTGCGGCTCGAACGTGAACTCGAACCCGTCGGCGGTCGCCGTCCCCGTCAGGGCGTCGAGCACCTGCTGCTCGTCGGAGAACGTCCCGTAGTACGAATCACCCCCGGCCTGCAGAGTGTTACTCACGCCGAAGGTGAGAGTGTCGGTTGTCCCAGACTCGCCGCTCATGTACGACAGCCCCGCGATCTGCGCGTTGGGGCCGATCGAGGGGGAGGTGGCGTACTGGACGAGGCTGCGCGCGATGTCGAAGACGTCCGTGTTGGTGAAGCTCAGGCCACCGGTGATCAGCCGGTACTGCAGCAGCCCCTCGATCGTGACCGCGCTGAACGGCAGCTGGTTGTCCAGGATGCTCTCGTGCGGGGTGTCCAGGAGCCAGCCGCCCCACACCGGATAGCCGTCCTGCAGGATCCACAGCACCGCCTTGCGCGGAGTGAGCGCCTGGATGCTGCCCAGATCCAACGCCCGCACCCCCTGCAGCGGCAGGTGGCCCGAGGCGCGCCCGACACCGGAGAGGAGCCTGCTTGCGGAATTCACCACCAGCGGCAGCGAGTCGCCCATCACCTGCCCGGTGAGGATGTTCGTCGTGATGTATCGGTAGGTGCTCACGATGCCGCCGCTTTCACGATGATCCGGCCTTGGTCGAGTGCGAAGTTTCCGGCGCCCTGGTTCTGGATCTGCAGGCTGTAGGTGTAGGTGCCCGCGGCGGGGGTGGGGTCGAACGTGCTGAAACCACCGCCGTTCAACGTGCTGTTGGTGCCCGAGCAGACCGCCACAATGTCGTTGATCAGGGAGGATCCCCGGAAGATGCCTATGGTGCAGCCGGTTCCGTTCCCGGTGGATGAGGTCGAGATGTACTTGAACGAGGCCGTGATCTCCACGTTCGTGTTGCCGTCGACGGTCACGCTGGCGGAGGTGGCGGTGACCCACGTCGCGGAGGTTGCGGTCGCGTTTCCCGGTGTGCTGGCGATGGTGGCGAACGCGGCGACGGACGGCGCGACCATGGCAGTGCCGTTGAAATATTTCAGACGGTTGAGTGATACGTCCAGGACGAAGCCCTTCGGCCCGACCGAGGGGTAGAAGCCGCTGTTGAGCACCGAGACGATGCCCCCGGCCCCGGCGAGGAACGGGCGCTGGTCCGTCAGGCTTCCTGACGTCAGCGTGGTCTGGTTCGCGTTCACGAGGACGTAGCAGAGGGTGAGGCTGTTCGCCGGCAGCGTCGCGGGCGCGGGACTGGCGGCGGCCGTCCCGGTGACGATCTGCACCACCGCAGTGCTCGAGGAACTGCCGAGGTCGGTGATCGTGACCGCCACGGTGTCGATGCGCGGGTTGACCGTGTCCGCAGTGGTGCACGTCAGGGTCGCGGTGCCGTCCAGGGTCGCGCCATATGCCCCGCTGTCCGCCGCGGCACTCCCCTGGATGGCCACGCAGCCGCTCTGGACGGAGACTGACAGGCCCGAGGTGACCGCAGCCTGCAGGGGACTGCCGGCGCCGTCGCGCACGCCGGAGCGCACGGCCAACTGGCTGCTGGAGGAGGCGCCCACGGCCGAGAGCAGCATCGAGTGCTGGGACAGGCGCATGTCCTGGGCTGCGACGGTCAGCCCGTCGCCCCAGACGAACGCGCGCATCGGTGCGCTGGTAGCCATAGGTCACATCCATGCGTCGGAGTAGGTGATGGTCATGGAGCTGCCGGCATAGTCGGCGCCTGCCAGGACGATGGAGCTGGCCCCGGGTGCCAGGCGCCACCAGGCGGAAGAGACGTCCGCAGCGATGGGCTGGCCATTGATGGTGGCGACGCGGTTGAGCAGATCGACGACGAGTTGCTCGGTGGCGCTCAGGGTGAGCCCCGAGAAAGAGATGATCATTCCGCTGGTCTGGTTGTAGAGCGCCGGGCCCGTGATCGGCCCGGTGATCGTCACCAGGGGCCCGGTGCCGAAATTGCCGTTGTTCGTAGCCATGATCGACGCGGATGCGGCCTGCGCGGGCGGCGTGAGGGGCGGCGTGAGGGGCGGTGTGATCCCGAGCATCTGCCCCGCCGCCGTAGCACTCTGCGTGTACACGCTCGTGCCGTACTTGCGCGGGTCCGGCGCGATCAGACCGATCGTGAAGATGACGTCGAGCAGCGTTGGATACGACTCGTGCAGCACCCCAGAACGGCGCACCTGCATCGTCTTGGGTACCGGCTCGTTGTAGACGAACGTCGCCAGCTGGTTCGGCGGCACGCTCGCCTGCAGCAGCGCCCGGGCCGTGTCGCGCAGCGCCTGCGAAGCGGCTGCCGCGTGCACTGTCACCGTGAGCGGGCGCGGCCCGTAGTATTGCGGGGTCGCATACCCGCCGTGGTCCCCGGCGCGCTGCACCACGCCGCCCGAGGTAGGCACCCCGTCCAGACCGGTGACGGACTGCACCATCCACGCAGTGCCGTTCGCATCCACCGAACCCAGCGGCACGCGGTGCGGCCCGTAGGAGAGCGAACCGGTCCAGTACCCGACGTCGGAGGAGCCGGTGGCCGGCCCCACCCCGATGATGATGTTCTCGGTGCCGTACACCGGCGCCGAACCGGCCGTCACGGCAATCGTCCAGGTGGCCACGTACGTGCCCGGCGCGGCGCCGGACGGGATCTGCCACGCATACGCGTAGAGCCCCACCCCGCTGCGGTAGACCTGGCCGCCAGTGGGCACCGACGCCCCGACGTAGAGGAACGGGCCTGCGACATCGCTGGACCCGGTGCCGTAGGTGATGTCCAGCTGGACGCTGGCCGGGTCGATCAGGACGCCGGAGGGCCCATCCTCGTTGTAGACCGCACACGGCAGCGTGACCGGCTGCCCCGGCAGTGCATAGATCGTCACGGGGCGACCCCCACCGCGATGGCGAGCTCGCGGCGCAGCGATGCCGCCTGCTCGGCGTTCGGCAAGCTGCCGTAAAAGTTCTGCGTCACATTCCCCCGAGCGCCGACGCCGGCAAGGATGTCCCGCGTCTGACCGGCGGTGAAGATCTGCATGTCCTGCTTCGGCACGCCGAGTTCCGGGCCTTCCTCGCCGAACATGGCCAGCTGGCCAGCCTGCGCGATGCCGCCGCCAGCGTGCGCCTGCACGCGGCTGCCGCCCGGGGTGAGCACCGCGCCCACGGAGTTCTCGAGCACGTTGACCGTCCCGGTCGAGGAGTCGATGAACTCGAGCAACCCCTTGATCCCCTTGACGGCCTTGGTCGTATCCACGTCGATCGTGATGTCCGCGGGAAGCTTGAAGAGCTCGGCGGCGAGCTGCTGCACCGCGGTCTTGTTGAACCCGGCCTTCTGCGCCGCGGCCTCGAACGCGCGCTCCTCCTGCGCCAGCTTCGCGTTCGCGTCGTCGTACGCCTGGGACGCGCCCTTGGTGTTGATCTCGTTCTGGTAGACCGCCGCAGCCGCCTTGTCCGCGGCCGTCGCGATCCCCGTGAGCACCGTGATGTTCGCGGCGCCCTGGGTGCTGGTGACATCCAGGGACTTCCCGTTCGTCGATACCGCCGTAGTCAGCGACCCGAGCGATGTCGTGAAGGCCGCCTCCGAGCTCAGCAGGTTGTTCGTCGTCCCGGACAGGGCCGTCAGGGCGGTCGAATAGGCGCTCGCCTCACTGCTGGCCTGCGTGTACTGCTCCTCCGCGCCGATCAGCTGGTAGTTGACCTGCTGCTGCGCGGTGCTGAACCCCAGGAGCGCGACGGAGCCCTGCGCGCTGGCCTGGGCCTGGCTCACCATCGACATGTATCCGGCCTGCAGCGTGTGGGTCATCGCGTCCACCTGCGCACGCGCGTCCACCACGGCCATCGTGTAGTAGCTCGTCGCCTGGTTGGTCACGTCGGTGGCCTGCGCTTGGAGCTGCATGTTGACCCCGGCTGCACCGACCGCCGCGCTTACGTACTGCGCGGTGGCCGCCGCCGCCAGCAGCCGGTCGCCGTATTCGACGGTCGCTTGGTTGCTCATCTGCGTCTGCTCGGTCTGGAGCAGCATCTGCGAGCCGAGGGCGGCGACGGACGCGTCATAGATCTGCGTGGACTGCTCCGCGGCCAGCAGGGCGTCTGACTGCGCCTGGTCCTGCCCGATCGCCTGTGCTACGGAGGAGGCGATCGCGTCGAGAGCGGCTTTCTGCTGCTCGAGCTGGTTGACCTGGATGTCTGTGCCGCGCCCGGCTTCGGGCCCCGACTTCGCCGCGCTCTGCATCGCCGCAAGCTTCGCGGTGTATGCGGCCGTGACCTGCTGCTGTACCTGCGCTTCACCCGAGGCGTACTCGATCAGCTGTGCCTGGGAGAGCCCGAGCGTCTTGGAGATGTCAGCGAGGTTCGTCTTGGCGAGCGTCGACTGGATCGTGGCCGCCGTGTTGTCGCCGACCGAGTTCGAGTCCTGCGAGACGGCGGAGGTGAAATCAGCGGCCGAGACGGCGCTGCTGGAGAACATGCCCCCCAGCATCGGCAGGACACTCATTAAGCCGAACGCGGCCATCCCCAACGGCCCGTACATGACCTCCGCAAGGCCACCCATCGAGCCACCCATCGACTCCGCCCCCTTCGCCGCGACGCCCTCAGCCTCGGACACGCCGTTCACCGCAGCACGCGCGGCATTCGCGTTGGCCAGCAGGGAGGTGAACTCCTCCTCGGAGTAGCCGCCCATCGGCGCCGGCGTCATGGTCTGCGGGACGAAGTCGAGATACCGGATGGAGGTGTTGAACGCGATCGCCTCGGCCTGCAGCGAGTCCATCTCGGTGCGGGCCCGGAAGTACATCAGGTCCAGCGCGGCCTGCTGCTCGTCGGTGAGGGCCGTGGTCGCCTCGAGCTGTGCCTGGATCGCGGAGTAGACGGAGATGAACGCCGCGGTCCCCGATTCGGAGGCGAGCTGCACCTGCTCGAGCCACTCGCTCAGGGCGACGCCCGACATGGACGTGAACTCGTCGATGCCGCGCTGCAGGAACGCCTCGTCCGCGTCGAACGCCGCGGCGATCTCCTCGGCCTCCTGCGCGGCGATCGCGTCCACCGCAGCCTTCGCGCGGGCCGCGGGGTCCATGATGACCCCGGCCGTAGACAGTCCCGCCTCGAGCAGGTCCACCCCGGCCAGGGCCGCATTCCCGAACCCGCGGCCCCACGCGGCACCGGCCTCGGTCCCGGCCTCCTGCGCAGGACCCTGCGTCGCCGCAGCGAGGTCCGCACCCACCGCTGCCGCACCCTCGGTGGCCGTCGCCGCCATGCCGGCGTTCAGCGCGTCCCCCGCGGCCATCCCCGCCTGGGTCATCGTCGTCTCGAGAGACGCCTGAACCGCGTCGCCGACCTTCTGCGCGAGGCCGTCCGCGCCCGTCGCGGCCGACTCCCCGATACCCATCGTCAGCGCGTCCCCCGCGGCCGCGCCGGCTTGTACGAGCGCATCCCCGAGAGAGGCCTCGATCCCCGCGGCCACCTTCACCGCAGTGCGTGCCCCGGCTCCGGCGGCACTGCTCGCGATCCCCGCGGCGAGAGCGTCCCCGGCCTCGACTCCGGCCTCCAGCGCCGCGTCCCCGACCTTGGCGCCCAGGGCGCGCCCGAGGAGGGAGCCGAGCAGGCCGGTGGCGCCCGCGGCGTACGCCCCGGCCGCCGCGATCCCACCACGCTCGGCGCTGGCGAACGCGCTGGCGAACGAGTCGCCCGCCTCGTGGCCCATCTGCCCGGCGAGCGCGTCAATCTGCCCGGCGCCCGAGGCGAGCGCCGACTGCAGCTGCCCGAGGAGCTGCTCGCCCGCGCCCGCGTCGCCTTCCCCGAGGCCCTCGCCGAAGGCGCCGGCCAGCTCGGAGCCGGTGGCCGCGATCCGTCCGGCGCTCTCATCGAGAGAGGTGAGCAGGCCGTCCGCGAGCTCGGCCCCCGCGGCGTCGCCCGCGCCGGAGACAGCCTCGATCAGGCCCGCGCCGATGTCGTCGCCGCCGCGCGATGCCGCGGAGGCGAGCTGCTGCACAAGGACGTCGCCCCCCGCGGCGCCGGCCGCGGAGCACGCGGACTGGAGGATCTCGACCAGCTGATCCTCGATACCTGCCTCGTCGACACCGAGGGCGACGTACGCTGTCGCCACGCGGAACCCGGATTCACCCGGCATGCTCTCCTCCTCTCAGCAGGACAGGACGTCGTTCAGGGCGCTGCCCCGGACCGCGTCGCGCGTGGCGGGGATCCAGTCGATGCCGTCGCCCGCGCGCCCTGGGGCCCCGCGGTGCCGCGCTTCCCGGGCGATCGCGCTCTGGACGCAGCCTGGGTAGTGCGAGAGGCGCCGGGCGAGACGGAAGATCCGGTCCGCGGGCTCGGTGTGCATGTCGTCGATGCGGTGGATGGCGGACAGATCGGACTCAATGTCTGCTTCGTGGGCGGCCACCCACAGGATCTGGGCGAGCCGCCGCGTCAGTTTCCCTCCGGCTCCGGGGCGCCGAGCGCGTGGTTGACGGCGTTGCCGACGGCTTCGCGCCACTCCTCGCGCGTCTTCACGGCGGCGAGAAGGGTGTCGAGTCCGTCGGCGCCGAGGAGGCGCTCGAGCAGCTCGAACTCGGCCTCAACGATCTTCTTGCCGGCCTTGACGATGCGCAGGTAGGCGAGGGCGGCGCCGAAGTCGGAGCCGGCAGTCGTCGTCCAGGCGCGGCCCTCCTTCTCGAACAGGACGTGCGCGGCCGGGACGGCGTCCTGCGGCTCCGGTGCCGGCTTCGGCTTCGCCGAGTTGCTCTTGCGGGCGGTGACTGTGGCCATGGCTGGCTGGCCCCTTCCTTACGCGGTCTGGTCGACCCAGTGCACCGGGGACTGGGTCGGGGAGACCCAGTAGGCGGTGAACGTGGTCGAGTAGGTCTTCTGGTTCTTGTTGTCGAACTTGACCTGCGCCTTGGCGGTGGACAGGGCCTTGAACACGTTGATGCGCTCCCGGGCCGGCGCGCCGGTGGCGAGGGTCGGCGCCCAACCGTCGAAAACCAACGACACGTAGGTCGGCTGGAAGGAGGAGACCGTGGTGACGAGGTCGCCGGTGGTGTAGCTGGCGTTCGTGCCGATCGTGAGCAGCCCGTTGAGGACCACGCCGAGGTTGGCGAGGGTGGTCTCGGCCAGCTCCGTCTGGATCTGGACTTTCCGGGCGGTCATCCGGCCGCCGATGGGGTCGGGGATCTGGTCGACGGTGATGTCCTGGATGGTCTGGTCGACCATCAGGGTCACGCCGCCCTTGGTACCCCCGACGTCGGTGAAGCCGGAGGGGGCGCCCGCGGCGACGGTGGCCGCGGAGTCCGCCGGGTAGGTGGTGCCGTACGGGGCGTAGTACAGCGACCCGGGGCCCATCAGGACATTGACTGCGGTGACGGTCACGTCAGCTCACCCCGGGGATCTGCAGCAGTGCGACCTGCGCCGTGGTCACGACGGAGAAGTCGACCCATACGGCGTTGATGCCGGTGGAGGGCTCGTCGTAGGGGGATGGGAACGGGCCGATGCAGTAGATCGTCGATGCGGAGAGCGACACGGTGGGCGCCGTGACGGCCTGGCCGAGCACGAGCGACCCGATGTTCAGGGTGAGCACCGTCGCGGACGCGCCGACCGAGACGTAGAGGATTTCCCGGCCGGTGTTCGACCACGACACCCCCGTGAAGCCGGTCATGGCCTGCAGCGCCGGGGTGACGCCCGCGACCGAAAGCGGCTGGATCGACGGCTGGAGGTTGAGGCGGTTGGTCATCTACTTGCCCTTCTTCTTCGATCCGGTGTGGTGGAAGCCCTTCGCGTTGATCGCGAACTGGGCTTTCTTGCGCAGCCCGGGATCCTTGGACTTGGCCGCGGCGGCGAGCTTCGCGGCCGGGATGGGCTCGCCCTGCGGCACGCCGAGCGCGGTGTGCAGGGACCCCTCCTTCAACTTCGCGATCTTGATCGGCTTCTGGGCGGCCGACTTCTTACTTGCCGCCATCGGGAACCGCCTCCTTCGACCCCGGCGCGACCACCACCGCGGGAGCCGGGGCCGGCGCGGTGGGCGCCGGGCCGTCCCACGCCTTCGGGTCGAGGAGGAGCCCTTCGCGCTCGAGCTGCGCGGCCTCCTGCTCGCCGACGTCCTGAAGCGTGTCGGGCTGGAAAACGGTGCGAACTTGGGGCATCAGGAGGCCTCCGGGATCCACGAGAACTGCATGTCGAAGGAGAAGTGCGCGTAGCTGGCGATGTCGCCGAGGATCTCCCGGGGCTCTGTGAGCAGCACCGCGGCCTGCACCGAGGCGTGCGCGTAGCCCGCGGTCGGCATCGCCACCTGCCGCGCGGCCCCCGTGTACTGGACGGTGCGCGCCGCGGCCTTGATCTGCTCGGCAAGCTGCGCGGTGCGCGCCCACGGCGGCTTGTTCGAGACGTTCGGCGCGCCCCCCGCCACCGGCAGCGTCAGGTTCACGCCCCAGCAGTGGATCGAGAGGACCGGATTGTTCAGCGGCACATACGAGTCGGGCGTCCCACCGACCACGGGACCGACCTCGACGAACCCGGTCTGGTACCACTTCGTCGGGTCCTGCGGCAGCGCCGTGCCGACCATCGCCGCGGTGAAGCCCGGGACGGCCGCGGACAGCCAGCCGCAGGCAACCAGGCGCGCGGTGGGCAGCAGGAGCGTCGTCACTTCGCCCCCGCCTGGATGTCGTCGGCGCTCGGGTGCTCGTCCGGGTGATGCTTGCGGCATACGGTGAACGCCGTGCCCTGCACCGGGTGGCGCCCCAGGCGCGGGCAGCGGCGCACGTGGCAGTTGTGGCGGCGCAACACCACCAGCGGCACAGCGAGGATCGAGGCGTCACCGCCGATGCCGGACCAGAAGCCGTATACGGGCCCGGACAGGTTGTCGAGGCCGAGGAGGTGCGCGAGGGCGTTCATCAGCGCTCCCGGTAGAGCGCGGGGCGCATGTACGACTGCTCCGGCGTGTTGCCGTGGCGAGCGTGGGCGTCTACGACGCGCCCGGTGTGCGTCTCGTACTCCCGGACCCACTCTTCGCCGTGGAACCCGAGCTCGGTCGCGGCGGCGTAGGGGACGGGGCCGTCGTCGTCGGGGAAGGAGCCGATCTGCAGCTCCGGGCCGTCGCCGGTCTCGAGGACCTGGTAGGCCTCGGAGTCGCGCAGGCGACCGGTCTGGACGGGGGTGGCGGCTTGCATGTCGGCGAGGATCGCGGGGCCGAACTGCTCCTCGAGCATGACGGCCTCGGCAGCGCGCAGCTGCTCGAGCCAGTCGGGCTCCATGACGACGGATACGCCGGCCATTGCCTCGCCGCCCCTCTCCGGGCACGGTCACGGGGGTCGGCTTTCCGCCCGTTTCCGGGGCGGTGGCTGGCGCCGATTGGTACGGGATCAGTGTAGGGGTGGATCGAACGTTTGTGCGAGTGTGCGAGCCTAGGCGATCGGGACGCCGACTCCCGGGCCCGCGACGGAGTTCTGCGGCGCGGAGAGCACGACCGGCCCGGTACCGCCCGGGGCGACGAACGTGATCGAGTACGGGGCGATCTGGTGCCCCGTCGAGTCGTACAGCAGCACCGCGGCCACGTACTGGAGGCCCGCGATCCCCGCGAGCGCCGGGCAGTCCGTCGCGATCACGCTGGTGCTGATCGAGCCCGTGTCGTCGAGCGGCACGACCTGGCGCTGCGGCATCACCGCGGTGTTGGTCGCGAAGTCGCTGTAGCGCAGCGGGATCAGCGGCGTGATGACCACGCGGGAGACGAGCCCGGAGTTGACCGGCGGGTAGGCCGCCTGCAGGGTGGCGTCGAGCCACGTGCCGATGACGGCGACAGAGGTCAGATCGGTGACGGCCATCAGTCCAGAACCCAACTGTTCGTGGTGGGGGCGACGGTACAGTCGACCTCGATCCAACCGCCCGGGGGCACGCGCCAGGAGGAGAGCGGCAGCGCACCGGCAGACTGGGTGTAGACGCTGGTCATCGCCGGTGCGCTCGAGCCGCCCATGTAGGCGCCCTGCTTCACCGCGGTGACGGTGCCCCCGGCGAGCGTGACCGTGGCCCATCTCCAGTGCGGGTTCTGCACCGGTGTCGTCCCCGTGGGCAACGCGGCAGCGGTGACGGGCCCCGGCTTCTGCTGGCCGTCGATGACCTCGAGTCCCGTCGTCGGGATCGAGATGCTCGCCGCCGTGTACAGGCCGGTGAACTTGATGCGGCCCAGCAGGCACTGCATGCCGCCGTTGCCGTCGTCGCGCGCCGTGGGCGCCGCGCTCTCCGTGTCCATCTGGGGGATGTCGACCATGGGGCCGATTCCGGCCGCGGCGGGGGTGGGCGGGGTGACGAGCAGCTCGATCAGCGAGTAGGGGCCGCCGCTCGCCGGGACGACGATGTTGCTGACCGCGTTGCCCTCGAGGACCTGGTAGTACGTGTTCGCCGGGGTGATCTCGCTGTTGCCGGTGAGGGTCGCGGACCAGGCGCCGTCCTGGGCGGTGGTCACGGAGGTGGCGGAGATGATGTCCGCGTCGGCGAGGTATCCGGGCACGCCCGGGGTGCCGGTCATGAGGGTGATGCGGACGGCGATGTTCGCCAGGGCGTTGCTGCCCGCGTCGGTCGCCGCGCTCTGGACGATCGGCACCGCTCACCTCCGGTCGAAGGGTGGCCGCCCCCACCGAGGGGGTTACGGAGGCGGCCGGTCTCGGGTCAGGCGCTGGCGGGGGTCTCAGACGCCGTGGTGGTGGAAGAGGTGTCGGAGCTCGGCGCCGAGCCCTGAGTGGTGCTCGGCGCCACCGTGGGGTCCGGCGTCGGCACCGCGGCCGGGTCGGCCGGCGCGGCCGGGGACACGACCGGCGTCGGCTGGCCGGTCGCCGGGTCCGGCAGGCCGAACGCGGCCCGCAGCTTCGCCAGGTGCGACTCGCCCCACGAGATCATCGCCGTGGCGACCTCGTCGATGTGCTGGTGCGCGGCCGCGGTGATGCCGGGCAGCGCGGTGCGGAACGCGTCGAGGTCCGCCGAGGCCTCGTCGTGGACCTCCTGCGCCGCAGCGGCCAGGTCCTTGGTCACGGTGCCCGCCAGGGCGCCGAAGTCGATCGACATGTGTCCTCCAGGGACGTCGTGGATTCGTTTCATCGTACGCGTGTTCGAACGGTGTGCGAGGGAACGGTGCGGGTCTCGAACTTCCTTCGGCCGACGGCACGCTCGGCGTACGCCTGCACCGATTTCGGCAGCTGCCCGGCGCGCCCGTCGCGCAGGATCCGCTCCGCCGCGCGCAGCCGTGCAGCCTGCGACTCGGAGGGCAGCGAGAATCCTCGGGCGATCGAGCGCAGCGCCTCGTGCTTGAGCCGCTCGGGCCACGACATCCCCCCGACTGCGGAGCCGTTCCACACCTGCGCGATGCACCGGCAGTGCGGGTGGCGCGGCGGCCCGATCAGCGGCATCCCCGGCGGCCACACGCTGGGGGGCGTCGTGGCGCCGAACGTCGCGAACTCGTCGAACGACTCACCCTTCATCGGGTCGACCACATCGCCCGAGAGCGCGAGGCACACCACGCATGCGTCGCGCTCGGGGACCCACACGAGCTTCTGGCCGGTGGCCTGCGCGATACGGGCCGCGGCCCGGTTGCCGGCGTCGTTGACGGCCCACTCGGCGCCGGTGGCGACGGAGCCGATCGCCTGCTGCGCGACGTTCAACGCGGTCGCGGCCGCCGTGAGGTCGCTGGAGCGCTGAAGCATCTTCGCCGACCGGTCGACCTTCACGCGCGCGGACGCCGTCGCCGAACGCACCGCCTGCGTAACCTCGCGCGGCGCGGCGGCGACCGGGACGAACGGGTTGCCGGGCCCGAGGGTGAAGACGGCGGTGGCGTCCATCGCGGCCCGCGCCTGGGCGAGGATCGGGGGCAGCAGCTCCCGCTCGGAGAGCAGCGGCAGCATCTCGGCCTCGAGCTGTATGGCGAGCTGCTTGGCGGCCGCGGCCTTCGCCTGGTCGCTGCGGGCCATCAGGAGCCGGCCGGTGACCTCCCGCTGGAGCTGCGCGAGGGCGATGACGAGGCGGAGGGTCGCGGCGCGCACCGCGGCCTGCTCGATCGCGAGCAGGACCTGCGCGTGCCGGTCGGTCGCGTCCCGCTGGTCCTGCGCGGTGGCCATCAGGTGCCGTCGGTGCGGAACATCGCGACCTGCACGTCCGCCGGCAGCCCGTAGGACGGCAGTGTCCGCACGGAGGTGACGGTGTAGGACTCGAGGGTCTGCTGGTCGGTGATGACGTCCTGGTTCTGGACGTCCGTGCCGAACGGCAGGATGCACTCGTAGTTCGAGGCCTGGACGGGCCGGCCGCTGGAGGGGTCGAGGGACACGCCGGTGCTGTAGACGATGATCGCGGGGACGTCGGTGTAGAGCGGCGTCGGGGTGTCGATCGGGTCGCCGTACTCGTCGGCGCTGGTGCCGCGGCTGATGGTGACCGCCGTCGTCGGGGGCATCAGCATCCGCTCACCACCCGCTGTACGGCGCCGTCGGGACGACTCCGGCCAGCTGCAGGATCTCCAGCGCGCCCGGGCCCAGGGGCGCCAGCGCGAGGCCTGCGGTGCCCTTCGCCCGGTTGAACGAGAGGCTGCCGACCTTCACCACGTCCATCCGCGCCTTCGCCCCCGAGTCATCGTCGAGGTCCCGCATGAACATCGCCTGCTCGCAGGTGGCCTGCATGAACGTGTCGATCAGCGCGGCGTCCGCCGGGTAGCCCTGCGGGTCCGTCGGGTAGGTCGCGGCGATCGCGCCGCGGTCGATGCACCTCGAGGCGCGGCGCAGCAAGATGGTGACGCGCGCGGGCAGCGTGTAGGTGTCGCCGGTCGCGGCCTGGTAGTCCGCGACCGTCGCGTACACGCGCACCACGCTCATCGGCTACCGCTTCCGGTTGGCACGGGGGACCTGGGGGGTGGCGTCGTCGGGTGCGTCGCCAGCCACGGCTACACCCGGCGACGCCACGACCGTGGTCGGCTCGCTCTCGTCGTCGTCCTCATCGTCGTCGCCGAGCTCGGCCAACTGCGCGAGCAGCCGCTCGCGCTTCGCCTTCTTCGACTCCTTCAGGTCCGCGCCCGCCAGCGCCTCCTCCTGCTCCGGGGAGAGGATCAGGGAGCGCACCGACTCCGGCGCGGGGGGCGGGCACGGCTGGAGCATCCCCTTCTTGACCTGGTTCGCCAGGTCCTCGTGCAGCGGGAGCGTGAAGCCGTGGACGCCGCCGGTGTCGCGGTGCCGGTACCAGGTGAGCTCGGCCATGAAGGGGGTCCTCTCGGAAGGGGGTCAGCCGCGCGGGCCGGCCGGGTAGTAGGAGCCGACGTACCCGTACACCGTGGTGGTGCCGAGGGTGCCGGTGAAGTTGAGCAGGACCGAGCCGTCGGGCTGCAGGAATCGGCCCGAGGTGAGCGGGCCGACGAAGTAGGTTGCGGCCGTGTTGATGTTCAGCGGGAAGTCGCCGGAGTTCGCGGCCGGGGTGAACGGGGCCTCGTTCGGGACGTCCGTGGTCGGCTGGGACGCCTTGACCACGACCGTGAAGTTGGTGCCCGCGGCGGAGGTGACGAAGAAGAGGCGCAGCTTCTCCGGCAGGAACCCGGGCTGCCCGTAAGGGGCGGCGACGGTGCCGGTGAAGAACGACGCGGGGATGCGGATGCCCCCGGAGACGTCCCCGGACAGGATCGTGTACGGGGTGGGCGGGGTGGTGTTGCCGTTGTTGTTCTCGACGGCGAACGCGGCAGCGGAGATGGCCATGGTCAGATTCCCGTCGGACGCTCGACGTAGGCCACAGCAAGGGCCTCGGGCCTGGTGAGTTTGGCGCCGTAGACGTGCAGGCCTCGGACGAGGTCGCCGAAGTCGGTCTGCGCGCGCAGGGCCTCGTTCTCGGCGACCTGGTCGCCGAAGGTGATCGCGGAGTTGTGGCCGGCCTGGATGGCCCACACCCCGGTTCCGGGGCCGCCGGCGACGGTCTGCACCGTGTTGTTGGACTCGAGGATGACGAAGCCCGCCGCGCGGCCGACCGCGCCGTTCTCGAAGACGACGCCTTCCGCGCCGTTGGTGCCGGGGAAGGCGATGAACGCCTGTGTCTGGGCGAGCAGGCCCGTCGCCCATGGCGGCAACACCACGTAGCGTCCCTGCTTCGGGACGTTGTTCTGCGAGAGCAGCACGCCGAGGGGGATGAGGACCTTCAGGTACAGGTCGGCGACGGCGCTCGAGGAGTAGACGCCCGGGGTGAGCGGGGCGCCGGAGGAGCCGAGCACGTTCGCCGGGGCCACGCCGGTGTACATGGCGGCGATGAACTGGTCCATCTGGTCGGCGAGCTTGTAGTTCGCGCGGTCCTCGAAGAACCCCTGGAAGTCGCCCATCTGCTGGCGCCGGTCGACGTCGTTGATGATCGTCGCCCAGTACTTGGCCTGGTCGATCTGGAGGGACTGGCCGGCGTCGAGGATCTGCTGGTAGTTGAGGCCAGCATTGATCACGTAGTTGGAGATGACGGGGTCGCCCATGGACGTGATGTGCAGGACGTCGCCGAGCCGGGCGATCTCGCCCTCGTAGTCCCGGTTGATCACGTACTGGGAGCCGAAGACGAGGGTCTTCTCCAGGGCCGCGAGCAGGACCTTCGACCATACTTGCGGCTTGTAGTGCAGAACAGTCATCTGCTCGCCTTCACGGACGGGGGGTGACAAGGGATGCCGTTTCGGCGATCCCGCGTCGTCCCGTTCCGGGGCGGCAGGCGGGTCCTACGGTGGTGCGGTCAGCTACCGAGGTAGCTCTTGAGCAGGCCGTCCCTGTGCGCCTTGGCGACCTGCGCCGGCGTCATCCGGTCGACGTCCGCGGCGGTGAGCTGGCGTGCGGTGCCCGGTGCGGCGTCGAATCCGCCGGCTGTCGAGGCCTGCGGGGGTGCCGGTGCGGCCGGTGCGGGGGCTGCGGTGGCGTAGCGCGGGTTGGCGGCGACCGCGGCCTTCACGGCCTCGGCCAGCGCGCCCGTGTCTGACGGGTCGATCTTCTCCAGCGCGGCCAGGAACGCCCGGGAGTCGAGCAGCGCGGCCGGGTCGGCTCCCGCGGCGTGCGCGGCGAGGAGTACCGCGCGCTCACGGGCGAGCATCGCCTTCTCGACCTTCGCCGCGGCCAGTTCGCGGGCGATGGCCTCAGGGTCGGCTTTGGTGTCGACGGGCAGTCCGAGCTCGGCCGCGATCTTCCTGATCGCGGCGTCGCGCTTGGCCCCGTCCTCGGCGGACTGGGCGTTGGCCTTCGCCTTGCCTTCCCAGTCGCGGGCGTGGCCCTTCCACTTGTCGCGGTCGGTCTGGAGCGCGGCGAGCTGTGCGGCGAGGTCCGTTTCGGGCGTCGCCGTGGGCACCGGCGCTGGCGGAGCGCCCGGGTCGGTGGTGGCTGGGTCGGTCACGTTCTTCTCCCGTTGCGGGGGTAGGCGCCAGGTCGCCGTTGCGGCGGCCGGCTGCCGTGATTATCGCACACACGTTCGATTCGAGGCAGTCGCCGGTCAGTAGCCGGGTGCGGCGTCCATCTGCGCGTCCGGATACGTCGAGTAGCCCGGGGACGCGTCGAGCACCTCCGGCGACGCGGCCGTCTTGCCGCCGGCCATGGGTGAGATGTTCGACCCGATGCCCTGCGAGCAGTCGTACGGCCCGGCGTGCCCGGGGACGTTGGAGGGGACGTGCTTGCCTGCGGCCGGCTGGCCGCCGTGGCGCATCGGCGTCGGCTGCTGGCGTACCTGAGACTTGCCCGGCACGGTGACAGGCTGCTTCGGAGCCGCGGCCGCCTTCGGGGCGCCCTTCTTGGGTGCGGTCATATCGAGAGCTCCCTACTCGGGTCGGACGCGACGGACGTGTCCGAGGTGATCTGGACGTCTCCTGCGATCTCGTCGATCTCCTGGCCGATCGTGGCCTCGGAGTCCTGCGGGCCCTGGAGCATGACGCGGGCGCGCCCGAGGATGTCGAACGCGGCCTCGTCGCGGATCCGGTCGAGCTCCTCGGTGACCTGGTCGTCCGTCCAGTCCGGGTGCAGCAGCTGGATCATGGTCTGCTTGGACGCGGCCTGCGCGGTGTTCATCGCGACGATGGTGGTCGAGGTCTCGGAGAGGGACGGCAGGATCATCTCCGGCCACATGATCAGCGGCCGGGCCGGGGTGATCGGCCGCTTGAACACGGACTTCTCGATCCACTGCAGCGAGTAGAGGGCGTCGCGCAGGCCGGGGCGCCAGTACTGCTGCTTGCGCTTCCCGGTCATCAGGGTGCGCCGGTCGCGGTCCTCGACCTCGGTCGCGGTCATCGCCACGTTCGTCGACTCCCCGAAGATCTGCCCGGAGTACCCGGCGGAGCGCAGGGTGTCGCCGAGGATCTGCTTCATCGTGCTCTGATGGTCTTCCCAGCGGATCGCGAACTGGTTCGCGGTGATCGCACTGTCCGCGGTGCCCGACAGCATCTTGAGCGGCACGAACACCTCCTTCTCGATGTCCGCGAGCGCGCCCTTCCCGGGCCCGAGGTCGTTGAGGTAGTCCGGGGGTACCATCAGGCGCATCTTGCCGAGCCGGATATCGCGCATCCAGCTCGAGAAAGTTTCGTCGAGGGAGTCCATCAGCCCCTCGATCCCGGCGAAATCGGACCGGCCGAGAGCGGCGGCGTGCCCGAGGTGGCGCCAGTACCGGTTCGGGCGCATGTTCGGGATGTAGGTGACCGTGGATGCGTCCGGGGCGATGTCCGGGAAGCGGATCGCGTTGTCCGAGTCGAGCGTCGCGAACAGCGGCTGCAGGTCCGGGTAGTCGCGCAGTCCGACGACGGACCCGAGGGTCTGCTGGTCGCCGACGTACACGGAGTGGTAGACGCTGTTGGTGCGGATGTCGTGGTGCTCGAGGTGGCGGTGGACCTCGTCGCCGTCGTCGACCAGGACGCGCCAGAACGTCACCTCGGTCAGTTTCCCGGCGCGGAACACCGGGACGGCGGCGTCGGCGTGCACGAGCTCGATCCACGGCCGGTCCGACAGGGCCTGGTCGTAGACGGTGCGCAGGTACAGGCCGCCGAGGCCGGCGCACAGGTCCGCTCCCTCGTGGAGGGTCGAGTGCAGGTCGTCGTCGAACCGCTCCTCACACCAGTCCGCGACCGCGGTGTCGCCGTCTTCGGCCTCGAACTTCGGGCGTTTGGCGAACAGCAGGTCGGCGGACATGGTGGTGATGTCGGTGGCGAGCGGTATGTGGACCTTGGTGCGCTTCTCGCCAGCCGAGGGTGTGGTGCCCCAGAACGTGCGGTCGACGGAGCCGAGGAGGCCGCCGCGGTAGGAGCCGGGGCGCGGTTGGCGGATGGACTGTTCGCCGGTGGTGCGGAAGAAGTTCCTGCCGACCTGGCTGTTGGCACCGAGGTTCTGGTAGGCCCAGGCGAGTTGGTCGGGTTTGCCGGAGTACCAGGCGGACCATAGGCGCTGGTCGTGGGCGACGGGGTCCCAGTGCCAGGGTGGCCATGGCTGGTCTGCTGCGTCTGGTCCGGGGAGTGCCACGGGGTGCCCTTTCGGCGGGGAAGCGGCGGTGTGGTTGCCGTTTCGGCGCCGTGCGGGCCCTTTGCGGGTGGTCGCAGGGTGGTGCTGGTCAGCAGGTTACTGCTTGGTGGGTCCGTTGACGCCCTGGAACTGCAGGCGCGTGTCGGTGAGGTACTTAGGCTCGTCGAGGAACCGCGTCTTCGTGGCCGGCCGCCCTGAGTCGTCGAGCGCGGTCGCGAGCTCGGCTTCGGTGACGGTGACCTCGAAGGCAGCGCTGTCGCGCAGGGCTCCGGTCACGATGGGCGCTGCCTCCACCATCCGAGCGACGAGCGCCTGCTCCAGCGCCTTCCCCCATATCTCGGGCTTGTAGAACAACCCATGCCGAGGTTCCGCGTCCGGGTCGCGCGGGGGCGGTGGCACGTACTGCGGCCACGTGACGACCGCGTGATGGTCGCCGTCGTGGCCCTTCGGCAGGTCGCATTCGACGGTGAGCCCTTCGTAGGGGTCGCCTTCGAGGTCGCCGCAGAGCTCGGGCTCAGCCACGACGCGGCCTCTTCCCACGGTGGATGAGCACCACGAGCATCCCCGTCCACCAGCACAGCGTGAAGCCGCACAAGCCGTGTCCGGGATTCCAGGCGCGGCCGATCGGCAGCCAGCGGCGTTGCGTCGGCTTGACGCGGATCACCTCGAGGTACATGTTAGGCCGCTGCTGTGATGGCGCGCTGCCCGGTGGTCAGTTCCGCGTCCTCGACGATCTCAGCGTCCACCACGTCATCGGTGGGGTGTGCCGCGTCCCATGCCGCCAGGTCGTCCCCGAAGCGCTTGATCTCCTCGACGACGCTCATGGGCACGTCGGTACAAACGATGTGGGTGAACGCGAGCGGTGAGCGCCACGTCGTGAGCGTCATATGGGTGGGGATGGCCGCGAGCTCTACCTCGCCGATCTCGATCTGCTGCTCGCCTGTGCGTGCGATCAGGATGCCGATGATCTGCTGGAGCGCTTGGATGCGCTCGTAGGGATCGGGTGCGTTGAGGAGGCTGGCCACGTCACCCGCCACCCATCTGTGGGGGTGTGTTGCCGTTGCCGAGGATGATGCCGCTCGCCGTGCGCCCCGGGATCACCGGCCCGTTCTGCAGCTGCAGATGGCAGCGTGCGAGGGAGCGGCCTTCGACCACGAACTCGGCCGGAGTGATGGCCGGAAGCAGCTCGCCGGGGATGCCCTGCTGCTCGGCCTGGATCCGCTGGAGCACGCAGCCGAAGCAGGAGAGGCCCGCGACACCCGGTTCGGCGGTGACGGCCGCGCCCATGGAGTCGACGAACGCGCGGATCTGGTCGAGCGACGCGGCGAGCGTGACGTAGGGGCGTTCGCTGGTGGAGGCGGCGGTGACGGCGTTGCGCAGCGCGGTGGAGATCTCGGCGAGCGCGCCGGTGAACTCGGCCGGGGTCGTCACGAGCGCTCCACCTCCCGCGCACTGACCTGGCCGCCCCGTTCGATCGCTTCCACCAGATGGGAGCGGATCATCAGGACGGTGCCCTCGACGTCGTCGAAGATGTAGCAGCCTTCTGACTCGCGGAAGGCCGCCGCCTCGACGGTGCGGCACTCGCGACCGAGGGTCTGCGGCTCGGAGAGGGTGCCGTCAGGCATCAGCCACGGCTTCGGGGGCGCGAGGTCGATGCGGTACCGGTAGACCGGGATGCGCGCAGTGGACATGATTCGAACCTTTGTTCGGGTGGCTGGTGGATTCACGATACCGCCGCGAGCGGACGGCGCAGAGTGCCTTCCCACGCGTTCCTGGTCGTGTACAGGCCGTACCTGAGGGCGTCCGCGCCGTGGTCGTTGACCTTCAGCGGCTTGTCCTCGCCGAGCTTCTGCGCGGCCGCGTCCCACGAGTAGCCGGCCAGCTCCCCGATCAGGTGCGGGCACGCGCGGGAGATCCGCAGCTGGTCGTTGGACAGCAGCGTCGCCACCGTGCGGATCCCGTCGAGCACGTCGTTGAGCGCGGCCCACGACGCCATCCCGTCGCGCTGCAGCTGCGCCCGGAACGAGGCCGCGGAGGGGTCGACGACGATGTACTCGACTTCTGGGCCCGTGTACTCGGTGCCGGGGATGGGGATCGTCGGCAGCCATGCGCGCAGGGCGGCGGAGTACTCGGCGTCGGTCATCTGCCGGTGCGCGGTCCTCGAGTCGTGCCGGTACTCGGCGAGGACGTACAGGCGCTTGTCGACGCCGACGCCGAGCAGGACGGCGTGGCAGGGGTTGCTGGTGCCGTAGTCGACGCCGACGCACAGCCAGCGTTCGATGAACGGCAGATCCTGCGGCTCGAGGGTGTGGACGTCGAGGTCGAACATGTCGTAGATCGCGCCCTCCGCCAGGACCCACAGGCCGTCTACGAACCGTTTGCGCCACAGGCCCGTGTATTGGCGGCGCAGGTAGGCGACGTAGGAGGGGTCGAGGAAGGGGTTGTCGTCGAGGGTGAAATGCCAGGATCGGATGTCGGGGTCTGGGCGGTCGAGCCAGTCGCGTTTGAGCCAGTGGTTCGGGCCGTCCGGATTCGTGGTCGCGTACAACTTCGCGCCGCGCACGGACATGCGGGCCACGAGCTGCTGGAACGTGCTCTCGGGCAAGATCGTCGCTTCGTCGACGAGCGCGCCGGCCACCGTCATGCCACGGACTTTCGCCTCGGACTGGATGTCGTTGGCACCGAGGACGTGGACCTGGCGCCCGAGGATGGTGGCGGAGTTGGCGCCGTCGGTGTAGGCGACGGTCTTGGCCAGCGCCCCGTAGAGCAGAGGGTCTTTCAGGACGTTGATGACGTTGCGGGCGATGGTTTCTTTGGTGCGGCCCATCATGACGAGTTCGCCGGAGGGCGGGGCGTGGCGGATGTGGTTGAACCAGGAGAAGTTCGCGCCCACGGATTTGCCGGAGCGGACGGCGCCTTCCCAGATGTTGATCCGCGCGCTGGCCTCGTCGATCGAGAGGGTCTGCTTGTCGGACAGGCCGCTCACGTAGTGTCGCGGATCTCGGCCGCGCGTTCGGCGACGGCGTCCATGAACCCGTCGAGGACCGAGACGGCGTCGGACAGGCCGCCGTCGGAGTCCTGCGCGACCAGGCGCAGGTGCGTCGCCATGAGGGACGAGAGGGCGCCGGAGAACTGGCGCATCTCCCCGGCCGGCGGGAGGGGGTGGGTGCGATGCCGGTATTCGCCGTCCTTGCCGAACCAGCCGAAGCTCAAGTATTCGCTGCCCATCCGGTCGGCTAGTTGGTCGACGATGGTCAGGAGGCGCTCGCTGATCGCGGCCCGGCGTGCCGCGGCGTCCAGCTGGTGGGCTTGGACGGCCGCGGCCGTCTGTGTGCGCTCGAACGAGCCGGGGCGCGCGTATTTGTGCACAGTGGAGGGGGAAACGTGCAGTTCGCGGGCGATCGAGGAGAGGGATCGGCCGTCAGCGGCGAGGTGCCGGATGGTCTCGATCTTCTTCGCGCTGAGCGCGCTGGGCATCCGGCCTCCCGTGCGTCCAGGCTGGCGAAGGTTCGAACATTTGATCGATTCTACGTCGTGGCGGTTGTCGGTGGCTGCCGTTGTCGGGGGCTTTCTGGCGTCTGACTGGCTGCGGTGGACGCTGGCGGTGTGTGCGCGCCGTGGCGGCCTGTCTCCGGGCCGTCCTGGGGGTGTGGTGGCGGATCGGCGGTGAGCGTGTCGCCGTCGAGCGCATGGAGGACTTGCGCGATGGTCCAGTTGGTGTTGTCGAGCTGGTTGATCGCGGCCTGGTGCCAGTCCTCGGCGACAGCGCGGACGGCCGTCAGCGTGCTGCGTGCCTCGTCGAGTTCGTGGAGCACCTCGCGCAGGTCGGCGTGCGTGAGTTCGAGCCACGACGGCCCTTCGAGCCCGAGCCGGGGTTGGGTGACGATGGGGATGGCGAGCAGTTCCGGCTTGTCCCAGCGCTCTGCCCACTGTTCGCGGATGTCGAGGTATGCGGTGATGCGGTCTGCGGCGGTGGTCACCGGCCACCGGCCCGGGTGAGGTTGCCGATGTGCTCGACGGCGAGGCCGAGTTTCGCCTTCAGGTCGTCGATCTCCTTGAGGGCGCTGTTGAGCCGCAGTTTCGTGTGGCTGAGTTCTCCGAGCTGGCGCCCGACGATGCGTGTCGCGTCGGCGAGTTCGCGGTTGAGCCGCTCGACTTCGGCGACGTTGGCGCGATACCGCTCGGAGACGATCGCGAGGGCTTCGGTGTCGTCTTGGATCCGCTTGTTGAGCCGGCCGATCTCGTCGAGCAGCTCGGCGCGCTGGACGAGCAGTTCGACGCGGGTAACGGTCCAGGGGTCTGTCGCGTGAATCTCGGCGATCCGCTGCCCGCTGATCGGCGCGGTCACGACGCACCACCAGCGGCGGCAAGGCGCGCGATCCGCTGGTACTTCTCGGGAGTGGTGTGGCCATCCCAGATGGTGGAGTCGTCGCGTTCGACGTGCTCGAACAGGCTCAGGTCGTTCTCGCCGACGTGCCACGAGCACTGGCCGGTGGGGAGCTCGACGTAGACGACGACCCAGCCGGGCTCGCTGGCGTCGCCGTAGTTCCAGGTCGACGGGTAGAGCGCGGCGAGCAGCGCGACGAGGTGGGCGCGCTCGCGGTAGGCGCCGTTCGTGGCGTTGATCTGCTGGCCGAGCTCGTCATAGGCGGTCTCCCACTCCCCGTACCAGTATTCGATCTGCTGGTCGGGGGTCTTGATGTCGTGGGGTTCGAGGGCGAGTCGGTCGGCGTGGTCGGTCACGGCTGATTCCTGTCGGTGTCGGGGGTGGTTCGCGGGTCGCTGACGAGCCAGTATCCGCGCAGCCCTCGGTGGTTGTTGTGGCTGATCTTCAGGCCGAAGACGACCTCGGTGGCGGGATCGTCGGCGCAGGTGACGACGGTGCAGTAGGCGTGCCGGGTGTCCGTGCGCTCGATGCGGATGGTGCGGCCCTTGTTGCCGGTGTGGGTGTCGGCCCAGATCTGGCCGCGGCGGACGCCGTCGGGGGCGTTCATGCCCGGTTCCCGCCGTTGGTGTCGTGCTCGGCCAGCCATGCGCGCGCTTCGGCGGTGCCGCACTTGCCGGGCTCGCTGCCAGCGGTGAAGTGCGCCTGGCAGTCGCCGCGGTAGAACACGCAGTCGTCGTCCTGGTGGTCGACGAGGCGGCGCAGGTGCGTGAACGCCTCGACGAGGTCGCCCGGCCGCACCCGGAAGGTGCCGTCTTCGGCGCGCTCGATCCAGTCGCCCGGGTTGGCGGTAGCGGTGCCCATGGGGGTCTTGATGAGCATGATGGGGGTCGCGTACATGAGCATGACGGGGGTCGTGTACATCACCTCGTTGGCGAGGGCGTAGGTGTCGCCGCAGGCCTTCATCCACGCGAGGATCTCGAAATAGTCCTCGACGGTGCTGAACTGCATGGCGCCGGTCTGGCCGGTCATGCGCTGCTCCTGTCGGTGGTCGGTGGTCGGTGGTCGGTGGTGTCGGTGCGGCCGGGGTCAGCCGGCGGCGCGGGCGTTGTCGCGTTCGATGAACGCGGGGTCGTCGAGCCGCCTGAGCCACGCGGCTTTCGTGCGGACGGCGGTGACAGAGCGGCCGAACTCTGCCGCGGCCCGCTCCCACCGCTCCCGGGTCAGCGGGCCGGCCGTCGCCTCCTTGAGCCGCGCAATCTCCTCGGGCGTCCAGACGCGGCCCTGCTGCGGGTGGTGCGCGCGCCGCTGCCTCAGCCACTCCGCGAACGTCGGGCGGTCCACGAACCAGGCGTGAGTGCGGTAGTAGCAGCGCTCGAGCCGGAACACCTCCTCGTCGCCGACGAGGAACACGACCGCGTCCGGCAACTGCGCGACCGTGTCGGCGCGCAGGATCAGCTCGCCCTCGGTCAGCGCTGGCTGGCTGGTCTGGGCCGTGTCGGTCAGGCGCACGCGCACCCAACTGCGGGTGCCGGCCTCGGCGGCCCGGGGCTTAGGAGCCATCGGTCTCTCCCTCGGGGGTCGGGACCTGCGGGGCGACCCAGGGGCGCCCGGCTGCGGCGAGGCGCACCAGGAGAGCGATGGCGTCGTTCAGCTCGTGCTGGGTCTCCGCCTCGGGTCGGGTCTCGTCGATGATGCGGGTGACGAACGCCTGCCAGATGCTGAAACGCAGCTCCTCGTCGTCGTTGAGAGTGGCGGTCAGAAATCGGCTGACGAACGCGGCCGCGGGGTCGGTGTCGATCGGCACCGGCCGGGGCGGCTCCCCGGCGGTGATGATCGGGGTCCAGGTCGCGCCAGGCTTCGCCTCGTACTGCACGGCGGCGAGCGCGAGGTGCGCGAACACTGCGGTGGCGGCGTAGACCTCCGGTTCGCTCAGCTCGCCCAGGCCGCGGATCGCTGCTGTGGCGCGGTCCTGATCGCCTTCGGCGGTGGCGTCGACGGCGTCGAGTGCGAGGTCCGCGCCCTTGAACATCTCGGTGATGCGCTCGGGACCTGTTGGGGGGTCGATATCCATAGAAGGATCCTTGTAACTAGAAAAGGGGTATCGGGGTGAACCAGGCGCAGGCGGGGGTGGCCGGCGGGAGGTTCGGGCCGCCGCGGGGTGGCTTTGCCGCGGCGCACTTCGTGCGCATGGTGCCGTCCGCGCGGGTGCGGGTCTGCAGGAGGGCGCACTGGCCGCAGTGCGCGTCGGGCAGTATCGGCGCGAGGGTGGAGGGGTGGGCGCCGGTGGCCAGGACGCGGGTGAGGCGGTGGCCCAGGGGTATCGGGGAGGGGATCATCGGGCAGCCGCCGTTCGCGGGACCTGGCGGCGCCGAAGAGTGATCAGGCCGACGTTGAAGCCGATGCGTACCGCGTGGGCCCGCGAGCGCGCGCCGAGTGTTTCGCAGGCCAGGCGCAGGTGTGTCTTGACCGTCCAGGTGCTCAGGCATAGCCGCTCAGCGACCTGCGCGTTCGTCAGGCCGAGGGGGAGCAGTACCACGACCTGGCGCTGCCGGGGCGGCAGAGGCGTGCCGAGATCCTGGTGCTCGGCGACGAGCTGGCCGGTCTTGTACGCGTAGCCGACCAGTCCCGCGCGCGTGGCGACGCCGGCCTCGGCGAAGAGGGTCTTGAGCCGGGCCTTGACGCAGTACTCGGTCATGCCCAGGCGCACCCCGATCTGGTGGCTCGTGAGGCCGTCAGCGATCAAGTCGGTGATCTCAAGGTCAATGGCTGCGAGGCGCGGACCCGCACTGGTCTGGATCATCTGGTCGCGTCCTTCGCGGCAGCACTGTCCTTGATCAGCCTTCTGCGCTGGCGCCAGGTCAAGCCGCCGAAGATCCCCCACGGGAGCTGCGCGGCCACGGCCTCGCGCAGGCACTCCAGACGTACCGGGCAGCTCTCGCAGATCGCCTTCGCCAGTTCGGCGTCCGGGTTGAACCTCCGGCGCTGGCTCTTCGCCGGCAGGCTCGCCGCGCGCCGGCCGTCGAACCACATCTCCGGGTCGCGGCCGCGGCAGGCGGCGCGGGTGACCCAGTGCGCGCTCTCGGAGGGGCGCCGCTCGTTGTCGGCTCGCAGCGCGTTCTTGCCGGGCCGCGCGGGCATGACCGCGGCGGTCACTGTTCGGCTCCAATCCGCTCGCCGCGCATGATCCGGGTGATGCGAGGGATATCCGCGGGGCGCCAGAGCGCGGCCTCGGCGCCGCAGGCCGCGAGGGCGGTGAGCCATTCGACCTGGGCGGGCGAGACGGCGCCGGTCTCGGTCTTGAGCTCGGCGTAGATGATGCGGCGCTGGAGCGGGTTGACCAGGACAAGGTCGGGGAATCCGCGCTCGGAGTTGCGCGAGTCGTGGGTGTGGTAGGTGAACCAGCCAGTGAGCTGGGCGATCTGGCGGACCTGCTCGAGGAACTGGGCCTCGGTCAGGTGCCCGGCCAGGCGCGCGCGGACCGTGGCCGGGCTGCGTCGGCCGCGCGGCGCCGGCTCCTGCGGGGGCGCCGGCGCCTCGGCGGCCGGCGGGGTGTCTGCCTGCATGTCAATGTCCTTCCTGGGTGTGGCGGATGTTCGCCCGGGCGAGCACGGCCCAGTCGGTGGTCTCCGTGGTCGGTGCCGGTCGCTGCTCGGGCGGCAGCTGCCACTCGTTGGCGACCGGCTCGTCGGTGAAGGTGGGCCGGGTCAGGCTCACCCCGTGGGTCTTGGTGACCGCGGCGAGTTCGAGGGCGACGGCGTGGCACTTGGAGCGTGGGACGCCGTTGAGCTCGAGCACGCGCTCCCACGCGGCGATGACCTCGGTGCGTATGTCGCGGGTGCTCACGGGCCGTCCTCGGGTATCGGGCGCCAGGCCTCGACGCCGTCGCAGATCACGAGGCTGTCCAGGGCGTCCTCCCAGCCGGGCCCGAACAGCCCGATGCCGGGGGTGCCGCGGTAGGACTCGGCGAGCATGCAGTGGCGCTCCTCGGCCCAGCGCATCGGCGTCGGGTTGTCGTAGACGAGTCCGAGGATCTCGGTGCCGTCCTCGGGCGCGGTGCACATCTGGCGCCACGGCCCGGGCTGCAGGGAGTTCCACGCCTTGTGCAGCTGCTGGCGGCACGCGGCGCAGTTGCCCTCGTGCCGGGTGGCCGCGTTGCAGCACGGGCACGGGTGGGGTTTGCCGGTCGGGTCGAGCGGGGTGTCCAGGGCGAAGGACTGGCGGCAGCCTTCGCACACGCCCTCGGGCAGCGTGGGGCCGCGCACCTCGATCGGCGCGTCGGGTACGACCGCGAGCCGGCCACAGCCGGTGCCCGCGAGGGTGCCGGGCCGCGGCGGCTGGCCGCCGAGCAGCAGCAGCACCGGGAACAGGTGGCGGGTCTCGGGGTCGGCGTCGGCGAAGGGGCTGTAGGGGTTCGGGTCCGCCGGCTCGTCGGCGGCCGGCGCGCCCGGGGCGGTGTCGGGCTGGGTCTGCATGGGTGTGCTCCAGATGGCCAGGGTTCGGGGGTGGGGCGGCTATGCCGCGGCGGCGGCCGCGACCGGTGCGGCCTCTGGGTCCTGCGGTGCCGGCAGTAGGCGCAGGCCCTCGGCGAGCGGGAACGAGGGGTAGACCGTGCCGTCGGGCATCGTGATCCGCCACGGCGCCGGGATCGGCTCGTAGGCGGTCCACTCGCAGCCGCGCACGGCGGGAGCCGGGGCCGGGCCGGTCGCGTCGTCGTTCTGCTCGGTGCCGGTCTCGGGCGTCTCGTCGGGCGCCCCCGGCTCGTCGTTGGGCTTGACCGCGGCGAGGTACCGGCCGAGGCACTCCTGGCCGACCCGGGAGCGCTTGTCGCGGGGGAACTCGGCCGCGGTGGCCACGTCGCCGCAGTTCGGGCAGGCGAACGCCCACTGCATCGGGTCGTCGCCGAACCTGCACCAAGCCTCGACGGCGAGCTCGGCCTGGGTCATCTCCCGGACCGCGACCGGCCGGCGGCGCGTGCCGGATCCCGTGGCCGGGACGGCGGCCGCGGTTTTGGCCGGCTGCTGGCTGCGTTGGCGGATCCTTGCCTTCGAGCTCATGTCAAACCTCGGATTCGGTCGGGGAGGGGTGGTGCTCGTTGTCGGCGTCGAAGAGCTCGGCGGCGAGGATGTACTGGGCGGTGACGGTCGCGTGGTAGCCCTGGTCGACCAGGCGCTGGCAGGCGTCGGCGAGCAGGGCGCGGGCGCGTTCGGGGTCGATGGCGGCGAGGTGTTTGAGGGCGCGGCGGTAGGCGCCCTTGTCGTCGTAGCCGGCAGGAACCGGGTTCCGCGGGGCGTCGCCCTCGGCCCCGGCGCGCACCTCGGCGAACGGGGCGTGGGGGGAGGGGGCCGGGCGCGCAGCGCGCCAGGCGTCGGCGAGGGCGGGCAGGTCGCCTCGCTCGGCGACGGTGCGCCACCACTGGCCGCTGCCGGGCCGGCGCGTCTTCATGATCCATTCGACGAGGTCTCTCTCCTCGTCGGGGGCGACCACGCGCGCACTACGGATGAGCTGGATAGGAAGAGAGAGATTTTGAGATTGAGGGGATTGAGGAGAGGGGGTCCCGTAAACCGGGACCCTGAAACCGGTAAACCGGGACCCTGAAACCGGTAAACCGGGACCCTGAACCTCGGGTCCGGATCGTTCAGGGTCCTGTAAACCGGGACCCTGAATCCCGTTCAGGGTCCTAGCTTCCGGGACCCTGAACGCGTGTTCAGGGTCCTTGCTTTCGGGACCCTGAACCTCGGGTCCGGACCCTTCAGGGTCCTGTAAACCGGGACCCTGAGGAGCCGGGTTCAGGGTCCCGGTTTCCGGGACCCTGAGGGCCACGGGCGCCATCGGCATGATCACGTAGTGCGCCTGCTGGCCCTTCTGCCCGCGCACCGTCACCTTGATCGCGCCCTTGGCGACGAGCGACTTGATCGTCTCGTAGAACTGCGAGCGCGAGCAGCGCACCCGCGCGCGAAAGCGCACCGAGCGCTCGGAATCGCCCTCGTACCCGTGCCAGCCCTCGCGCGTGCCGTCGTTGGCGTTCTCCGCCAGCAGCGCCAGCACGTACCGCTCACGCCACGTCAGCGACGCCGGGGCGTAGTCCGCCACCTCGTTGAAGAGCTTGATGCCCACAGCGCTACCGCTTCCCAGGCCGCCAGCGGCGCGCATCGCGCACGTGCAGCTCCTCATGGCTCGAGTCATCGGAAACCCCCTCACTCACGCCGCGACGGGCCCGGGCGGCCCACGGCGGCCCCGACCGCCGCTCGCGAGCGGCGTGCAGGAAGAGCGGGCCGGGCGGCCAGAGCCGCGCGCAGGCGGTCGTTCTCGGCCACCAGCGCCTCCCACCGCTCGCGCAGCTCGTCCGCCACGGGGGTGGGCAGTTCCGGGTCCAGGCCGGGATGTCGGGCCGGGGCCTGCGCGGGCGCGACCACGCCCGGTTCGCTGCGCCGGCCGCGGAACGTCAACCACCTCATTCAGTCAGTCCTTTCCGTCCTCGTCGGTGAACTCGCCGTCGCGGGGGTCGAGCCCCAGCGCGTCGAGCAGGTCCCACAGGTCCTGCGCGTCGCGGGCGACCTGCCGGTTCAACTTGCGGATCAGCTTCTGGCGCGTGACAAGCTCCGTGCGCGGGAGGTGGAACCGGGCGCAGTTCACGCCCTCGACCGGCGGATCGCGCTCTTCCTTCGGCGCCGGCTTCGGCTTGGCCTTCCGCTTCGGCTTCGCAGTGCTCTTCTTCGCCGCCTTGCGCGGCTTGGCGGTGCGCGCTTCCATCACCGCCCGCGCCTCGGCCGGATCGCCCAGTTCGAGCAGCAGCTCCCGGTAGCGCCGGTCGCGGCCGCGTTCGGAGTGGTAGGCGTTGTTCGCCTTGTTGCACGCCTCGCACGGGTCCTCGCCGTCGTCCAGGTGCCGCTGGTAGCGCGAGCGTGTGCCGTGGCGGGCCTGGGAAGGGCGCGCGGTCCTGCTGGCGGGCATCTCGCCGCTCCCTTCAGGTCAACTCGGTGGAACGGCCGTCGCGCCGGTGTGCGGTCCCGGCGCGACGACCGGCCTGGCACCCCCCGTGCGTGTCGCCGGAGGGCAGTTCGTGTGTGTCAGGACCCGTCATCCCGGGCTCGCCGACGGACCGGGCGGATCCAGCACCACCCGAGCAGGGCGCCAGCCCCGGCCAGCAGGCACAGCGGGCCCCAGGCCGAGCCCCAGTCCGCGCGGATCACCGGGTGCCGCCCCGCTCGTGGGCGCCGACGGCGCGCACGGTGAACGGCGCGGCGGTCTCGGCGAGGCCGAGCACGTCGTTGGAGCCTGCTGAGATCTCGAAGGGGGCCGCGCCGAGCACCCACAACAGCGTGGGGAACTGGCGGTCCGGCTGCCCCGGCCGCTGCTGGATCCTGGCGCCCACCTGGTAGGCGTCGCCCTCGTCGCCGCTCAGAATGGTGCCGATGGGAAGCCGACGCAGCCACACTCCGAGCGCGGCAGCGTCGACCGGCGAGCACTCGCCGATCCACGGCGCGGGTCTGCGCGCGGGCCGGGCATCGAGGGGCAGCTCGTCCCAGTCCAGCAACGCGGCGAACCTTGCGGCGTCCACCTCCTGGACGACCAAGGTGGCGCACCACTCCTCGTACCAGTCCTCGTCACCTGCGGCGCGCAGCACGGCCTCGGCCGGGGTGGTCAGGTCGGGGCCGGAGACCTGCGCGCGCAGGTCGTGTTCCGCGGTCCAGATCGCCCAAAAGCGGCGCGGCGCCCCCAACTCCTCGTCCTCGTCCTCGGTCTCGGGCGGGATGGGCGCGGTGACGGAGACAGCCTCTTCCCACACGGCGAAGTCCTCCTCGGACATGTGCTCGGCGTTGAGCGCGGTGGCGCCAGCGAGCGCGAGCACGGCATGGGTCAGGCCCGCGAGCAGGTCGGGCATCGCGTAGCCATTGCGTTCCTGCAGGCTGTAGTGCCCGTCGCGGTCCATCCAGTACTGGCCGCGCTCGACCAGGCGCGCGGCCTCGTGGTAGTGGTCGATCGATGTATCCATGGGAGACTCCAGCTGTTGTTTAGCGCCGACCGGCCCGGATCAACCGCGAGCCGGTCGGCAGTCCTGAGAGGCAGCCCTAGTCGGCTGCCAGGTCACGCTGTTCAGGCCGGAACGCGCCACGGGTCGAGGACTCTCGGCGCGGCGCCGAGCGCCGACATCGGCGTCCGCGGCAGCCACGCGGGGTCACACGGCGCCGGAGGCGGCTCGTCCTGGGCAAATCGGCGCAGCAGTGCGTTCGCCGCGAGCGCCGCGGCTATGCCGGCCGCGAAGCACGGCCCGAGCCACACGCTCAACCCGCTCACGTGACGCCCTCCGGACCCTCAGCAGCACTGAGCCGCTTCGCCTTCCAGCTCTGGCGGAAGGCGTGGCCGATCTCGAGCCGGCGCGGGGAACTCGGAGCCGCGCAGTCGTCGTAGGCTTCGGGCCAGCGCTCGGCCAGCCGGTCCGGGTCGATATAGACGCGCTCCACCGGGCGGTAGGTGTAGGCGGCGTGCTCGCCCACCACCGCGGTGTCCGCGTCGCCCAGGGCGCCGATCATCGTGGCCCGGGCGCGCTTTTTGCGCTCCTCGGCAGCGCTCTCCTCGAGTCCCGCCTCCATGTACTCCTGGAGCGCTGCGCGGACCGCGGCATGGGCGCCGAGGACGGCGACGCCGTGGCGCACGGGGTGCAAGGCGTCGTAGAGCCCGGCGAGAGCGGCGGGGTTGCCGGCCGGGTCGGGGGGTCGGCGAGCGACGACGTTCTCGTGCCAGAACCGGTCGGCCTCCGCGGTGATCTCCCCGATCAGCTGCTGGTGTTCGCGGGTGAACACGGTGAACTGCCGGTAGTCGCTGCCGCCGATCAGCACCGCGCCGTGGATGTGGTCGTAGCCGGTGACCAAGGCCTGCCAGAGCATCTGGATCAGGACGTCATCAGGGATGCGGCGCTGCCAGCGCTCGCTGGTGTACGCCGAGCGCACCTTGACCTTCAAGGCGCAGGCGGTATGCTGCTCGCCGCCCAGCGGGCACTGGCCCACCCGGCGATCGAGCGTGCACATCCGCCACGGGGCCTCTCCCTGGGAGATCAGGCCGACCCGGCGGATCGTTGTTCCGTTGCGCTGCGCCCAGACCCGGGCGACGCTCGCCGCGTGGGTGCGGCTCCAGAAGGCGTCCTGGTCCGCAGTGGGATCAGGGGGAAGCTCGCCGATCTTCTCGTGGTAGACGTGGGAGGAGGTGCCACCGCGCTCGTAGTCGTAGATGCCGAACAGCGCCGGCAGATCCGAGGAGCAGGTCCCGAGTCGGCGCGCGGCGAGCCACGCCGGCTTCGGCGCCGTGGCCGGCAGTACCAAGCGCCCGGCCGGGGTGACCCGGCGCCCGGCCACGGGGCGGGAATCGAGGGCCGTCATCGCGCGGCCCCCTCGGCGTGGGCGCGCTCGACCCAGCCGACCACGGCCTGGACTGCCTCGGGCGCCCAGTCGGCCAGGCGCGCGAGGATGTCGTGGTCGAACGCCGCGAGCTCCACCCCGGCCGCGCTGAGCGCGCTGCCGAGGACTGCGTGGTTGACCTGCTCGGCGACGCCGGCGCGGCGCTCGGCCTGGCTGGCGCGGTAGACGCCGATCGCGTCGTGGACCGCGGCGGTCTGGGTCGCGTACGGCCCGTGCACGCTGGTTGTCAGGGTGCTCATGCGGCGATGCCTCCCGCGTGCGGCCAGCCCCGGCGCACGACCTCGCAGTCCTCGGTCTGCCAGGGCGACGGCGTCGCCCGGGCCGCGGCGAGCGCGGACGGGGTCGCCCGCACCTGCGCGTGCCCGCAGCTCTCGCACGACGCGGAGTCGGGCGCGTCCGGGTAGAGCACATCGAGCCGGGCCGGCGCGAGCTGGCCGCGGCGCCCGGCCCAGTGCACGGTCCAGCCCTCGGACCCGGGCTCGACCCACTGGTCCAAGGTGCCCTCCGCCTGCGCCAGGGCCCGGGCGAACGGCGCGACCTCGGTCGAGGGGACGTCCTCGAACACGACGGTGACCGCCGCGCCCGCGCCCTCGGGCAGCTCCATCTCCGCGAGCGCCTCGGCCAGCTGGCGCAGCCGCTCGACCAGCGGGTTGCTGGTGACCTTCCGGGCGAGCTCCGGGCCGAGCAGCAGGTCGCGCTCGCCCCGTCCGAAGGTCGTCGCCGGGCGGTTGCGCACGTGTACGACGTCGGCGTCATCGAGGTGGAGCACGAACCAGACGAGCTGGCCCCCGCTGTACGCGGTGGCGGCGTGGCTGCTCGCCGCGGCGATCTCGGCGTCGGTGTCGCTGAGCTCGAGCTGCGCGACGTCCGTGCGCGGCCCGTCGAGCCCGCTGCGCGTGAACCGCGTCCAGGTGTGTGTGTTCTTCACGGCTTGAGCCCCTCCCGGGCGATGCGGAACGCGTCGAGCAGTGCGGCGAAGTTGTCCTCGTCCAGCCTGACGGCCAGGTCGGTCAGATCCAGCTCGGTGGCGCGGCCGAACGCACACGCGGCGAGCGCCCGGATGCGCGCGCTCTGGCTGGCGCCGACCGCGAAGGCCTCCAGGGCGCCCCAATCGATGCGCACCGGGTGGATTGCGGCGCGCCACCCCGGGTCCTTGACCGTCGCGAGGATCCGCAGCGCGGCCGCGCACCAGGGATCGCGCAACATCACCGGCTCGATGCGGGCGGCGACCTCGGACGGCAGGAGGGCGAGCAGGTCGCGGTCCGAGCCGATGTCCGAGTCCAGGACGAGTGCGGGCCGTGCGGGCGCGCTGGCCTCGGCTGCACGCTGTTCGAGGACAGCGAGGCAGCCGGAGCACGTCACCTCCCCGGGCGTCGTGGTCGCGTGGGTACCCACGGCCCAGCCGGCCGGGCACACCACAGCGCACGTCTCGTTGCGTGCGTTCCACGCTGCGGCCGTTTGCGTCGCCTTGACCAGGGGGTCCCACAGCACCACGCCGGGGGCAGCGAGGTGCACCGGAATGTGCGGCATGAGCCCGAAGCGGCGGATCAGCGCGGCGCCGAGCAGGCCATCGCGCTCCTGGCGCCCGGCGTCGCTCACCGGCTGCGCCCGGACGTACTCGACCGTGTTCGGGGAGGCCCCGGGGCGGCTGGTGATGACGACGAGCTGCGACTGGCCAGCATCGCGGACTGAGAGCCGGTAGCCCTGGATCGGGAGCCGCTCGGCGAGCGTGTCTGCGGCCGCGTCGGTCAACTGCAGGGTCTTGGCGTCGATCCGCTCGCCCGCCGGTGTCCGGGTGAACCGGATCCAGGTGTGCGTCGTCATCGGGTCTCACCCGCCGTCACGAGCTCTGGGGTGGCGCGGCGCGCGGCGCCGCAGCGGCACTCCAGGCAGCCGAGCCGTGAGAGGTGGTCGGCGAAGCGGTGCCCGCAGTCGCACACGCAGGCCTCCAGCCGCTGGTGTGCGATCGCGGAGGAGTGCGCGACGAGCTCGGCCAGCTGCTCCTTCGACGGGGTCGGGGCGCCGGGGGCTATGGCGCTGGCGAGCTGCGCGAGCAGGGTCTCCTCGAACACCTCGGCCAGCGTGTTCGCCTCCCGCCCGCGCTCGGCACGCAGGTGGAAGCGGGTGTCGGCGACGCGCAGGGCCGGGAACTCGTGGACGCTCATCGCGCACCGCCGTCCCGCGCCTCGGCGCCCTCGTACACGGGCGAGCCGGCAAGCTCGTGCGTCGGAGCCTGGGGGCGCCACAGGTCGGACTCGCGCGCCTCCGCGGCTTCGGCGATGCTCCAGGCCCGGGCCTGGAAGAGCGGGCGCACGGCCTGACCGGCGCGCTCGACGGCGCGCATCAGGGTTCGTGCGCGGGGCGCCGCGTGACGCCCCCTGGTAACCTGACTGAACACTCAAACCTCACATTCGTGAGTCGGCGGCCTCCTGGTGGCTCAGGGGGCCGCAACCTTTTTCTCCTGGTGGCGGCCTATTTCCTACGGCCGTGAGTGCGCGGATGCTTGGGCCGTCCGTAGAGGCCGAGCGCGTGCTGCTTGATCAGGCTTCGGATGTCCTCGGCGGAGAACCAGAGGGTCCGCGCGATCGGAGTGCGGTCGATGTTGCCGAGGGCGGCCTGGCGCTTGAGCCAGTACACGGTCGGACGCACATCGTCCGCGATGTCCGGGCCGAACATGATCTGCCGCACTTCCTGCGGGGAGTACAGGCGCATCGGCTGCTCGGCGAGCAGTTCCTCAACGGCATCGACGACGGCCGGGCCGGTGCTCATGCGGGGACCAGCGCCGTGTCGGCGGCGCAGTTGCAGTCGGCGATCTCGATGCGCTCGCCGTTCTCGTCGAATACGTCGAGGATCTCCGCGGCCGCGTTCCACGAGCCCTGCGAGGCGACGAGGGCGGTGATCACCTGGAGGTTCACCGGGAGGCGGCCGTTGACCATCTTGTTGAGCGTCCCGGGGGTCGTGTGCAGGTACCGGGCGATCGCGGAGATGTTGGGACGCCCGTTTGCGCGCTTGCGCAGCAGCCGGGGGTTGCGGGAGGCGACGATCACCATGGCGTCGGGCTTGAAACAGGCGCGCGGTCCCGGGAGGTGCTCGTTCGGCATGGAGGCTCCTGGATTCAGCGACAGAAAGAATTGCCGTCGCGAACGACAGTAGTCCTGTCCTTCAGGAAAGTGCAAGACCTCAGTGTCGCGAGCGTGTCACGGCGCGCGAAGTGAGAGAGGGGAGTGTGCATCGTTGCACGCCACCAGCGGCGATGCCGTTCGGACATGCTCGAGGCCTGAGGCCGTTTGCCGACAGGACGTCCGGGGAGGCAACCAGTGCCAGTCATGGTGCGGATAGGATTTGTTCCTGACAGAACAACCCTCGGCGCTGGAAGGCGACCCGTGGCAAGTGACGCACAACCGCAGGAACCGGTGGACTGGGCCACGTGGCTACGCACCGCCCTGAACACCGCCGGCATGACCGCCGCCGACCTCTCGCGCACCGGCGTCGTCAAGTCCGAGTCGACCATCTCGAAGTGGCTGCGCGGCCCAGGCACCCCCGATGACGCCGACACCGTGATCGCGGTCGCGCACGCGGTCGGCCAGCCCAACGCCATTGCCGCCTTGGAGGCCTCCGGGCGGCTCGCCCTGGCCGATGCGATCCGCAGCCAGATCCGCCAGGCGTACGAGGACGAGGCGCTGGTGAAGATCCGCACAAGCCCCGGCCTCGGAGAGCGTGAGCGCAAGTCGATCGCCGAGAACTACCAGCGCCGGCGCGCGGACGCGGTGCGCATGATGGAGTACGAGATCGCCGAGGCGATGGCCAAAACGCGCCGCGGCCAGGACGGGCGCATCTCCCTAGCGACCGACGACCTCGAGGACGCTGCCGAGGCGTAGCGGCACTGATGTGCGGAATCATCACTCTTTCCAGTGAAAACGCCACCGTCCGGCACAGGGTCGTCCTAATGTAAATAGCCTCAGAGGCCCGGGGCTCGGGCGGCGCAAGCCGCACGCCCGCGAGGCCGAGCGGTACGGAGGATACGGCGGTCAGGAGTCGCGACATGATGTCAGCGGGAGAGTGTTCACCTAAGGTGAAAGCGACCAGCATCCTGGTGCGTGCAAGCCTCACGGTAGCCGTGCTCTCCTGGAGCGCGGCAACGGCACTGATCTGCCTGGATGCGGTGGGCAACGGGTATCTCGGCGTTTCGGTCGGGATTGTGACCACATGGCTGATGGGCGTCGGCGCCCTGTTCCTGATCCTGCCGATGGCCTCTGGCGGCGACCAAAGGATCAATACGCTGATCTCCGAGGGGCTTCCCCTCGGCGACCCCGCACTCGACACCCTCCTCGTCGGAGGCACCCCGCGCCGTTGGCGCGCGATCCCCTGGGTGGGGACCGCCCTGACCGCCCTCGCCACCACAGCATGGACAGTAAGCCTGATCTACTCGATCCAGCTCGGCCTCGGCGTCTACCACCTTCCCCCCGACATCAGCCTCGGAGTACTGCGTCTGCTGATGGCCACCGCCGTCTGGCCCACCGTCGGACGCGTCGCCGGCACCGCCGACGCCCGCCAGCGCGCCGTCTACGAGGTCGCCTGCGACGCCCACCACGCACTGCGCGGAAACCTCGCAGCCTGCGAACGCGACGTGGCCGCCTCCCTGCGCGTCCTTGAAGGCGGGGGCGCGCGCAGCCCGTGGCGCTCCCCCCGAAACGGTGGAAACGGTCGCGTGGCTCCCGGAGCATAAGGAGCATGGGATACGCAGAGCGCTCCGGGAAGTTCGAGAACGGCAAGCCGAAGTACCGCGCGCGCTGGCAGTTGCCCGAGCGCACCGAGAAGGGGCGCCGCAAGGAGGGGCACGAGGACGGCTTCACCGACCCGGACTCCGCCCGGCAGTACGCGAACGACCAGGAAGCGCTGATCCGCGCAGGGCTGTACTTCGACCCGAGCGCCGGGAAGATAAGCCTCGCCGAGTACTTCGACCTGTGGCTCCCGATCCAAAAGGTCAAGCCAGGAACGAAACTCACCTACCGGCAGTACTTCAACCGGGAGATCAAACCCGCGTGGGGCGGCACACCCCTGGTGGAGATCAAGACCATGCGCCTCATGCAGTGGCTCGGCGCACTCAACGACCCGCAATCCCCGCGCAGACTGTCCAAATCGGCGATCAACCTCGTCGAAACCATCCTCAACGGCATGTTCGCGCTCGCCGTCTACGAGGACCGCATCCGCAAGTCCCCGATCCCGCCTCCCTCGGCCGGCGGCCGAGGGGGCGACGGCTACAAGCCGGTGCGTGAGGGGCAGATCTTCACCCGCGACGAGTTCGCAGCCCTCCTGGCGAACCTCGCCACCTGGCACGACGTCGTGTTCTGCATCACCATGCTCTTCCTCGGCACCCGCGTCTCGGAGACCGCGGCTGTGTGCCGCAGCAAACTGAAACTGCAGGTGCCCAGGTTCCCCGGCGAACTGTTCGAAGGCACGTATCTGCTAGATCCACTGACCGGCCAGCTCGCCAAGGACGAGTACTACGTCCTCGACTTCGCCTCACCGAAGTCAGGCCCCGGGCGCCTGCTGGACCTGCCACCCTTCCACGTCGCCCTGCTCGCCGACTGGATCGGGCGCATTCCGAAAGATCGCGACCGGCTCTTCGCCGCGCCGATGGGCGGCATGCTGCGCGTGAACGAATGGAACGCCCACGTCTTCCGCCCGGCCTGCGACGGACGTGAGGCGTACGCCAGTCCGCACGGGCGCAACTTCCACCCGGCCATCGCGCCTGCCTGCCCGGGTAGAGTCACCCACGACTTCAAGCACACCGCAAAATCGATCATGGCCGACGCTCGCGTGAACGAGATCATGCAGAACTACTCGCTCGGGCACCGCGAGCAGGGATCCTCGGCCCCCTACAAGCACCCCACGCCCAAGATGCGCCAGGAGCGGCTCGACGCCCTCCAGGGGATCTGGGAGGAGTGGGCCATCGAGCTCACGGAGCTCCCCGCGTGGCACGCCAAGGACGGCCCCGGCACGCGCCGCTCGGAGCTCCCGGCGCCCCGGTTCGCGGACCCCGCCACCGTGCTTCAGTCCGTGTCGACTCCGGTTCTACTCCAAGTCGATCAGCCGACGCTTTTCTAGCGTCCGGACGATGGCAAAGTGGCACGTTGTACCTATCAATGCCATACCGTGGTGTCTCGCTCAAAGTGGAACGACTACTTCACGAGGGCGGCGATGCCCGCGCTGCGGGTGGCCGACTTCAACATGTCCTCGGTGTCTCAGGCGAGCTGACCCGGTCTCGGCCTGCGGGGGAGGCTGTGCCGCTTCCTGTTCGATCGGTGCGCTCCGGTTCGTTAGCGTGCGTTCGCGTGCGTCCCGGGGCGTCCGCGCGCCATGATCCACTCCAAAATCACTCCAGATCTTGGCCGAATCACGGGGCTGCGACCTGCGGGAAATCGCGACGCGGACGGACGCCCGCTCCGGCGCATCCGAGGTCGGTGATCTTCGACGAGGGGGCGGCGAGCGCCGTGCCTCCACCCCTGCTGCGCCCGTTGCCCGATGCGCCACCGATCTCGACCACGGCGGCGTATCCTCCCCGTGTACCGGCCGTCACAGGTAGGAGGGGACGATGACCGGAGGGGACGGCATAGTCATCGGCGCCGTGGCCACGTTCGTGGCGATGCGCTACGTGATGGGGGTCAGGGCTCATCGCCGCCGCCAAGAGCGTCTGCGCCGGGCCCGAGCCGAAGGGCGCGGGCTCCTCGCGGCCCAGGCCTCCGCGGCGGCGAGCCGGTCGCCAGCGCTCGCCGTGGACCTGCAGCGCCCGCAGCCTCATCCACCGACCGACGCGGTGCCCCCCGAGTATCTGTTGGCCCAGGCAGCGAAGCTCGTGGTCCAGACGCAGTACGGGTCGGTGAGGCTGCTCGAGCGCAGGCTGCGCCTGGACCGGTCCGAGGCCGAGTCCTTGATGGGCAAGCTCGAGTCGCGCGGGATCGTCGGGCCCGGCGAGGGGCGTGCGGCGCGCGACGTGCTGGTGCCGCCGGACGGATGGGAGGAGCTGTGCGGTGCCTTGGAGCAGTCCTAGACCGCGCCGCACTCCGCAGCCATGCGTGAAATCGCGGCCTCGACCTCGTCCCACGGGTAGATCGGGACCCCCGTGCGCCCGTCCGGGCCCGGGATCCGCGTCGAGGGGTGGCCGAAGCCGCCCGTGAACCTCACACCGGCGCCGCGCAGGGTAGCGATGCTCGCTGCGGCGGCCGGGTGCTGGGCGAGGGGGGCGTTGACCCAGGGCACCGCCGTGATCGGCACGCCGGAGCCGAGCCCTTCGTTGATCAAGCCCATGGCGAGGGTGTCGGAGATCCCGGCCGACCACTTGTTCAAACTATTGAACGTCAGCGGGCTGACAAGGAATGCGTCGGCGGCTGGAAGCGCCTCGGTCTCCTCCGGGCGCCGGTAGTCCGATCTGACCGGGAATCCCGTGGCTGCCTCGACCTGCGCCACCTCGCCGATGAACCGCACCGCCATCGGGGTCGGCACGACGCACACCGCGCTGAAGCCGGCCGCCGTGGCCATCGAGACGGCGCGCGGCGCCTCTCCCGCGGCGCGCGCTCCGCATACCACGACGTACAAGCACCGCTCCGCCACAATTCCTCCGAGAGCCGGGTCCGTTTGGACGCTCGGCGTGACACTATCCCGGTAGAGACCTCGAGTGCGAAAGCTGATGTCGATGCCTGAGATCCTGTTTCAGGAGACGCCCGGCGACCGGGTCAAGATGCTGCGCAAACGCGCCGGGCTGACGCAGCAGGAGCTCGCGCTGCAGGTGGACCGCACCCAGGGGTGGGTATCCCAGGTCGAGCGCAGCAAATTCGATCTCGATCAGGTCTCCATCGTCAACTCGCTCGCGCGCGCGCTTCACGCCCACCCCCGCGAGATCCTCGGCGAGCCCGGCGTCGAGGACGGCGGGCACCGCGGACTCGAATCGGCCAACGAGCTCCTGCGCCGATTGCGCCGGTTGGATCTGCCCCCGAACACCGACCTGCATCGGCCGCTCCCCGAGGTGGAGAAGGACTCGCACAAGGTCGCTGCTCTGCGCGGGGCCGCGGAATACACCGCGATGGGGTCACCGACCGTGGCCCTCTTCGAGGACCTGCACGCCGCGTGCGCCGATCCGTCGCCGAAAACGCGCGAGCAGGCGTTCAGGCTTCTGACCTTCGCCTGCAAGGAGGCGCACTCCTTCGGGTACGGGCTGAACCATCCGCACCTGGTCGAGGTGGCAACGCTGCGGGCACGCTGGTGCGCGCAGCAGTCGGACGACCCGCTGCTCTCGGCGCTCGCCGACTACATGGCAGCGCGCGACGCGTGGACGACAGCGGACTGGGAGGATGCGAACCTGCTCGTCGACCGGGCCTTGTACACGGTGGAGTCATCGGACGCGGGGCGCGCCGCACGCGCGTCGATGGCCGGCGCGCTGCACCTACGCGCCGCGATCACCGCTGCGCGCACCGGTAACGGCGACGAGGCCTACGCCCGGCTCGACGCCGCGGCCGACGCCGCGCACGAACTCGACAACCAGGCCGACCCGTACCTCAACTGCTTCTCGACAGGCAACGTGCAGATCCACCGAGTCGCGGTCGCCGTCGAGCTCGGCGACGGCGCCGAGGCGGTGCGCGCATCGAGAGGCCTGGTCATCCCGAAGGATCTGCCGCGTTCGCGCGCCGCGCACCACTTCCTCGACACCGCGCGCGGCTGGGTGTGGGTAGGGGAGACGGAGCGCGGCCTGGCAGCGCTCGAGCGCGCGGACCGTCTCGCACCTCAGTTCGTGCGCAATCACCCGATGGCCAGGGCCACCGTGCGTTCGCTGCTGCGGGCAGAGAAGCGCTCCACTCGTGAGCGGCTGCGGAGCATGGCGACGCGCGTGGGTGTCGCCTGATCAGAGGAATCTGACTCCGTATTAGCCCGGCTAATATTTCGCGCCTCCTGCGGTTCTACGGTGCCAACAGCACCTGCCGAAGGAGGCGCGCTCCATGGCACTACCCGCCGAACGCCGCACACTGAAGTCGAGCGACGACGCCGCCGCGCTTGCGCAGTGGGCCGTCCACGCCGCTCAATCCCTCGACCCCGCGCTGCCGGCCCAGGCCGTGCGCGATGTCGGAGCCGTGGTGCACGCCCTGGTCGAGAACGCGCAGCGCCACGGCACGCCGCCGATCACTGTCGAGGTGGCGGTCGCCAGCGTTCTCGTCGTCGAGGTGAGCGACCACGGCCCGGGGGCCCCGGTGATGCGCCCAGACCGAACCGGGGCCCTCGCCACCGTCGTCGATGTCCTCGCCATCCAGTGGGATGTGCTCGAGTTCGAGGGCGGCAAGACCGTATTCGCCGCCGTCGCGATCCCGGAACTCTCCTCAGCCCTTCCTGCCGCACGCACACCGCGGAGCCACCCGTGAGCGAATACACCAACCTGAACAACCGATACCTCGAGCCCGTCTGGATCGAAGGGGAGTGGGCCTGCGTCCACGCCCCCGGCGCCCTCGACTACCTGACCCAGGAGCGCGCCCGTTCCTACCTGATCGCCGCGGCGGCCACGTCGCCGACGGGCAACCTCGCCGTCTACCTCGGCAACACCGCCTTCTGCGACTCGGCGGGCCTCGGGCTCCTTATCGGCGCGCGCAAACGCGCAGCAGCGCGCGGCGCCCGGGTCGCTCTCGTCGCGACGCCGCCCCTCCTGCTGGAGCGGCTGGCGCTCACGGGACTCAAGGATTGCTTCGAGCTGGTGCAGAGCATCGCCGAACTCACCGACGCGTCATCGAGGAGCTCCTGATGGCGTTCGACGTTACCGGCGCCTCTCGCGGCGCCGCATCCGAGGGCCGAGGCCGGCCCGATGTCGCTGCGCCGTTGACGGCCCCCGAGCTCGCCCAGGCGCTGCGCGAGGCCGCTATGGTGGCGCACGGCGACCGGCGCCACGATCTCCTCACCGTGCTGAACGTCTTGGCAAGCGACCATCGCCCCGACCTGCGCGAACTACCCACGCTCTGGCAGATCACGGACGCCGTCCGAGCCGTCTCGCTCTCGCCTGGCGCCCCGTATGCAGGGTCTGCGAACGCCGCGCAGCGCTGGTGCTGGCAGCACGGGAAGAGTCTCGCTGACCTTCTCCTGGAGGCAGCGGTGCGGATCGAAGGCGGCGCAACTGGCCGTGAGGGCGCCGGATGAACGGGCGCCTCGCGGTCAGTCCCGTTGTCGCCGGCGCGCGAGGCGGTTGGCGGTCATCACGTTCATCGGCACCTGCTTGGCGACCGCCCGCTCGGATTCCCCCGTCTGCTCACGCTGCGCTCGGATGGCTGCGCCGATCGAGTCCCTGACTTTCGGGAGCGCGTCGAGCAATTCGCGCTCCAGTGCGAGCCCCGCGCGCGCTCTCTGCAGGGGATCGGGAATCGCCGCGACCTGCTCGATCCACGACGCGAGTTCAGATTCCCGGGACACAAGAAAAGAGATTAGCGCCGCAGAGCGCCGATCCGTGCATAACACCCCTGTTACACTGCGCCGCTCGAAGGAGGACACCATGGCCACACCATCCAGCACCACCCCGCAGCGCGTCCTCGCCGTGGCGCGCATCGGCGGCGGCCTGTCCCTGGTCGCCGCCGCCATGATCAGCTTCGAGGGCCTCAACGGCCTCGGCGCCCTGATCGGCATCCACCCCTCGTGGCTGCTCCCGCTCGCGATCGACATCTACGCCGTCACCTGCGCCGTGGTCGCGCTGAACCTCCCCGCGGGGCACGCCGTGCGCGGGAGCGCCGTGGGCAACGCGGCACTCGGCCTGCTGATGTCGATGGGCGGCAACTCCACCTACCGCGGCATGACCCACGGCTGGTCCGGTCACAACATCATCCTGATGGTCGCGGACGCGTGCCCCAGCCTGATCGTCGAGAGACTGATCCACCTCGTCGGCGTCCTCGCGCGCGGCGCCGCGACCACCGAGACACGCGACGAGGCCGAGGCAGCCGCGCCCGCGCCAGTCCAGGCGCGCCGCGCCCAGCACACGCCTGTCGCTACCGCGCCGCGCCACGCCGCCAACGCCCAGCCGCTACCGGGCCCGGCGCCGCAACCGACCGCTACCGCTACCACCGCGCCCCCGACTGCTACCGAGCCCGCGCCCACCGCGCCGCCGCCCACCCCCACTACCGCGCCCGCGACCACCACCGCGCCCACCGCGCCCGGCCGAACGACCTTGAGCACCCCGACCGCGCGCCAGCAGAAGATCCGCAACCTGATCCTCGAGCGCGGCCGCGAGAACGTCGACGGCGCCATGGTCGGCGAAGCCCTCGGCGTGCACCGCTCCAACGGCCGCCTCGCCCTCAAGAAGTTCCTCGAAGACCTCGACGCGGGCCTCGTCTCGCTCAACGCGTCGTCGTCGTTGTCGTCGTCACCCGCAGTCGTCCCCGCGGCAACGCCGTGACCGGCCAGAACCCAGGCGACGACACCCGGCGACGACAACGACGACGCACGACGACAAGGACGACGACGACATGAGCAGCGACACCACCGGAGCCGCGGCCCCCGAACCGAAACCGGGCCGGGGCCCCCGGCACCGCACCACCCGGCACGTTCTGGTGCACGGCACCGGAGCCACCGGGGTCTCTGCGCTGGCCGCCGCCGGCCACGCCTTCGGCCCGGCCGGGATAGCCGCAGCCGCCGGAGGCGGCGTGCTCATAGCCTGCGGCGGATACGCGCTGCGCCGGACCTCGAAGTCCCGCGGCCGCAGCCAGCGTCCGGCCCCGCGCCACCGCGTGCGCCGCCCGCAGACCGCGACCGGCGCACGCACCTCGGCGGGACTGCGTCGCGACCCGGGCGCGACCCCGCGACGCCCCGGCACCTCCGCGACCGGGGCGTCGCGGGGTCGCGCCGTACCGGCCGCGACCGGGTCACGTCGCGTCGCGGGACTGCGTCGCGCACAAGCCCCGTCGCGCACCGACGCGACGAAGGGCGGCCGGCGGGTTGCGACCACCGTTCGGCGACCGCGACCGATCTCGACCGCGCCCCGCGCCGCCGGTTCCTCGCGACGCGGCAAGAGCGCGACCGCCACGCGACCCGGTCGCGCCGGCGGAACCGGGCCCGTCTCGACGCGCCGGGCCCGGGAGGCCGCGACGCGCACCCGCGTCCGCCGCGTCGCAAAGCGCCCCGCGCCGCGCATTCCCGCGCCTCCAACCGGAGCGCCGCGCGCTACCGCGGGCCGCCGCCCGACGCGACCCCTGGCCAGCACGCCACGCGGGCGCCGCGCTGCCCGGCGGCTGCGCCGGCGCGCCGCCCGCGCCTGGCGCTTCACCTCGGCTGGCGCCAAGGCCTCGCGCCCATACCTGCGACTTCGCCCGCCCGCCCAACACGGCAAGCCGCGGCTGAAAGCGGCCGCACGCCGCCAGCCGGCGCCGGGCGCCAAGAAGCCCCCGGCGAACAAAGATACGAACACCCCGCGCGCGAACAAGGCCCCGGCCAGCGCCACCGGCAGCCAGAAGGCAGCCAGAGTCCCTGCGCCGCGCCGCCCTGCAGCCAAGCCCGGGCGCCCCATCACACCCCCCGGCCGAGAGAAGGCAACCGTGTCCGAAGCTGATATTTCGCCCGGCGGCATCACCGCCATCATCGACTCGATCCACCAGCACCTCGACGGCTTCGAACCCGACTCCGCGCTGGCGATCCTCGGATTCCTCTCCGGGTTCGAGTCGCTCTACACCGAGCTCGGCGGCGCGCTGCTGCGCCTCGGCGACCGCCTGGGCAGCGACTACCCGATCGACCGCTCCGTCGTCGAGCACCTCCACGACATGGGCGCACACACCCTCACCCTCGGCGCGTGGGGCGCCCAGACACACCACCTGGCCCGCGCTGCCCACGAGACCGAAATCCAGCGCATCGAGCAGCCCCGCCCGCGCGAAGGCATGTGGGACGTGGACCGCTACAACTAGCCACCCGAGCCGGCCGGGCGCGTCAGAGTGCGCGCGGCCCCAATCTTCGAAGGGATGGGCGGATGACCCAGAAGGAAAGCTGGCTCGAGGTCGAGTGGCGCCACCACGACCTCTCGACCCCGGCCCTGACCGCAGTGAGCCTCTACGCGCTCGAGGCCGCCGCGAGCCTCGTGCTCCACGATGGCCAGGTCGACGGCATCGCGGCGATCGGGGCGCTGGCTACCGCGAGCGTGGTCTGGACGCGCTCGTGCGCCTTCTGGATGGCGGTCTACCTCACCGCCGCCACGCTCGTGACCCTTGCCTGGATCCTCTACGCGGAGCACGCCAGCCCGTTCACCGCCCGCGCCCTGACGTTCGCGGCCGGCGCGGCCGTCGGGCTCGGCGTGCTCTACCAGGGTGCCGTGCGCGCCGAACGCGCGGAGAGGCAGGAGACGGACCGGCGCCTGGCTGCGCGTGCTGAGGCCGGGGAGTGGCCCAGCGTCTTCGCCGCCCTCGGCATCCCCGGCGTGGAACTCGTCGAGGAGAGCGAGTTCCGTGCCGGGCGCACCGCGACGCTGCGCCTGCCCGCCCACGGCCGCGCCACCTTCACCAGGGTCGCAGCCCTGGCCGAGCGGCTCGAGACGGTCCTGGACCTGCCCGGCGGGTCGGTGAAGTTCCGGCAGGGGGAGACGGCACGCGGGTTCCATGTGGACATCCACACCCGCGATGTCCTGGCCGAGGACCTCCCCTTCGAGTTCGAGACCAGCCCAACGAGCATCAGCGAGCCCTTCGACATCGGCCGCGACGTGTTCGGCGAAGACATCATGGTCCTGATTCGCGAGATCCGCGCCGCGATCTTCGCGCCGCCCGGATCCGGCAAATCCAACCTGCTCAACGTCCTGATCGCCCGGCTGCTGCGGTGTGTCGACGTCGTGATCTGGGCCATCGACTTCAAGGGCGGCCGCATGATCAAACCCTGGCTGCAGCCCTGGTTCGAGGGCGTCACCGACCGGCCAGTGATCGACTGGGTCGCCACCACCCCCCGCGAAGCCCAGCTGCTGCTCCAGGGGCTCAAGGACGTGATCGAGCATCGATCCGGCCGCGGCGTCGGCGAGAAGATCACCCCCAGCGCGCGACAGCCCGCGATCATCCTGATCTCGGACGAAGGGTCCTCTGTCGTCGGGCTGGACGCCGTTGCCGGGCGCGCCCTGGCAACCCTCGTGAAGGACATCATCGCCCTGGGCCGATCCGAAGCCGTCGACGCGATCCTCTGCTTCCTTCGCGCGAGCGTACCCATGACCGGCACCAGCGACCTCAAGGCGCTCTCCAAGCTGCGCATCACCCTCGGCGCCACCAGCGCGGCCGACGCGACCGCCGCCACCGACAACCCCGGCATGGGCGGCGAGGTCACAGCGTTCGAACACCCGGGCACGATGCTGGTGCAGAAAGGGCGCAAGAACGTGCGGATCGGCAAGTCCCTGCGCATGGAGGATCCCGACGTGCCCTACGTCGCAAGGATTTACTCCGACCGGCGCCCGGCCCTCGAACCCGACGCCGAGCAGGCTCTGGGAGCGGTCTACGCCGAACGCTGGAGCCTGGCGCGCTGCGGGCACCTCCTGCCGTTCGAGCGGCAGCAGGAGCTCGGATTCGATCCGAAGACGGCCGCGGCCGCCGTCGCGCAGGAGGCCGCCGCGCACCCCGCAGCGCCGGCCGCCCCGCTGACGCTGCCAACGATCCCGCCGCCGCCGGCGAACGCACGCCCCGCCTACAAGACCGTGCAGGGCGAGCCGATACCGCGCGCGCTCGACGACCAAGCGGTCGAGGACCTTTTCGCCGGCCTGCGCGGCCAGGTCGACGAGGCTCTGAGTTCCGTGCGCATCGGGCCAGAGCGGATGCTCGCGCTCGTGCGTGCGGCCGGCCGAGAGGGGATCTCCCCGAAGTCCTTGACCGAGCAGCTCAACGCGGAGGACATCGGCGTCGGGCGCCAAGCCGTGCACGACTGGCTCACCGAGGCAATCAAAGACGGACTGATCATCCGGCGACTGCGCGGCGAGTACGTGGCGGCCGAGTATGCCTGAGATCTCCTACGCCGCGGCCGCGCGTGTTGGGCTGCTGCTGCGGGCCGTCCAGGCCGGCGACAGGGCATTGGTGGCTGAGATGCTGCTCTCCATCCCCGAGGCCGAGGTCGGGGCGGTCGAGGCCCGGCTGCGCAGATTCGGCGCCGACCCCGCGATACTGCTCGCTCCCACTACGTAGTGTCCGCGCGAGAGTGCTACCGTAGAGCCTTGCTCCCCGGCTTGCCGGGGATGAACCCGGAGCGGTTGTTGCTTCCCGCTCTCTCCCCGCCTCGCGCGGGGATGGCATACGACTTCGAGCCCCTGCCGAGGACCATCCGGCAGGGGCTTCGTCGTGAGCGGTGACGAAGGCGTAGCCCAGGCACGACGAAAGCGGCCCCACCCCGAAGGGTGGGGCCATCGCTCTGCCGGGGCTCAGTGCCGACGACGTCGCCCTCCGCGCCGCGACCGCCCGGGGCGCCGCCACCGCCGGCCACCAGTCGGCAGCGCCCGATGATCGCGTGCGGGCACGAGCGTCGCCAGCGCCACGGAGACCAGTGGCAACGACGGCGCCGGGTGCAGCGGCGCGTCCGCTCCGCTCGCTCCCCCCGTCGGCGTGCCGCTCGCACCCGAGGGCGACGCGCTCGCCACCGGGGTGCACGCGTAGTTCGGCGCCGGCTGCTGGGTGTCGAGCGGGCACGTGTAGACGTTGCCCTGCGGATCGGTCAGCGAGAACCCGGCCGGCGGTGAACCCGGCGCGCCGCTCGGGCCGGGCGCTCCCTGCTGGCCCGCCGGTCCCTGCGCGCCTTCGGCCCCGGCCGCGCCGGGTTCGCCGGGGGATCCCGGTGCGCCCGGTGATCCTGCGGCGCCCGGGCTCCCCGGCGGTCCCGCCGGGCCGCTCGGCCCGCTCACGCCGGGGCCGCCGATGGCGCCGGGCGAACCGGCCACGCCGCTCGCGCCCACCGCACCCGGAGCGCCAGCGGCTCCGGCCGGCCCGGCCGGTCCGGCCGCGCCCTGGATGATCTGCGCCGGCGCCGGGGGAACCGGGGTCACCCCGTGCGCGCGCAGCTGCGCCTCAGCCGTCGTCAGATTCTCGGCCAGCGCATCGATCGCCCTGCCCTGCGTGTCGATCGCGGCGTGCTGGGAGGCGAGCGTCGAGATCACCCAGACTCCGAGGGCGGCCGCGAGCACCGCTGCGAGCGCCACCCACCACTTGCGCAGCACCACGCCGGCATGTCGCATCACGATCAGTGGCCTCCCTGGCCGAGCAGCGCGATGAGCACCGCGGCGATGGTGCCGATCGCGATCACGGCCGCGATGATGTTCGCGGTGCGGCTGCTGCCGTTGCTCTCCTCGGACCGCGAGCGCTCGCGCTCAGCGGCGAGCTTCCCGTCGAACTCCGCGACGATGGCGTCCAGGCGCCGCAGGAACTCCTGGCGCATGCTCGCGAGCGCAGCCTCGAGCTCCGCGTTCTTCGCGATCAGCGCGCTCTTGCGCTCCAGGCTCGTGGACTCGACCTGCGCGAAACGCGCGAGCATATCGGCTTTGAGATCGGCCACGACCGCGGCCAGGGCGCGGTGCTGGGCGTCCCACAGCTCGCTCGGCACCATCGAGCGGGCCAGCTCCATCAGGCGCATCTCGTGCCGGTCGAGCGTCCTGCGGATCTCTCCGGCGCCCATCTCCTCCTCAGCCACGTGCGATCTCCGGTCTCTCGGCCGAGGGCGACGGCAGACGATCTCAGGTCAGGGGTGGATCTTGAGCTTCGCGCTCGTGCGCGGCCCGACGATCCCGTCGACCAGCAGCCGCGACTCGCGCTGGAACGCTGAGACCTCCTGCGCGGTGAGCGGACCGGCCACCGAGTCGGTGCCCCCGGCACCGAGGTGCTCGGCCGCGAGGGCCCGCTGGACCACCAGGGTCCGGGCGACCAGCGCGCCCCACGTGTGCTCGCCGACGATCCCGTCGACCAGGAGCGCCGCCGCCTTCTGATACGCCTTGACGGCAGCGAGGGTGTCGGGCCCGAACCGGGCGTCGACGCCCTTCGGATCCTGCCCGCCGAGCATCAGCGAGCGCTGCAGCACCTCCACCCAGTACCCGGACTCCCCGAAGGACACCGTCGGCCGGCCCGCCGCGGCCGCCGACGGCGCGGGGGCCGGGGGCGACGGCATCCACAGCCCCGCGGTGGAGGCGGCCTCGTCCAGGTCGACGTCGACCCCGCCGAGAGTCGTGCCGTTGAGCACCTGCCGGATGGTGTACGCCGGCGCCCACTGACCCGAGGACCAGGCGTAGGTCTGCCACAGGTAGTCGTAGCCCGCGGCGTGCGCCGCCTCGATCACCTCGTAGTCGCCGTACACCCCGACCAGAGCCTTGGAGCCCTCGGCGTCCGAGGCTCCGTGCAGGTAGTCGAGCACCGACCCGATCTGGCCCGTCGTCGCATCCAGGTCGACCGCGAAGTAGATCGGCAGGCCGGCCGGGAACCCGAGGGCGCTGGCCTGGGCGCGCGCGGTCCCCGCCTCCGCCAGGCCCTGGGCGTACCCGGCGAGCGGGGAGACACCGGTGGTCTCCCACACCAGCCCGATCCCGATCCCGACGGCGTGCAGGCCGTCGCGCTCCGAAGTGGTCAGGTTCTTGCTCGGGTCGGCGCTCACGTAGCGCATCGCGTAGGCGATTCCCGCGGCCTTGAGAGCGGCGGTGGACGGAAGGTCGAAGGCGTAGTCGACGCCGCGAACAGTGGTCATCTAGCTCTCCGGGGGATTGGTGGTGTCAGCGGACTGTGCCTTTGCGATCTCGGCGCGGGCCTTCGCAGCGACCTGGTCTACGTCCACGGCGAGCCGTTCGGCGACCGCCGCGATCACGGCGTCCTGGACGGCGAGGTGGATGGCAGCTTCGTGCTGGCCGTGCAGGATCGCCTCGGTGTCGGCGAAGGCCTGGATGTTGCGCCGCTCGGCCGCCCGGCCGAGGACCACGGCGCCGACCATCAAGAGCGGAAGACTCCACAGCTGGATCCAGTTGGACCAGTACAGGAGCGTGGCCTGCTCCGTCGTGAACACGGCGCCCAGCGCACCGTAGATCACGAATACGTAGGTGCACCACATCGTGCCGAACACGATCGTCGCCCGCGCCGCTACCCGGTCGTTGACCGAGACGCGCGTCTGCGCGAGGGTGACAGGGCCCTGAGCCGTGCGCCTCTCGACGTGCGGGTGCGGCGCGTGCTTGTAGAGGGTCACTTCGCCGCCGCCCTCAGCATATGCGTGTGGATCACATCGACGCGGGCGCGCGCCTCGGCGGCGACGTGCGCGTCGCGGATGACGGTGAGCTGGTTGTCCTGCAGCGACTCGCCGCTCCGCGACCAGTTCGTCGACCCGGTCACCACGTCCAGGCCGTCGACGATCACCAGTTTCATGTGCATGATCGCGCCGCGCTCGCTACGGCCGGTGGCGATCGAGTTGCCCGGGAAGGAGGACTTCGCCAGGAGCGCGCGCTCGTGAACGCCCCCGGCCTGCGAGGAGTCGAGGGTGAGCTGCACGAAGCAGTTCTCCGCGTCGAGCTGCTCGTGCAGCGCGGCCGCGAGCTCCTCGTCGTCGAACCCGTACATCGCGACCACCAGCGAGCGCTGCGCGGAGGCGATGAGTTCCACCAGGACGCCGTGGACGTCGTCAACGGGGCTGTAGAAGGTGCGCGTGGCGGCCGGGTAGCCTGGCGCGAACCCGCCGGCCTTGTGCTTGTCGAGTGCGGCGAGGTCAGTGAGCGGCACGTGCCCGCCCTCCCTTCGGTGTGGGGCGCTGCTAGAGCGACGCCCAGATCAGCTCGAAGTAGTTGTTGTCCGCGGGGCTGTCGTTTGCCGTGGTGAATCCGGAGGCGAGGAGCTGCACGGCGAGCAGGTCGCCGGCGTTCGCCCGGACGAAGCCGGCGGCGGCGATGCCTTCGAAACCACCGATGGAGGCCGCGTTCGCGGAATGCAGGAGCGCTGTGGTGCCCGCCGCGCCGCCGTTTACTACGAGGCTCGGCGGCGTGCTGGGAAGAGCGGAAGACCCCCACTTGAACTGGGTGAAACAGAGGTACAAACCGCCCCAGGTCGGAGGGACGACCCAGTTGTGGTTGGTGCTGTTCCAACCTGAGTAGTTGTCCTCGACGGTGGGATAGTTGATGTTCGTCGCGGTGGTCACGGCGGTCGCGGTGGTGATCGAGCCTTTGAACCGCGGCGGCTGGATCATGGCGTTGATATAATCGCGGACCGAGTTCAAGAAGGCGCCGGTCTCGGTCTCCGAGACGGAGAACGTGCGCGGGTTCGGCTGCGAGAGGGCCACCATGGGGCTCGGACTCCTCCGGTGCTAGTAGGCGAGCCGCGTCGTGGCGGCGACCGTAGTGGGGTTGGTGACGCCGGCCGGCAGCGGGTCACACACGTAGTCGCCGGCCGAATGGTTGTGCGCCAGGTTCGCGCTCAGCGTGATCTGGCAGCTGGTGTAGTTGGGGAACGTGGTGGCTACCGAGGAGATCGTGGCCGCCTCGAAGTTCGAGGTCCCGGGGGAGAGCCAGATAGTGTCGCCCACGTTCCAGTTCTGACCGAGCGCGTTCACCTTCGAGTCCGCCAACGGGTTGACGGTGATCGTGTTGGTCCCCGAACCGCCTCCGGAGGCGACGGTGGTGTAGGCGGCGCCGAGGACTGAGGAGGCGTCCCACGTGGTGGGGTCGGTGTAGCCGGCCGGCAGCGGCTCGCACACGATGGAGCCGGCAGCGTGGGTGAAGGCGAAGTTGGTCGCGAAATTCAAGGTCGCGCTCGTATAACCCAGGCTCGTCGACGGGATCCCGCCCGCGGCCAGCGCCAGTGTCTCGGCCCGCGGCGTCCCGGGCTCGAACGTCAAGGAATAGCCGACCGGCAGCGACTGGCTCAATTTATTGACAGCCGCGTCGGGCAGCGCGGCGATCGTGGCGTGGCTCTGGCCGGAGGCGGCCTGGGCAGTGAGCGTGGTGTGCAGCGCCGCGAGCGTCCAGTACGTCGAGAGGTCGGCCGGCGAGAGCTGGAGGGTGACCTTGATCGAGCCCGTCTTCGGGTCCAGCGCCCAGGCGACCGACTCGATGAACCCGTCGACCGTGATGGGCGGCGCGCCGCCGTTGGGCCGGCGCATCAGGCGCACCCGCATGCCGATCTCCAGCTGCAGGCACATGTTGATCATGCCGGGGACGGCGGAGGGATGCAGCGTGACGTTGGGGATGCGCTGGCGCGCGACCGAGTAGCGCCCGGTGAGGTAGGCGGCCGCGGCCTGGGTCTCGGTGTACTGCGCCTGATTCATCGTCAGCTGCTGAATGCGCGAGGAGGCGTACAGTTTCGCCGCGGCGGCCGAGTTCGCAGCGGTGATCTGCCCGGTGGAGTACTGGGTTACCTCCACTCCGGTGTAGAGGTGCGCCGGGTCGAAGTCGGTCTTGGCTACCTCGTACGGCCATTCGCCCAGGTAGTCGTGCTCGCCGAACACGAACATCGGGACGGTCTTGTCGTAGCGGTCGGTGCGCGCGGTCACCGTGATCGCCCCGGCACCGGACACGTAGCAGTTGCCTGATTCGGTCTGCGTGATGGTGTTGAGCGCCTGCAGCCCCGAGCCGCCCTGCGAGGCCACGCCGGCGGGCAGTGTCGCGGTGGAGACGGTGATGGCGGTGGCCCCGGCGATGTCGGTCGCCGGGCCCATGTCGGTGGTCGCGCCGTTCTCGATCGCAGCAGCGCCGGTGTAGCCCATCCAGTCAAGGACCCGCTGCGCGCGCTGGCCGGTGGAATCCCCGGTGCTCGCCGTGCGCCACGAGTTGTAAAGGTTCGCGATCTGCGCGGCGGTGAGCGCGACCGGGAATTCGATCGCGTGGGCGAGGTTGCCGACGAGGCCGCTGTAGGCAGCGTTGGCGCCGTACACGATGAAGGCGCCGAGCACGTCGGAGGAAACCCCGGTCGGAGTCGGATTCGCCGCGACAGTGTGGGTGGCGACCTGGACCCCGTCGACATAAAAGTCGATCTCGAACGTGGTCCCGTTCACCACGATGCCCGCCTGGTGCCAGTTTCCGTCGCAGATGTTCACCGAGCCGCCGTAGCTGGCCCCGATCGTGTTATTGCTGACAGCGAGGGCTAGCTCACCAGTGGTGTTTCCGATCATGAAAAAGAACAGTGTGACAGACGACTGCGAGTTCGGCGGGTAGGCCATCCACAGCGTGTATGCGTCGAAAGTCGGAGGGATGGCCGACGCCTGGAAGGAGATCAGCCTCGTCCAACCGCCGGCGGTCGGCGGCCCCGGGGTCGCGCTCGTCTTCGCGATGTTGACGAAGGTCTCGGGGAACTGCAGGGGCGGAGTCTGGTTCGGGTCGTTGGCGAACGCGGCGCACGTGCCGGTGCTCCCCAGCACGCCGCCGCCCGCGACCGCCGCGGACACGGAGGTGCCGAGCGTGATCGAGCCGGCGCCCACCGCGCTGATCTCGATCGGGGCCGGCACCCGGTTCCCGCTGGTGTCGGCCACGGATGTACTGCCCGCCGGGTCAGCGAGTTGATAAAAGAAGTTCGGGCCGAGCGCGAGGACCTCGGCGACGAACGGGCTCGGGAGGATGTCTTGGGCGATCTGCGCGAACGCGTCCGAGCCGACCGCGACCAGTTTGCCGTAGGTGCCCGACAGCTCCCAGGACTGCGGCCAGCGCTCGACTGCGCCGGTGAAGACGAAATAGGTCGGGCCCGGGTCCGTCCAGGTACTTGCGGACGAGGCCTGCTCGAACTGCCAGCCGGTGTGGTAGATCGTGTTGCTCGCGGTCGTGGTGGCGGGCGTCGTAATGGTTTCGGAGATCACGGCCCACACCGCCCCGGCCGGGGCGGTGCCGGTGACGGTGACTCGGGAGGACCAGGAGCCGGCCGGGACGGTGACCGCGGTGCCGCTGGAGGTCGAGATCACGGCCCCGGCCATCGAGTACCAGGTGATCGCAGGGGTGACTTGGATCGTGGTGTCGGCGGAGGTGGTGCGCATCGTGTACCACGAGCCGGTGTATGGCTTGAGCGCGGTGACCTGGACGCAGTCCGGCTGGGGCCCGACGCTGGCCTGCCCGAGCCAGTTCCCGGCGTACAGGGTCGCGTTCGAGCTCGTGGTCCCGGCCGGCGTGGTCCACGCCAGCGCCATGGTGTGCCCGGTGGGTGCGGGCGTGAGGAACTGGCCCTGGGCGAGCGTGCCGGCACTCGTGCCCGCGGTGACCCAGTAGTTTCCGACGGCGTCGTTGATCAGGCTGATGGACGCGGACCCGGTGGCGATCGCGCGGGGGAGCAGGTTCGCGGAGAGGGTGTGCGGCATCTGCCACGGGGTGGGCGTCGAGGAGTTCTCCCACTGCAGCCCGTCGAGCTGCCAGGTGGTCGACGCCGAAAGCGTCCCCGACGCGATCTCGATCTTCAGGCTGGCCGAATAGGCGTTGCTGGGGGCCTGCCCGGAGACCGTCAGCTCGCTCCAGGTCCCGGCGCCGGAGGTGAGGGTGACCGGGCTGCCGGCGGGGCTCGAGATGTTGGTGCCGCTCAGGTCGTACCAGAGCACCGAGACGCCGCTCGAGACGCTGTTGCCGGCCGTGATCCGGGCCTGGGCCTGGAAGGAGTACTGATAGCCCGGGATGACCGGGACCTGCTGGAGCACCGCCACGGTCGTCCCGGCGCCCGCGCCGGAGGGCAGCACGGCCTGGTAGACCTGCGTGCCCTGATGCGCCGAGCCGCTCGCGACGATCGAGATCGGGTAGCCGGCGTCGTTGACCACGTGCATCCGAGCCGGGATCGTCCCGGAGAACCCGGTGCCCTCACCCGCCGTCGCCTGATCGACCGACAGGAGGTTCACGCCGGTCATCGCACGGATGCGGCACCCGCGATACGGCTGAATGTCCGGGTAGTACGGGCCCGCGGTGTTCTCCGGGTCCAGCGCACCGTCCGAGTTGGCGAGCGCGAAATTCCACATCCCGGTCGGGTTGGTGGCCAGCTCGTACTGCTGGCCCCGCTGGACCTTCCACGCCCACAGCACCCGCGCCGACAAGTCCGTCCACCACGGCGGGGTAAGGCCCTGGTTTGCCGGGGCGTTGAAGGAGAACTCGTAGAAGAGTCCCGCCGGCCACGTGGCGATAGACACGGCTCACCCCCCGCTCGCGCTGTAGAAGTCCCCGCCGGCCGGTCAGCGCCGTCAGGGCGCTTAGCCGTAGGCGAGGCCCGAGTAGGAGGTGCGCTGCTGGAACTGCAGGGTGTCGGTGCGCATCAGGTCCGACAGGTCGCTCTCATGGATCAGACTGCCGTCGATGTGGAAGTGGTTGTGCACCACCGCCGGGCCCCCGCCCCCCGAACTCGAGCCGAGCGCGGCGTGCGCGGTGACGTACCCGTCGGTAGCCGGGGTGAACTGCTCGATACCCTGCTCCCCCACGGTGTAGGTGACGCCGCCCTGCACCGGGCCGCCCGACGCGCGCGCCTGCTGCCCGCGCGGGAGGTCCGTCGAGGTGACGCCGCCGGAGGTGTTCTCGTAGATCGTGACGGTGCCGGAGGAGGAGTTGATCCGCGAGATCAGCTGCGCGACGGCCTGCTCCGCCGGCCCGGGGTCCGCCGTAATGTCGATCTTCAGGTCCGAGAGGTTCTTGACCCCGAACAGCTCCAGGTTGAGCTGCTGGATCTGGCCCGCGGTCAGATGGGCCTTGCCCGCGGCCGTATCGAGCTGCCCGGCCATCTTCTGCAGCGCGGCATCGGCCTGCTGGGTCGATCCGGTCTGCTGGTAGATGTCCCCGGCCACCGTCAGCGCCTGCTGCGAGACGCCCTGAAACGCGGTGATGTTCTTCGCGCCGGCCGCGGTGTACTGGTCGACCGCGTCCTTCCCGCTCGTGATCGTCCCCGCCAGCCCGTCCAGGTCGGTCGTGAACGTGGCCTCCGCCGCGGTGGTCGAGCCGTACTGGCCGTACAGGGCGTTGAGCGCGCCGGTGTACGCGTTGGTCGCCTGCTGCGCCTGGGTGTAGGCAACCGAGGCGTTGATCGCGGCCTGCGAGATCATGCTCTGCCCGGCCAGCCCCGCGTTCAGGGCCTCGGCGTTGATCCGCGCGGTGACCGTGTTCGCACTCAAGGCCTCGCTCGCGGACTGCACGGCCTGGACGTACTCGTCGGTGCCGGGCACGAGCAGCGCCAGGTACTGCTGCTGCGCCGCAGCCGAGATCGCCTGCTGGCGCGCCTGGTACTGCAGGCTGGTCGCGCCCTCGTACACCGCCTGGGAGTACGACAGCGTCCCCGGAATCACGGTGTTGAGGTAGTTCTGCTGCGCGTCCGCGGTCACCAGCGCCTGCTGCGCCTGCTGCTGCATCTGCACCGTGGCGGTCTCCACCGCCGTCGAGAACGCGTTGGTGCCGGGCACGTCGTCGAGGATCGCCTGACGCTCGGCCTCGAGCTGGATCTGCGCGTTCTGCACCTCGGTCGTGTACGCGCCCAGGTCCGAGGCGATCTGGCTGGCGGACATCCCCTGCGCCTGCATGGACTTGGTCAGCGCGTCGAACTGCTCGGCGGCGAGTTCCGGATCGCTCTGGTAGAGCTGCGCGAGCGCGGTCCCGATGTCCTGGAGGCCCTGGGACCAGTGGCCGCCCGAGATGTTCGAGAGACCCACGAGCCCCGCTTCGAGCACCTGCAGGTTCGTCCCGCCCGTGAGCGTCGTGTCCGACAGGCCCAAGATCGCGGCCTCGACATTGCCCACACCCAGCGCCGTGTGGTCCCCCACCCCCGAGAGAGTGCTCAAGCTCGAGATGACCTGCGGGAGGTAGCCGATCAGGGAGAACGCAGCCATCTGGAGCATCCCCATGTGGCCGCCCAGTCCGCCCACGCTCGCACCCGCGTGCGCGGCTGCAGCATCCACCCCCTCGATGTCGGAGGCCGCCTGCTTCAACGGGGCACCGGTCGTGCCGAGGTTCATCGCGAGCAGGTCTTGGCCCTGGAGCGAGCCCATCGACCGGGCGAGCGCCGCCGCGGCCTGATCTCCCTCAGCCTCCAGGGTGGCGAAGAACAGCTGCCACTGTGCGAGCTCCTGGGCGGTGAACGCGCTGGTGTCCGCTTCGATGCCGGTCAGAGCCTGGGTCATGGCCGTGGCCAGGTTGTCGGACAGGAACCGGCCGCCCTGGGAGATCGACTGGAACAGGACGTAAGACACGTCGGCCGAGCCCGCCTGCTCGGCCGCGGCGGCTTCGGCGGCCGCCAGGCCGGCAGTGAGCTCCTGCTCGTACGCCTCGGTCGCCTGCGCTGCGGCGAGCTGCAGCTGAACCTCGAGCTGCTGCTCGACGGCCTGCGCGAAGCCTTCGCCTCCGGCATCCGAAAGGACTGCCAGGCGTGCCTCGAGCTGCGCGACCATGCCCTCGGCGAACTCGACGCCGGCCGCTGCGCCGGCCGCGGCCGCGGGGTCTTCGGCGAAGACCGCGAGCGCCGCAGCCGCCGCCCCGGAGAAGAACCGGCCGAACGCGTTGCCGGCCGCGGCGCCTTCTTCGGCCACGACAGCCTGGGCGCCGCCGAGCTCCGTTTCGAGCTGATCGACCACTGCATTGGCGTAGTCGCGCCCGGCCTGCGCCCCTTCCTCCGCCGCGGCCTCGGGATCCTGGCCCAGGACGAGACGCACCCCGGCGACAGCCTCGGAGAAGAACTGCGCGAACCGCCCCCCGGCCTCCGCGCCCTCCTCCCCGGCCTCCACCGCCAGCTCGACGAGCTGCTCGGTCACGGCCTGGCGCGCCTCGACGATCCGGGCGATCAGCCCGTCCGCTACCGGGGACCCGGTGGAGGCGACCAGCGCCTGCATCTCTTCGACCGCCGTCGCGGTCTGCTCCACCTGCTGCGCCAGCGCCTCGGCGACCTGCTCGCTCTCCGCCTCCACCGCCGAGGCGACCGTCGAGGTCAGCGTGCCGCGCATGGCCGACGAGAGCGCGTCCACCTGGGCACCGGTGAGGCTGCCCCAGTCCAGCCCGACCATGCCCATGGTGATCGCGTCGGCGAACGCGGAGACGAACCCCGCGCCAGAGACCTCGGCCTGAGCCCTGACCTGTTCGGTCCAGCCCTCGATCCCGGCATCGGTGAGCGCTTCGAACTGCTCAGGCGTGATCACCAGGGCGGTGAGTTCCTCGCGGTACGCAATCCACGCGGCCTCTGCGGCCTGCTGAGCCCCGAGTTTCGACGCCCGAATCCAGGATGATCCGTTGCCCTGCAGGATGTTAGGGATCATCGGGTCAGGGGGTGCCTGTGCCTCCTTGCCGCTGGCGAAGTCCTCGTAGTCCTGCTGCGTCTTGGCGACATTCGCACGCCAGTCGACTGAGGACGTGCTCATAGCCTCGGAGGCTCGTGCCGCAGCAGCCTCGACGCCCTGCTCGAGCGCATCGCCAAGGCTGGCCCCGACCTCCTCAGCGACCTGCGGAGCCTGCACCTTGACCTGCTCGACGACCTCGGCAGCCACTGAGGCGCTGGCAGATCCGGCCGACGCGGCCACACGCGACTGGATCGAAACAGCCACCGCATCCAGTTCTGAACTTCCCGCCTCCAAGGCAAGCGCGAACTGCTCGATCAGCTTGCCGCCGGCGGCGGACCCGACGGCGCTCATCGCGTTGCTCAGCGGCTCCCCGACCGCGTCCGCGGTCCGGGCTGCAGCAGCCTCAGCGCCGCGGACCGCGCCGATGCGCACCGCGTCGATCAGCGCGCCGCCACCGCTTGTCCCCTGCGCGGCGATCGCTCCCTCGAACGGCTCCCCGATGCTCTCAGCGATACTCGCCGCCGCCGCCTCGCCGGTCCCGGTGCCTCCGGCCTGCACGCTCGCGGTCAGCATCGCCCCGGCGATACGCCCTGCGCCGCGCAGAGCGTTGTTCAGCGGCTCGGCGATGGCCTCGGAGATCCTGGCGGCCGCGCTCTCCGCCTCTGAGACCCCGCCGACACCGATGGCGGCCGCCAGCGCGGCCCCTGCCGCTATGCCCTCCGCCGGCAGCGCGGCGAGCCCCGCGGCGATCCCGGCCGCCAGGGCGTGCCCGGCCCCGGCCCCTTCAGCACCGGCCTGATCGTGCACGGGCGCGAGCCCGCCACTGATCTGCTCGCCGACCTCGGAGCCGAGGCTGCCGAGCTCGGAGGAGAAACCCTCCTCCAACGCCGCGGCCGCCTGCGCGCCGGCGGCTTCGAGCGAGTCGGCAAGCTGGTCGGGGCGCACGAGGTCCTGCGCGAGCACGTCTCCCGCGGCGCCCGCGCCCTCCGCGATCCCCTCGGCCAGCGCCTCCCCGCCCCTAAGGCCCGCGGCCGCGAGGCCCGCGTCGAGCTCGGTGCCCACGTCCTCGGCCAGAGCGGCACCGACGCCGCCCATCTGCTCGCCCAGCGCCTGGGCGATCTCGTCGGAGTTGAGCGAGCCCAGGTCCGCGCCCGAGAGGGACGCGGAGAGCCCGGCGCCGAGGTCGAGGGAGGCGAGGATCGACTCGATCTCGGCGGCGCCGGAGCGCACCGCGGCGATGTCGCGGTCCCACATCGACAAGAAATCGTCGTCGTTGCCGTCGAGACGGGCGACGACGGGGGGAAGCTGCTCGCCGGACACGATCTACCCCCCGAACGCCTGGCGCCAGGCGGCCGCCATCTCTACCCCGATCGCATCGAGGGACGCGTCGATCGCGGGCTGAACATATGGCCGTTTCGGAAGGAAGGACTTGTGGTCCTTGCCGGCCCACCCGGAGAGCTCGTGGATGCGCGCGTACACCGTCGAGGGCCAGATCTCCGCGCTCGCCCCGGTCTCGGTCTCGAACGCTTCGGCGTAGACCTCGTCGTGCAGCAGCCCCGTGCGGTACGCGGGCGGCTCGCCCTGCGGTGCGACCGGCGGGTAGTGCAACCGATCAAGGTTGCTCTGAATCGCCGGCTTTACGATCTCATCCCCGCACCGCTCGACCCCGGCTACCGTGGCCGCGCGCACGCGCTCGCGCAGCGCCTGCATCGCCGCGATCGTCTCGAGATACTCGACGCTCAACCCCCGTGCACCTCCCTCAGCGACTTCACCACGGAGTCCCAGGTCGGGCCCATGCGCCGGTACTGCTCGGTGGCCCACCACGGCTGCGCGTCGACCACGGTCGCCGGCATGTTGTAGATCTTGAGCCACCACAGGTACTCGCTGATCTCCTCCTCGGGGGTCACCGGCCCGTCGTAGTCGACGGGGATCCCGGCCAGGCGCGCGGCTAGTCGCCGGCGCCCGCAGTAGGGGAGGTCGGATCACCCTCCTGCGCTTTGATCTCCTCAGGGGTCTTCGGCAGCGCCGGCGGGAACAGCGCGCGGCGGGCCGGGGCGAGCCCGGCCTGCAGCGCCAGGTCGTCGCCCCACGGCAGCTGCTCGAGCGAGTCCTCCCCGCCGTGCGCGTTCGGCAGCGCCAGCGGGTAGGACCAGTTCGTCACGAGCAGGGAGAGCAGCCCGGTGGTCAGGTCGTGCCCGGCCGTCGTGCCGTCGCCCGGCCTGATCGCCGAGTAGACGGTGCGCTTGTCGCCGCGGTTGAGCTCGTGCCAGTCGCGCAGCGCGATCCACGCCCCGGACGGCGTGTGGACCGTGGCGGCGCCGGTACTCGCATCGGCCTGCGCGCCCTCGTCGGACGCCGAGCGGAACAGTGCCTTGCGGATCGGCTCCACCGCGGACTGCAGGACGCCGTCATCGGCCCAGGAGAGCCGGTCCAGGGCGTCGGGAGCGGCGCTGGGCAGTGGGAGGTCGAAATCCCAGTAGGTGATCAGCAGGGTGAGCAGGCCCGTGCACGTCTCGAAGGCGGAGGTGCCTCCGTCTTCGCGGCGCGGGCAGTGCTCGAGCACCGCGCGCTTGTGGCCGCGGGTGAGCGAGCCCCACTCGCCGAGGGTGACGTGGTGGCCGGATGGGAGTGTGATGGTGCGCTCCGCGGTGTCGATGGCCGCCTCGGGCCCGCTCTCCTGCGTCAAATCAGTATCCTTATCAGTAGGTGTTGGGTGCGACGTTCGTCGTGATCGTGATCTTCAGCGGCGAGGAGCCGCCCGAGCCGCCCGCGTTGGTCGTGTTGAGCACGCACTTGAACGTGGTCTCGTAGCCCACCGCGGTCTTCGAGGTCTCCGGCTCGGCCGTCTCGAACGCCGCGAGCGCGATGTCGAACTGCACGGCCAGCAGGTTCGTGCCCGACAGGCCGTTCGAAATCACGTACTGCAGCTGCGGCTGCGTATTGTTCAACATGTAGAGCAGCGCCGTCTCGTCCGGCGCGGCGGGAACCGTGATCTTCCCTGAGGCCGACAGGCCACCGCGCTGGATGATGTACGGCACCTGCGAGTTGTTCGCCGCGTAGTACACCCCGAGCTCGCGCTTGATGTCGATCTGCGCGTCCCCGGTCCAGCCCACCAGCGTCCCGCCCGAGGCCGGTCCGCCGATGCCCACCGCCGTCTGCCACGCCGGGATCGGCTTGATCGACGTCCCGTTCGGGGTCGGCAGGGAGCCGAGCGTCACCGACGGGAAAGCCGTGGCCTGCCCGGTCCAGTTCAGCAGCGCGTTCTCCGGCTTGATCATGAACGACATCTGCGAGAGCGACGCGCCAGGGTACTGGCGCGCGCCGGAGGTCGCGGTCGGGCCCAGGTAGTGCGTCAGGGTGTGCGACGGCGGCTGCGCCGGCGCCCCGGCCGTGTTGAGCAGGCTGAAAGCGTACTGATACGGGCCGGTCACCGGCACCACCGCGGCGGCGGACGCCTGTGCGAAGGCCAGACCGGAGGCCGGCGCGGAGATCGGGATCGTGTACGGGCCCGAACCGGTCGGCGAACCGGTCGTCACCACCACCGCGGTGGCGCCGCTGCCGATCTGTACGAGCGTCGATGCCGGGATGGAGGCGACCGTCGAGATGCTCGTCGCGCCGGCCGCGGCCGCGGCGGAGAGAGTGGTCGACCCGGACCCGGTCGGGACCCCGGTGACGGCGAGGTCGCCCATCAGGTTGCGCAGGAAGAACCCGAGCCCGTCGACGAACACCGGGCCGCCGAGAGACAGGTTGCTCTTCTTCGTGCCCTGGATGATGTTGAACGCGTCGACCGCCATGCTCCCGCGCCACGCCTTGTCGTCCTCGAAGACGGGGACGTCCTTAGGCTTGAACGAGTCCAAGAGCTGGGTGAAGGTCATCGCGGTCGGGTTGCCCTGGAAGCTTTCGGCCCCGGAGATGCCGACGAACTGCTTGGACGGCGCCCAGGTGATGGGAGTGCTCGTCATCTCAGGCCTCCTGCACCGCTACCAGCGGCGCCTCGTTGTCCTTGGCCTGGTTGACCGGCAGATCCGTCGGCCGCCACCGTCCGTCCGGCGCCCCGTCCGGGAACGCGAACACGGTCGCCGGGAGTGCGGGGATGGCCGGGGACGCGAATACGCCCGGAGCCGCCTTGACCTCGGGGACCGCCGGGCGCGGCGGGTAGGCGGTGAGCGGAATGTGCGGGTACTGGGTCGGATCGCCCCAGGTGTACTCGTAGCGGTCGGTCGGCTCGGGCTCGCTCGCCGGCTCGGCGGCGGGCGTCTCGGTCGGCGCGGGGGCCGGAGGCTGGGACTTGGTTGCGGCCACGATGGGCCTCCTGCCGGTCGGCGACCGGTCACGCGGTGATGATCTCCGTGCTGTAGAACCCGATCTCGGCGACCGCGCCGAGGGTGCCACCGCCGAGGGTGACGGGCTCCGACCAGTGGTAGTCCAGGTTGTACGGCGCCTCGCCGGCTGAGAGGATCGCGTCCGGGCGACCGAGGGTGCGGCCGCCCGAGCGGATCTGATCTAGCGTCGCCTCGAAGATGCGGTCGAAGTCGTCCTGCGCCCGGAGCCAGTCCGCGTCTCCGGTAGGGCTCGGCGCCCAGAAATTGAGGATCAAGCTAATCGGGTGGTCGATCTGTTTCTCGCCGCTCTCGGCCCCGCCGAACGCGAGGCGCTTCTCCCGGCCGCGGGCCCGGACGTCGAGCAGTACGTAGCCCATCGCCCGCGCGGCGTTGTTGGAGGCGGTAAATTGCGGTGTCTGGAACGCCAGCTTGGCCGGGTAAACCTTGACCAGGCCTGGGATCTCGGCGGCCGTCAGCCAGTCGGCGGCCGCGTGGCGCACGAGCTCGCGGCTCATTATGCGACCCGGATGTAGTCGCCGCGCACCAGGAACTGCTCGGCGGTCGCCAGGTCGCCGCCAGCGCCCAGCGGGTCCTTCCCGACCTTGACCGGCTCGGTCGAGTTCGCGATGATCGCGGCGTTCCCGCGCATTTTGCCCAGGGCCTGCACCGCGAGGACGACGGCCTCCTCGACGTCCAGCGGCAGCCCGGTGACTGCGGCCCCGGTCAGGTGGTTGTTGGCCAGCGGGGTCGCGAGCGTCAGGGTGTTGCCGGAGACCGAGGCGACGTTGAGCTGCTCGCTCGGGGCGCCGTCGCGCAGGAACACCGGGGTGAACCCGGGCAGCACCCCGATCGCCGAACCCACCGTGACGCTGGTCGCGCCGGCGGCCGCGGGAGCGGCGAGGGTGGTGACCGGGTAGCCGTTGCCGTAGCTGTACCTGATGAACAGCGGATAGCCGGGGGGCCCGAAGCCGCCGCCGAACTGCAGCGGACCCTGGCTCGACATAACCGGCACGCCTCCGGCCATCACCACGATGCGGGTCGGCTCGACGCTGCAGCCGGCCAGCGACGCCATCTCAGCCATGGTGGCCGGCGCTGTGCCTGACCAGAAATCGGTCAGCTCGATCACCGGGTGGTACCGCGGCCGGAAAATGATCTGCCCGTACTGATTCATTGCGGCCTGGCGCTGCTCGGTGTCGATCGTCGCGGCCAGCACCTGCATGCAGATCGAGTCCACCCACGTCGAGGCGCGCCCGATCAGCTGGGTGAGCTGGTCCTCGCACTCCTGCGGCGTGCCTCCCGCCACGAGCGCGTCCCAAGGCGTGGGGGTGGGCGCCAGCTTGAACTGCTGGTTCGTCAGGTACGGGACATGCCGGGTCTGGGTCGTGAGCGTCGTGATGGCGGTCGGGGTCGTCATCAGCTCACCACGATCGTCCCGGCGGGACGGATCACTGTCTCGGTCGCCGTGGCGATCGAGAGCCACACGTAGTAGGCCCCGGCCGTCAGCGCCGTCACGCCGCCGGTGCCGATCAGGCACTGTGCGACGTAGGAGCCGATGTCCGTGGTGTCCCAGGACGCCGCGACCCAGTCCCCAGTGGCCGGCGCGTTGATCCCGGCCTCGAACGCCATCCGCACCGTATAAGAGGTCGGATTGACCGGCTGTCCGCCGGACGCGGCGAAAACCGGCACCTGCAGGTACTCGGTGGACGCGCTCGAAAGCCTCTCCTGCACCACGCCTCCCACCTGCCACTTCGCGCGCGGCTGCCCGACGTCGATGAGCATCGGCTACTCGGTCGCGGCCGGGATGAAGGCCTCCGGCCAGTCCGGGCCGAGGACCACGGGGGCGCCGGCCGTGACGGGCCCTCCGACGGCGAGCGGCGCGGCGTACCAGGTGCCGTGCTCGCACCCGGCGCTCGCCGCGCCTTCGGGGAGTCCGCCCGGGAAACAGCCGTGGCAGTACTCCGGCTCGGCCACGGCTGCGGCCGTAGGCGCTGGGGCCGGGGCCGGGGCCGGGGCCGGGTCAGTGCTCTTGTGTGGACGCGGCGGCATCGTTGCCCTCCCTGACGCACTCGCTCCCGCACCGGGAGCAGGACTTGAAGAAGGACCCGAAGCCGCAGGACGTGCAGCGGTAGCCGTTCTGGCGCCGGAACGCGCCGCGGAATGCCTGCCAGGAAGCCGGCAGGTTCGCCGACTTCGAATGGACCTTCGCGTCGGCCTCCGGCATCTCGAAGAACCCGTCGCGCGCGGCGTACTCGCGGCCGTTGATGACGGTGGCGACCTGGCGGCGGTCCTCGGCGGGCACGCGCATGCTGCTCCTTCGGGTACGGCGAAGGGCCGCACCTGTCGGGGTGCGGCCCTTCGCGGTGTCGGCTACTCCACTCCGACCAGCGCGCCCATCCATGCGGGGGCGTAGTGGACGAGCGTGCCGTACTGGTAGGTGCTGGAGTCGTACGTCATCTGGATGTCCGGCCAGTCAATGGCCATGTACTCCTGCACGTTGACCGCCGCGACCGGCGCCGGGATCTGCGCGTCCGGGATCGGCAGCGAGACCGACCGGACCATCGCGCACCCCGCCGGCATGTAGCGGTGCACCCGGATGTCCACCACGCGGCTCGTGGCCGGGTTGACGTACCCGGTCACGGTCGTCGACATCGTCACGCCGGCATCGCCCGTGACCACGTTGGTGCGGTAGCCGGACGCGGCGCCGTTGGTGCCGCCGATCCGCATCAGCTGGTTGAGCTCGGTGCGGATCGCCGCGGTGAGCCACAGCTCCTCGGGGTCGGCGCCGTTGGCCGTGAACATCGTCGTGAACATCGTGTCGAACTCGACGCCGGGGTTCGCCGTCGAGAGCGTCCCGTTGATGCGCTTGAAGTACCCGGACTGAGCCGGGTCCGTCAGGATGCTCAAGAAACCGTCGTAGCCGTTCGGGTTCGCCGAGGTGTCGCTCGTCGACGGGTTGGCGCCCGAGGTGCCCGGCGTCGTGGTGATCGTGACCGAGTTGCCGATGAACGTGCCCTGGAAGTGGGCGTTGGTGGGCCCGGTGGTCGTACCGACGTAGTACGCGTAGCCGAGCGACCCGGACGGCTCGGTCCCGACCGTGATGGTGATGGCCGACGCGCTGGTCGTCGCACCGGTGTTGACCACGGTCGAGGGCACCGACTCGAGTGACCCGCCGCCGGTCGAGGGGCCCGACAGGGCCGTGACGTACACGTAGTACGTCGCGTTCGCGATCGTGGCACCCGAGCCGGAGGCCACCGCGGTGATGGCGCCCGGCGCGGCGATCGCGCCCTCGTACCCGGTGCCAGAGCCGCGCCCGTAGAGCATGGCGCGCTCCTCGCCGAGCAGGTGCGCCCACAGCAGCGCCGTGCGGCTCAGCGCCCGCAGGTCGTCGAACCCGAGGCCGGCGAAGAAGGAGACCCAGTCGACCGCGTCGGAGAAACCGAGCTCGACGTAGCCGACCGAGTGGGCGTCACCGGTGTAGGTGATCTTCGGCGGCCGGTTCAGGCTCAGACCGCCCCACGTCGACGTGGTCGAGGTCGACGAGAAGAACGGCAGCGCGCTCGCCGCACCGCCGGCGATACCGGCGTTCGTGTACGACAAGATCCGCTTGAACTGCCGGGCGTTGCCCTGGCCCTTGGGCCGCGGAATGCTGTTGCGCAGCGGCGTGTCGTGCGGCACCAGCTGCTTCGCCGGCGCTTCGAGGTCGTAGGGCACCAGGCCCTGGACCGTGGCGCCAGAGATGGCGTTGACCGGGCTCGTCGGAGTCCAGTCCTTCGTGATGTTGGACTTGAGCAGCTCCAGGTCCGCGGCCATCGCCGCGGCCTGGTCCCCGGTCAGGGACTTGGTCAGCGACTCGAGCGCCGCCGCCATCCGGTTCGGGTCCGCGATCGCCTTGATCAGCGTCTTGGAGTGCCGATCCCAGTGCAGGCGACCGGAGTCGGTCATCGCGAGCGACTCGGCCATCGCGCCCTTGAAGGCCTCCAGGCGCATCGCCTGCTCGGCCGGGCTGAGGGCGTCCGCGAACATCTGCTCGAGGATGCCCGCCGTCATACGGGAGGACATTTCGGGGTGCTCCGGCCGCGTGGCACGCGGCGTCGGGCTACGTCAGGAGGAGGATCCGGCCGTCTCTTCGGCCAGCGCCATGTAGGCCCGCCGGATCGAGGGGTCACCGGTCTGCTGGGCGACGGACCGGTAGTAGGCCGCCTTGGTCAGGGTCTCGGGCTCCCGGCTCGGCGCCGTATCCGGCGCGATCAGCACGGGTCCGCCGGGAATCGGCGTGTCCAAGACCGTCTTCAGCTGGGTGCTGAGCGCCTCGATGCGCTCCTCCTGCTCCCGCTTGGTCTCGGTCAGCGCGGTCACCGACTTGCTGAGGTCTGCGACCATCTTCACCAGATCGGTACCGCTCTGATCACCGATGGTAGCGCCGGTGGGGTCTACGGGGGAAGTACCTGCCGCCTTGGCCGCTGTGGCGGCTGTGGTGACGGCTTCCGCGTTGGGCTGAGCGCCACCGCTCATCTTCTTCGCCTTCTTCCGTGCCGCCTTCCGGGCGGCCTTGTCCCGATCGGCCTGCGCGGCATCGGCGATCGCCTGCGCGCCGTCGCCGGGCCCACCGGGCATGTTCTTGATGTCGTCGCCCCCGGAGTCCGGAGTCGGCGCGGGCCTGGTCGCGGTCGCCGCACCGATAGCACCCGCTACCCCGGACGGGCCGCCCGAGGCTCCCTTCGCGGTGTCCGAGCCGCCGGCCCAGTCGTCCGGCAGGAGGTTGGTGGCGCCCAGGGCCTTGGCGCGGGCGATGAGGTGTGCCTTGGCCTTGGCCTTGTCGCCGGTGTAGTTGCCCAGCCGGCCGACAGCCGAGCGCAAGTGGTCCCTGTCCGGGATTGGGAAATCACCGTTGGGCATGGCCACGCCCGACTTCGCGTATGCCCGGCGCTGCGCTGCGGTGAAGCTCTTGAAAAGGTCGGCTTCGACGTCCAGGCCGATGTAGACGATCGGGGCGCCGTCCTCGTCGAAGTCGTAGGGCTCGTCTGGATCGTCCGCCGCGGCCTGCTCGTTCTGCAGCCAGCACGTCACCGCGCTCACGGCCTGCAACAGGATCCGGATGTCGCAGGCCTCGTCCAAATACCCGGCGGCGAGCTCCTCGGCCTCGTTGCAGATGAGCTGACCGAGCAGCCGCATCACGGCCTTCCCGCCCGCGATGTCCGGCGCCTCGTCCTGCAGCCCGTCGGGCGCGACGGCCTTGATCGCGTCCTGGGGCAGGAGCGCGATGGCGCCGGCCCGGTCGCGCACTGCTGCCTTGCCGGCGACGGCGAGCGCGAGCTCCCGGTCAAAGGCTGGCGCGGTTGGCTCCGCGCCCTGCGGGTCGTCGACCATGGCCGCCTTCGCGAGGTCCCCGGCCTCGGCCGGCTCCCCGCTCTCGGGCTCGGCCTCGACCGGGGCCAGCTCGCTCGAGCCCTTGGCCGCCTTGGCGATCGCGACAGTAGCGGTCGGGTTGCACGGCCGGTCGACCAGGCTGAGCTCGACGATCGTGCCACCGACGATCCGCCCGCCCGGCGCGTCCGCGTCCTTGACCACGCGCGCGTTCCGGATCCCGATCGAGTAACCCTTGTACGTGCCGGTCTCGACCTTGTGCGCCGACTCGCGGTCGGTGATCAGGGACTTGACGAACCAGTCCTCACCCGACTGGCTCGTCTCGATACCGACACCGGCAGCGACGGGCCCGTGCATGGCGCGAAGGTTGCTCCAGCGGGCCCAGTCCGGCATCGCCGACTTGAGCCACCCCGGGTCGCACACCTGCTCGTCCAGGTCAAGGTCCGGGCCCGTGGCCTTGCCGAACACCACGAGGTCGCCCTCGTCGGTGCGCTCGAACTTGACGATCTCGCCGGCAAAGGCGTGCACAAGCGACACGGTCGCCTCCTCGCCGCGCTCGGCGGCCGATGGGTCAGGGTCGTGCTGGGTTGAGCACCGGCAGCAGCGCGCACCGGTCGTTCGGGTGGATCGGGGGCGCCGCGTCCCCGGACGGGAACGCCATGCCAACCTGGATGGCGCCTGCGGCCGCGTTCTCGTCGCAGGCCTTGCACACCCGCTCGTCCTCCGCAGTGGCCCAGAGGTGCTCGCGGATCCCAGCGCGCTGGTAGGCCGCGACGGTCGCCGCGGACTGCGCGGCGACGAGCTCGGTCAGCGCGAGCCGGTAGGCGCGGTCCGGATCCTCGAGGAACGCGTAGAACCGCGCCTTGATCTGGTCGGCGCCTTCGCCGCGGGCGACCGCGTCCGCCATGATCCGCGCCAGGGCCCGCAGGCGGGTGTTGGCGAGCTGCGCGGCCATGCTCTCCGCGCGGGCCTCGAACTGCCGGTACGCCGCGTCGTCCCCGATCGACTCGAGCAGGCGCCGGGTGACGCCCTGCTCGGTGCCCGGGCGCCACCCGCCCCAGTTCACAGAGTTCACCCCGTCGAGCGCTGCGGCCGCGGAGCGTACCCCGATCCAGTAGCCGTCCGCGTAGATCGCAGCGAGCAGCGGGGCGAGGATCGCGGCCAGGTGCAGCGCGACGCCGTGCGAGGCGAGAAACATCCCGAACGAGGCGATCCGCCCGCCCTCGAACGCGGGCCCGGGGACGGTCGGCTGGCCGAGCTCGGCGATCGCCGCGCCGGTGAGGAATCCGAGGTCGAGCGCCGCGAGGGCGGCGGTGATCTCAGCTGCCCAGTGCTGGGCGGCCTTCACATCGACGCTGTGGCCGGCCCATCGCCGGCGCCCGCTTTTGGGCCCGGATCAGCGTCCTTACCGAAGACCGCGGTCACACCGACCGCGTCGGGCGCGACGATCCCCGCGTCCAGCGCCTGGTCGGTGAGCAGGTGCTCGAAGCGGAACGCCCGCTCGTGCGCCGCGGCGCCGCCCTTGGCCAGCCACCGCTGATAGGTGCTCGCCTCGGCCCAGCCCTCCGGGCTGATCGCCTTGTGGCTGGCCCGGGTGTCCTCGTCCTCGGTGGGGTGCTTGGGTTCGGGCCCGGAAGGGCTCGTGAGCTGCTGGTTGTGCAGCGTGTCCCACGGGCCGATCTCGGCATGGACCTGGCCGACCCAGGCGAGCGCGGGCCGGCCGAGGTTGCGGAACGCGCTGGAACGGTGGTGGCCGTCGACCACGATGTCCTGCTCGCCGTGCGGGGTGCGCACGAGGATGATCGGGCTCTGTTTGCCCCTCTTGATCCGCTTCTCGAACCGGGCGACCTTCTCCGGCTCGTGCGCGGCCCGCCACGTGTCAGCGTTAGAAAAATCAATCTGGCGCAACGGCACCTCGACCGGGCCGCGCCAGTCCGCCTTGAGCACCCACCCGAGCGCGGAGCGCGGGTAGTCCGCCAGCAGCTGGTCGAACACCGCGTGCGCGGCCTCGGCGCCGGACAGTACCTGGTCAACGGTGGCGCCCTTCGCTGCGGCGGAGGCCTTGGCCGGCTTGCCCTTCCCCGCCTTCGCCGGCTTTCCCGGCTTCGGCGCCTTCGGGCCCTTCCCGGTAGTGGGAGCGGCGTCTGACGACGCGCCAGCGCTGCGGGTCGGGGCCGGCTGGGCGGGCTGCCCGGGGTTGTCGCTGGCCGGTGGGGCGCCGGGGGTGTCCTCCTCCGGGCTCGCGCTGCCGGGGGCTGCACCGGCTTCGGGGCCGCCGGAGCCGGGGGGTGCCTGGGCAGGCTCGATGAGCATCCCGGGCGGCGCGGTCTCCGACGCGCCCTCCAGGAAAACTACGCCGCGTGCGGTCTGCAGCTGAGGCATGTCAGCCTCTTTAAACGCGTAGCGTGGCTTGCCCTGCCGGTCGCGGTCCTCGTTAATCGTCAGGCGCCCGGATTGGACCCGGTTCTGCGCCACCTCGTCCTGCGCGGCCTCGTCCTCGGACTCGAGTCCGAGGAATCGGAAGGTCAGCTCGGACGGCGCGTTGAGAAACGCCTGGGAGAGTTCGACGATGATCTCTTGGAGGGCCTCGGTCGTCGGCCTGGTGCCGATCCGGTACTGGATGTCCTCCTGGCCCTCGTGGAAGCCCGTCGAGCCCAGGCCTCCGGGCTCCTGGAACCCGAGCTCGGAGCTCATCAGGTCAAAGAACCCTGCGACCATTTTGATCAAGTGGAGGTCGTAGTCCGGCTTGTACTGCGACTCCAGGCTCGACGGGAGGACCGGCTTGAACCCCTTCGGCGGGATGACCACGCGCTGGCGGGCCGCGGTGTTCCCGGCCAGCTCGTCGTTGAGGTCCGCCTGCCACTGCCTGCGCTGGAGCAGGGTCAACTGCTCGCCGTTGTAGTCCGGCACGAGCCACGCGCGCGGGATCACCCCGTCGTCGTACTCCGAGAGCATCCAGCCCTGCCGGCGCAGGTACAGGCGCGCGGAGACCAGCGCCTGCTCGACCGGCGGAAGCCCGTACGGCGACCCCTTCGGGCGCGGGTTCTCCCGGTGGTAGTAGAGCTGGTCGCCGATGTACGCGTTCGGGACGACGATGCCCTGCGCGGTGCGCTCGAGCGTAGGTGTGAACTCGCCGCGGGGGAATCCGTAGAGCTCCTGCTGGTACGCGGGGTGCGGGGCGACCGGGAGCGCGCCGCGGTTGTCGCGTAGCGGCTTGATCGTGTCCCCGGAGATGATCTCCAGGTCGGTCACCGTGCGCCCGTAGGTCATCCGCGGGTAGACAGCGACCGCGTCCAGGGCGAGGTGGTCTTCGAGCAGGGCGTTGACCCACACGCCGAAGCTCATGTTGTTCGACTTCCAGGGCTTGCGCCAGAACTCGGTCAGTCGGCCGATCTCCGGCTGCAGGCGCTGGCGCAGCTCGTACTCGACGTCGTCGCGAGAGGCGGTGCCGCGCGGGTGCGCGCCCATCGCGACCTCGATCGCGTCATCCGAGATCACCCACGCCCACCGCAAGCCTCGGATGTGCTTTTTGCGCAGCTGAATGCACCTGCGGATGATGTCGACATTCATCGACGCGCCGCGCAGCACGTGCCAGGGCAGCGGGCGCCCGGAGCCCGGGAGGTTGGCTCCGACGTCGTACTCGTCGATGCGCGGCTCCGGCCGCCCCGAACCGTCCGGGCGCGCCGGGTCGAGCGGCGCCGGAATCAGCGGGTGCATCGGGCCGAACGGCACGAGGTCCATCGGGTCGCGCGGCATCGCGCGCATCCCGTACATGCCCTCGCGCGGGATCTGGCCGGCGCCGGTGAGCGTGTTGATCGCGTCGAGCGCGCTCATCATCGCCGGCGCCGTCGCCGAGCGGTGGCTTGCGGCCGCGGCCCGCTGGGCGAGCGCGGGCGAAACCGACTTCCCCGCGATCCGGCTGCGGACCCGCGTGAGCACGCTCATGCGGGCCTCGCCGTCGGCCGGGTCGTGCGACCGGCTTCGATCGGCCGGCGGGCCCCCCCGCAGGCCGGGCACACCCAGACCACCGGGCCGCCGGTGCGCGAGCGCCGGGCCTCAGGGGCCTGCTGGGACGGGCAGTGCTCGCAGTATGCGAACCACGGCAGGGGGCTCTTCTTCGCCATCGGTTACCCGCCTCCCTTACTCGCGGCCAGCTCGCTCATGTACTCGTCGGTCTCGGCGAAGTGGACGTAGAACCTCGCGAGCGCCTGGGTGGTCGCATCGACCCGGTCGTCGTGGCTCGCCCGCGGGAAACTGCAGAGCTCTTCGACGTAGTCGCCGATCCAGGGCGCCAGGGAGGGGTGCGGGAGGTGGACGTTGCGGGCCTCGAACAGCGGGCTCACGGCGTGCGCGCGGGCGAGCTTGGAGTCGACCGGGGTGATCGGGATCAGGCCCGGCACTTTGCGCCTCAATGTATTGATGACGGCGGGGCCGTTGGCCTTGTCCTCTACGAGGATCGCGATGGACTGCGGCCACTTGTGGTGCAGGGCCTCTGTGGCCTGGCAGGTGCTGGTGAAATCCAGTCGGTCATAGACCTGGTCGAGCAGGAAGCAGTCCGCGCCCCGCCGGCCCCACACCTGGCCGCACACGAAGTCCGAGCCATCGGTGTCCTTGAACGCCATGTCCCAGCTGGTGATCACCGAGTCCACGCCGAGAGCGCGCCAGGCTCCGTCCGGCATCTGGACGCAGCGCGGCTCCTCGTAGAACACGATGTGCTCGCGCTTGAAGACCGCGCCCTCACCCGGCGAGGGGCGGCCCTGATACAGCGCGTTGAAACCGCGCGCGCCGACCTGCCGGCGGATGCGCTCCCACATCCGGCGCGTGCGCAGCCGCGCGGAGCGCAGCCAGGTCCCCGGTTCCCGGCCGAGCGGGTCGGACTCGCCTTCCTCCGGCTTGTGGTCGGCCAGGGCCGGGATGTTGATGTGCGTCCACTCCTCGGCGGATTCCGAGGCGAGCAGTCGGCCGGCGAGATCATCCTCATGCCAGCGGGTCATCAGCAGCACGACGGAGCTGCCGGGGCCCAGCCGGGTCGCGCCGACCTCGGTCCACCAGGCCCACGCGTTCTCGCGGTAGGTCTCCGAGTCGGCCTCGGCGCGGCCCTTGACCGGGTCGTCGATGATCATGACATCGACGGGGCGCCCCGTCAGGGCGCCGCCGATGCCGACGGTGACGACGCCGCCCTGGTGGCCTTCGAGCTGCCACTCCTGCGCCGCGGAGGTGTCGCGCCGCACGGACAGGCCGAGCTCGGGGTGGCTCCAGATGTCGTTGCGGATCGCCCGGCCCCAGCGGCGCGCGATCCCCGCCTCGTAGGAGACGATCGCGATCCGCAACTCCGGATTGTGCAACAACAGCCACAGGGGAAAGGACCTTGATACTCTCTGGCTCTTGCCCTCCTGCGGGGGCATCGTCCAGATCAGCCGGTCCAGCGATCCGTCGTGGACCTTCCGGAGGTGCTCGTCGAGCAGTTCGAGCGCCTCGGTCTCGATCATCCGGAAATCGAGCCGCTTGGCCAGCGCGCCCGGGGTGGGCAGCGCGGCCGCCGAGCGCCGGCGCGCCTCGTCGCGCTCCCGGGCCCGCAGGACCCGGACGGCCTCGAGCTTCTGGAGGCGGCTAGGCTTCGGGCTCGCCGTAGGCCGCGACGAGGCGGGCGTACTCAGCGTCGAGGGCGTCATCGCTGATCCCCCCTGCAGCAGCCGGCTCCGTTCCCGGGTTGAGCTTCGCGACCCGCTCCTGGATCTTGACCATGCGGTCGATAGCGGCGTACCGCGGCGCGTAGTCGATCTTGAATGAGCCGTCCGGGTTCAACATCAACTTCCCGGCCTGGCTGTGCTCGTAGTGCACAGCCTCGAGAGCCTCCATCGCTTTCTCGGTCATGATCTCGAGTTGCAGCATCTGCACCGCGCGCAGATCCTCGGCCGCCTCAGCCGGGATCGCGGCCAGCGCCGCGTTCACCGCCCGGCGGGCGTTGTGCCGGTCCCCGTACCCGAGCTCCTCGGCAATCCGCGGATATGAGATGCCGCGCGCCTTCATCCGGCAGGCCTCGGCGTCGCGCTCGGCGCTCTCCGGCGTGCGGGTATAGCGGCCGATCGAGTCACGGCCTTTGAGACCGCTGGTCTCGGTCATGGCTGCCTCCCTCTCCGGCGGGGATGACGACGTGCGTGCCAGACGCTCGCTACGGGACGAGGGTCCACGCCCAGGACGGCGTCCCGGAGTACGTCAGGGTGATCGAGTGGCCCGAGGGCACCGTGAAAGCCCCGGACGTCGAGAGTTGGTTGACACCGTCGATGGCGACCTCGGTGACGGTGCCCCCGGCGAGGTGGATCTGCGCGTTGCGCCAGAACGGATTGAGCAGCGCAGTTCCGCTCGACGGGATGGTCGGTGGTGTGACGGGCCCGACGGCCTGGTCCAGGTTGGTGATCTCCAGGGCGATCGTGCCGTTGACGACGTCGACGGCGGTGGCGCCCGAGCTCATCGCGGCGCTCAGGCTCGCGCCGGAGTTGCCGTTGCTCGCGATCCCGATGCGCCCGACTGCCGGGGTGGTCGAGACGTCTTTGACGATCGCGCCGGAGCCCCATTCCACGTCGAGGCAGTTGATGTCGAGTTTGTTGAATCCGCCGTTGAGTACGACGAGGTTCACGCAGTTCTCGATCGAGACGTAGTCGAAGTGGTTGCGGTGCGGGAATCCCGACCCGGAGAAGGCGACGAGGCCGTCGTAGCAGTTGATCAGCCGTACGTTCGCGCCCTGAACGTGCTCGTAGACCTGCAGGCCGATCACGAGGCCTTCGCAGGAGAAGTTCCCGATGTTGCACTGGTCGTTGTTGCCAGGCAGTGGCATGGCGACCCCGAAAGCCCAGTTCGGGTCGGGGATCTGCGGGGCGCCGGTGGATGCGGAGAGCGCGAGCACCGCGGCGTTCGGCAGGTTGGCCGAGCCCATGCAACGGAAGTCCGCGCCGCAGATCTGCGGGTTCGTCGGCACCTCGATCGAGACGCCGTCCATCACGACCTGCACGTTCGACCACGAACTCGGGGGGTCGCCCATGAAGTGCGGGCTCGGACCGCCGATGACACTGACCTCACCGGTGGCCGGCAGGCTCGCTCCGGCCGCCCAGGTCGAACGCAGGACCGCGCCGGCGCGCTGCGGCGTGGTCTGCTCCCAGTTGTACAGAGCCGTCTGGTCGCGGGTGCCGACGAACGCGAGGACGAGGTGCTGCGCCGACTGCGGCTGTGCGGGGATCGGCAGCTGCGCGGAGCCGAGGAACGTCGCCCCGTTGAAAGCCGCACCGGTGATCGGTGCCGAGGCCAGGAGGTAGGTGGCCGGGTCGAGCAGGATCTCGGCGTAGCCGTGGTTGGCGACCGCGTAGTTGAACGCCGCGGCGACCGCGGCGCGGATCGCGGCGGTGTCGTCCGTAGCGTTATCGCCCGCGGCGCCGTAGGCCTTCACATAGAACTGCCACGGCTCGTAGGGGTGGGTGTGGCCGCTGTCAGCGGCCAGCCCGAGAGAGCCAGCCGCCCCGACACCGACCGGCTCGATGTGCGCGGCGGTCCCGTCGATCTGGATGACGCCCGCCGCCGAGGTGGAGGCGCCCGGGGGAGCCGATGGAGTGCCGTGCTGGTGGTCCCCGCGCGAATAGGCACTCGCAGTACCCGGCGCTGACCCGATCCCGTAACTGGTCGCCGCCTGCACTGTCGAGGAGGGCGTTCCGCCGCCGCCTCCGCCGGGCTCCCAGCTCGCCGTCGACGAGCTCGTCGCTGTGAGCACGTTCCCGGCCTCGGGCGTCCCGGACGCGGCGATCGGCGTGGTGGTCGTGATGACCGTCGATGCCGGCGGCAGCGGGGAGGCGGGGGAGAATTTTGAGACGTCGACGCTCTCGCCGAGGGTGGAGGGCAGCAGGACCGGGAACGCCCGGGTCGGGATGGGCCCGGTGAGGTACTCGGCGAAGTTCCAGACCCAGCCTGTCGGGATGAGGTTCTCGTTATCGGTGCACGGCAACATGATCGAGAATTTGCCGCCGTCGAGGTTGACCGTGACCGGGGCCGCGCGCAGGATCACCAGACCGGTCTGGTCGGTCAGGTCGTTGCTCGGGGTGAAGGTGACGCACCCGCCCATCGGGCCGCCGGCGCCGGTGGGGTAGGTGCCCGTGACCGTGATCAGTGTGAGGTCGTCCGGCAGCAGCACGCGTCACCGCCCCGGCCGCCAGGCTGCGGCACGTCTCGAGTCAGCGCGCGGGTGCGAGGCGAGCGATCTCGCTCGGCGTCACGTAGCCGGCCCACCTGCCGTCATTGAACAACTGCCACCCGCCGCGCCGCGCCGCCTCGTCGACCCACTGCGAGCAGATCATGTGGTGGGTCGAGCCGATGTAGGCGCGCAGGCCGGGGGCCGGGATGTGCAGCCGGTGCGCGGCGAGCGCCCCGTAGTCAAGGTACGAATACGGGGTGCCGAGCATGGCCCGGGCCGCGGCGACCACCGCGGTGCGGTACTCATCGGGGCACGGAACCCAGATGATGGACGCTGGCACATACTCGTCGAGGTCGAACTCCCGCGCTCCTCCGGGCTGCGCCTCACCAGCCCGGCCGCCCCCGAACGCCATGAGGCAGTGCTCGGCGGTGGTGAACCCGTCTCCGTTGGCCCACTCCAGGAGCTCGATCACGTGCCCGGCCTCGCCGCGGATCTGCGTGCACCCGATGTCGCCGGGCTGCGGGTCGTACGGCATCTACCCGTCCCCGCTCCCGGCCGGCGCCGGCTCCCCGACTCGCATCTCCGCCACGAGGTACCGGTGTCGGACAGTGCGGTACCGCTCGCCGGTGAATTCGGCGTCCATCCGGTCGAGTTCCACTGCCTGCGCCGGGGTGAGGGTGCCTTGGTTCCCGAGCGAGCGGCGGCCGCGTTCGCAGTGCGCGCGGTACTCATCGGTTGGCACCGGCGTGAGCGGAGTGCCACGCAGCGGTTCTCCGCTCTCGTTGCAGAACTCGACGAGCTGACAGTGAACGAACGTGTCGATACCCGCGTTCATGTGCAGCTCGAGCGCGCCTGGTAGAGGTTCGCCGCTGTCCGCGTCGACGATGCTGATGGCGCTCGTAGGGAGCAGTTCGCTGGGCGCGGCTGGCCATGTGATGATGACCCGGCCGTCGAAGTCCATCCGGCTCATCTCAGGCCGATTCATCGTTGGTGACGACGTACCAGTCCTCGGCGAGCACATCGCTTTGGGATGCGAGCCACGGCACGAGAGAGCCCTGCGCCGTCATGATGTCGATATGCGGCTTGTAGACGACCTGCTGGCCCACGAGCTCGGGGGCAGCGAGCCCCAGCGGCCGGTCGGCAATGACCGTGATCGTCGAGCCCGGCACCAGGATGAGCCACTGGCCGGGAGCGTTGAAGCCCTCGCGAGAGACCCGAGCACCGGCCCGCAGTGCGGCGACGGCGCGCCCGAAGTCCATCAGGCGACTGCTCTCAGTGAGGAAGTTGCCGATGGTCGCAGCGAGGGGGTGGGACGGCTGGTAGGCGACCGTACGGTAGCCGTTCTTGTTGGCCGCGGACCAGCGCTCGAGCTGCTCGGGGCTCGGCCGGTCCGCGAAAAGCGCGACCGAGGTGAGCCACAGTGTCTCGGCGCTGTCGCCGTGCACGCGCAGGTTCACGGGCTGCCGCTCGACTCCGTCGAGCTCGAACGGGTCTCCCCACGTCCTCACGACCAGCGCTGGGGCGATGTCGGAGCCGTTGTTCTGGCTCGGGTCGAGCAGGACGTGGACGACCTCGCCGATCCGTGCACCGTGCATGCCTAGGCCTCCGGCGCGGCCGCGGGTGCCTCGGCCGGCACTGAAGGATCTGGTGCCGACGCCACGGTCACGCCGGTGACGGCGGTCTCGACGTCGTGTTCGGCGTCGGCTGCGACCTTCTCACCGTCGGCCTCAGCCTCGGTCTCGACGGCCGGAGCATCGCCCCTGAGCCTGTCGAAGACGGACCGGAAGGCGTCGGCGAGGTTGTGCTCCTCGTCCTCGAGCATCGAGATCAGCTTGTGCAGCTCGGTGAGCGCGGCGTTTGCCATGAGTTACTCCAGTTGGGAGAGGGGTTCGATGTCGCCGACACGGCGCAGCAGCACCTCAAGGCGCTGTCCTTGCCAGGACCCGGACATCAGGACGGTGCGGCCGTTGTCGATGACGGAGTCGAGCTGGACCTGCTGCTCGGAGCCGTATGGGTCGTTGCTGCGTACGGCGATGAGATCGCCGACGCGGGGAGGCCGGTAGAAAAGCATCTGGCGGTCCGCGGTGTGGGTCGGCTGCTCAGCCCGGATCGGTGCGAGGGTGGCGGTCGGGCTGATCTCGTGCTCCTGGTGGCGCGGGTCGTCGTGTGCTGTACGGGGGTTCCGGCGCGCTGCAGTGTTCCCTCACGAAACCGCGCCGGAAGAATGGGGGTGAGCGGTGCCCGGGCCGGTGTCGTTGGCTTTTCCGGGCCCAGTGGGCCCTCCACCTCGGCCGACCCGGGCAGCGGGGCGTTCAATGCGTCGGCGGTTTCGCGTGATCGCTGCCGTCGGCGTCTCTGTGCGGTCCGCCCAAGGCCGCGGCGAGATCTATATCAGAAGTTTGAGGATGCCACGCACATTTCAGCAGCCAGCGGGCCTGCAGCGCGGGTGCTGCTCCCGGAGCGTGGCCGCACCGTCCCGTAGCCGCTGATGGGTTCGAACCACCGACAGCCTCTTTGTAGGAGAGGAGCTCTGCCAGCTGAGCTAAGCGGCCGTGCCGACCGGTTCCGTCGGCCGGCGGGTGGACCAGCGCGGATTCGAACCGCGAACCTGTTCTCTGCCGAAGAGCCGCTCTGCCGTTGGAGCTACAGGCCCAGGAGTAGCGGTTGCCGGCTCTGCCCCGGCGATCTCTGGGTTATGAGCCCAGCGAGATGACTAGCTTCTCCAAACCGCGTAGAACGATGGTACGGCGCACCCGCCCAAGATCGCATCCGAATATGCGAAGAGCCGCCCAGCGGCGGGCGGCTCATGCATTGCGGCGACTACTCACTGATTTCGGACGCACTGCTCCAGGGGCAGCATACGACGCCCGAACGGCGAGTATCAAGTGGGACCCTCCGTCCGCCGTGGCCTGCCGAGGCGGCGCCGGATCCTGTCCCAGTTCTCGAGCGCGGCGCTGTGGCGTTCGGACTCGACGTTGACCACCTCGAACTCGTTGAACACCGCGCGTCCGGAGACCGGGTCGATATAGCGAGGGAGCCGGCCGGCGGCGATCCAGCGTTCGATGGTGCGCCGGCTGCGGCCGGTGATCTCGATGACTTCGGCGAGCGTGAGGGGCTTGAACAGCGGGTCGTCGGCCGGCGGCGGGATCACGTCGAGGCCTTCGTCGAGACGTAGGTGAACGGGCCGCGCACTCCGGCGCTGAACCGCTCGGCCGCTTCCATCGCGGTGCGCAGCCGGGTGCGCGCGGGCCTGCCGAAGGTGGCGTGTAAGGCACCGAGGGCGTAGTCCTGGCCGCAGCCGATCGCGGTGAACGGCTCGGTGCCTTCGCCGACCGCGTAGTCGCTCCAGAGCTTGAACAGGCGCCCGTGCACTCCGATCAGGAGGATCATGTCGCCCGACTCGACCTCGTTCTCGCGCCTGGCGTGGCCTCCGTCCTTCAGGCAGGTGCGCGCGGCGTCGACGAAGTCGGTGGCCATGAACCGGGCCAGGTCGTCCTCGGGTTCTGGTACGTCGAAGGCGTACTGCAGGAGCTGGGCGGCGCGCAGGGACCCGGAGACGCCGAACACGTACGGCCCGTTGGCGAAAACCTTCCCGCCGGGACGCAGGTCCAGGCCCCAGCCGCTGGTGACGGCGGAGTCCCCGGCGAGGTGGACGCGTCCGGCGTGGATGAGTCCTGCGATGGCGGTCACGCGACCTCCCGCAGGAACGGCGGGACGTCGTTGCCGAAGACCTCCGCGATCATTGCGGGCGAGACTTTGCCGCGGTCGCGCGCGGTGAGGGCCTGCTTCACCGTCTGCGCCTTGTACTCGGCGGCGGGCATCGTGAACTCGGGGCGGCACACGCGGCACCGAATGTACCCGGTGGGCACGCCGTGCTTGTCGAGCTGGTACTCGAGCGAGAGCTTGTCGCACTCGGGGCAGCGCACGCCCAGGCAGCGCTCGGGTTCGACCGGCTGGGTCTTGGTCATCAGCTGCAGACGCCGGTAGAGGGTGAGCAGCGTCTTGCCGATTCCGAGGCGCGCGTCGTGCTCTGGGTGCTCGGCGAGCACCCACGCGAGGTGCCGGCGCAGGAAGATGCTCGAGCGGAGGACCGTATGGAGCGGGTTGATGTGCGGCTCGCGGTCCGGCAGCGCGCGCGCCTTGCGGATCTTGTCCTCCCACTCGGCGACCCACTCGGCGAGCTCGTCCAGGGCGAAGGTCGCGGCCTGGTGCTCGTGCACGGCGCGTTCGCGGGTGCCGGCGACGATGCCCTGCGCCTCGGATGCGGCCGCGCCGATCCCGGAGTTGATCTCCATGCTGAGGCGCACCGCGAGCTCCGGGAGGTCTTGGAGGGCGCCGCGGATCGCGGTCGCGCACGGCGGGCACCACACCGGCTGCCCGTACCGGGGTGCGACCTCGTGGGGCTTACCGTCCTCGGCCTGGGTCCGCTCGGCGGCGCGGTATCCGGCGTTGCACCGGCCCGGGCACGGCTGGGAGTCAGGATGCTGGTATTCGGCCGGGGTGAGCGGGGGCGGGGGCGCGTTGCGGTAATCGCGTGGCATCGCACGACTCCAGGGTGAGGGCGGTACTGTGAGGAGTCGGCAACGATCACGCGAGGCCGTCGCAGTGACCGGCTGCGGCGGCCGAGATCGTTCTGCACATCGTGCGCCGTCGAGCCCTCCATACGCAAGTGCGCAAGGGGATGCGTGGCCAGGTGTTCACACGAGTGCGGAGGAGCGCCGTGAGCGAGGCAGCCGGCGCCATGGACGCGACCGAGCGGGCGTTCGCCGACCCGCGGCCGGGCGACACCTTCCAGGAGTTCTACAACCACCTGATTTACATCGTGCGGGCCCAGGAGACTCTGGTGGCCGTCGTCGAGGCGTACCTGCCGTGCCGGCTGCCGCAGGACGGTCGGCTGCGGGTGTTCGCCTCGCGCGCCGAGTTCCGCGCCGCCTACAGCCACCAGGCGGGCCCGCGGCGCGACCGGCCGTTCATCCGCCTCACCGGCCGCGGAGCGGACGTGCACGGCTGGTACGAGGAGCTCGTCCTGCGCGCGGCGCCGGAGGCCGGCGAGGTGCTCGCGGCCGCGACTGCGGTCGACGTGGTCGAGGTGCTCGGCGAGCAGTTGCAGCGCTGGTTCGAGGCTGACGGGCTCGGGCGGATGGCGCCGGACCGGTGCCGCGAGCGTGCCCGCGAACTGCTCGCCCTGGTGGAGGGCGCGGGCTACGCCGCTGCGGCGTAGCTGATGGTCTAGCGCGTCATGGTGCCCTTGATGACGTCGCGGTACCAAGGGCTGAAGCCGACCTCGAAGGCCTTGGCCGAGACGTCCCTGCGTGCGTGCCGACGACCGTCGGCGCCGCGAACCATGATGTTGTAGCGCGGCGCCTCGGCGATGATGGCGAGGTCTTCCGCTTCTTCGGCCGCTGCGCGATCGTCGTGCCAAGCGAGGTCGACTCTCGCTACCTCGCGCCACCATCGCTTGCTGCCGCGGTGGGAGGACAGGCGTTCTTCCGGCCTGTTTGCAACGCCGATGTAGAGCAGCTCATCGTGCTCGTCAAAGAGCCGATAAACCGCAACTGGGCCAACGTGCGGCACTCACTTCTCCCCTTTGTCGATGCTGGTCTCGCCCGGTTCGGAATCCACCTTGAGGGCTCGAGCAAGCATTTTGCGGATTCCTTCCGGGGTCATGCTGGCGTACGACGCGATCTGACGCAGTGACCTGCCGTCCGCGTGAGCCTCGAGCACAAGCTGCTCCAAAGCTTCCTGGCCAGCGGTGTTCTTCAACGCCTGCTTCTTGATTCGGCTGCCCACGTCCTCCACGCCTTAGATCATCTCAGGGACGAGGCCGTCAAGCCAGTGGACGGCGAGCGGAAACCGGCTGCGTCAACTCGGTTGACAGGCTCATCGTGCCCGGGCACACTCGGACTGTCAACTCAGTTGACACTCCGAGCCAGCCTGAGGAGCAGCGATGGACCCCCTCGTCTTCCCGGCCCCGCAGGACCGCCTGCGCCGTGGCGCTAACCGGCGCACGCCGACCGGCCGCGCTGCTCGCGTCCGCGTCGGCCGGCACGACTCGGTGGCCCGATACCGCGCGGTGCTCGAAGCGACCGCGCGCCGGGCTAACGGAATCAGGGCCACCGCGGCCGCGTACCTGACCGGCCTCGGCGCCGACGCGGAGTTCATCCGCCGCTTTGCCTCCCAGTTCGGCAAGGCCGCCACCCGCATCCACCGCGACCGCCTGCACGCCGAGCCCGCGCTCGACGGGCTCGCGATCATCAGCGCCCGTGGACGCCACGGCGCGCGCCACCCGCGGCTGATCGAGGTCAACACCTATCCCGTGGCGATTTTGGCGCACGCCGCACGCTCCTATCCGCGCACCGCCACACTCATCGGAGCCTGACGGGCCGTCACCGCCCGTCACGCCCCGCAACCTCCCGAGAGGAGCACGGAATTGCCCGCACCATCGTCCAAGGCGGCCACCGTCCTGCTGCCCGTGCGCATCGAGCCGCCCGGCAACGACCAGGTGCTGACCTCGTTCGGATTCCGCTTCGAGGCGCTGGATCCGGGCAACCGCCGCGAGCGCGCCGCAGTGCTCCCGGCCGGCTGGTCCCAGCGCCCCGGCAGCGTCCCGTCCGTCACGCGCCTGATCGACGAGCAGGAGCGCCCCCGGATCATGGTGGCCGAGGGCGGCGAGGGCGGCGCGTCGTTCATGCGGCTCGTCCCGCTCGCCCTGTACGTCGCCGAGTGCTCCCGCCACGCGCGCGACGTGGTGACCGACCCCGACTGGGCGAGCGTCCCCGCGGTCGAACTGGCGGCCTCCGAACACCTCGAGCGCCTCATCCAGGCCGAGGACCTGTGGCGGCTGCGGATCGAGAAGGGCCACGCCACGGAGCTCGCGCGCCGGCGCATTGCTGCGATCGCCGCGCAGCAGCAGTGGTGCCGCGGCACCCTGATCAAGCTGGAGGCCGTCTCATGAGCGGGCCGAGGCCTCACACTCCGACCCGGATGTGCCCGCACCGCTGGTGCAGGCGGCTGCACACCGCAATGACGTTCGTCTCCCTCATCGCCATTGTCGTGATCATCACGCACACCACTACGGCATCGAACGCCGGCGCGGACGGCCGCTTCTACATCTACACCGTGATCGTCGGCGTGATCGGCTACTGCGGGAGCCGGGCCGTGACCGGCACGACGGTGGCCCAGATGATGCGGGCCGACCTGAACGACAAGGCGCACGGGATCGCGGTCTTGGTGCGGCCGGTGTGGGCTGCGATCGCGGCCTGCATGGACGGCCTGGTTGTCGCGGGCAGCTCGGCTTTCGTCGCTGCAGTGCTCGCGCAGTCCTCGGCGCCGCTCCTGCCGGCTGACGCGTCCATCTCGTTCGGCACGCTGGCGGCCGGGCTCAGCCTGCCGCTGTTCCGCGACTTCGCGCACAAGATGGCGACCAAGCCGGTCAAGCCGAAGCGTGTGCTCGTTCCGGCCGCTCAGAGCTTCGGAGGGGCCTGATGGTGCGACGTCGCGACTACGTGCACACGACCCCGGTGTGGTCACGCAACTGGTTCAAGTGGCTCATGTACTACGCGTTCTTCATCGCAGTGATCGTCGTGGTGACGCGCTAGCTGGCTTCTCGCGGCGCGCCGCAGTGCCCCCACGGCGCCTCATTTATCAATCCCCTTACGCAAGGAGTCGGTTCCGCATGTCGATTTTCAACCCGGACGGTGACGTGCGGCCCGGTCGCGTCGTGACCTACGGGTGCCTGAGCATCCTCCTGATCATCGCGCTGCCGATCACTCTCTGGGTGGCCGGGGTGTTCACCTCCGGGGTGCGCGGCACCGGCAACGTCATCCAGCAGCGCAACTCGAGCACGAACCGGGTCGCACAGAACACCACGCTCAACAACGACTCCCAGACGGTCATCGCCGACCACCAGAAGATCACGCAGATGTCGGCGATCCCCACCGGCCAGCTGACCCCGCAGGACCGGATGGACCTGCAGGGCGCCGAGCAGGTGTGCGACAGCGACGTCGCGGCCTACAACGCCGCGGCCGCGAACATCCTCGCCCAGGGCCAGCTGCCCGACGCCCTGCCCCAGTCCTACGACGCTTCCACAGAATGCGAGCCCTCCTGATGACCAGCAAGACCCTGTCCCACAAGCGACGCGTGCGCGTGAGCGCCCTGCTCGCCGGCATCGCGCTCACGGTGGGCCTCACGGCCACCGCGTGCACCTCCTCCTCGACGGCGACCAGCGCCCAGGGCGCGGTGGACACCTCCGACAGTCAGGCGCAGACCACGTTCAACGAGTTCAGCAGCGCAGTGCCCTACCCGTACACGCAGTGCTCGGGCAGCAAGTGCACGGCGGCGCCGCCCTCGGACCCGCTCGAGCGGCTCAACCTCGCGGCGCGGCTCAAGGAGTACAACTCGGCCGGCGACACCAACTACGTCTACGTCTTCGGCTTCAACGGCCAGGTCCTCGGCTACTACGTGATCAAGGGGAAGGTCTCCTCGACCGGCTCGGAGATGACCTCCACCCAGCAGGTGACCAACTGCGGCACGGCGAACAACGGCGACAACGGCGGCTGCAGCGTGACCGACGCGATCGGCGACGACGGCTCCTACGGCCCGGAGGAGGGCGGCAGCTTCGGGGTGTTCTTCTTCACCTCGACCGGCACGCTGGTGGAGACCGACCAGCCGTTCATGGTCTCCTCGACCCCGATCGCCCTGTACTCGAGTGTCCCGCAGTTGGACAAGTAGGTGTCGCGTCGATGTCCCAGACGCTGACGGGCCCGGGCGCGCGCCGTGCCGCCCGGGCCTTTCCGTGGCCGCTGCTGGTGATCCTCGCCGTGCAGGTCGCGCTCGCCATACCGCTGATCACCTCTTCGGAGATCTTCTCCGACGAGGGCCTCTACCTCTACGCCGGGCACCAGATGCTCGCGCACTGGGTCCACGGGGTGCCGGTGCAGGACTTCCAGACCTACTTCTCCGGCTCCCCGGCCATCTACCCGCCGCTCGCCGCGCTCGCCGACCACTTCGGCGGCTTGGCCGGCGCCCGGACGCTCTCGCTGGTCTTCATCCTCGCCACCACCGTCCTGCTCTACGCCACCACCGTGCGGCTGTTCAGCCGCAGCGCCGGGTACCTCGCCGCGCTGCTGTTCGCCTCGCTCGGGGGCACCCAGTTCCTCGCGGCGCTCGCGACGTACGACACGGTGTCGCTGTTCCTGCTCGCCGCCGCCGTTTACCTGGCCGTGAGCTCCGGGTACCGCGAGGGGCTGTCCGCCTCCATGCGCGCGTTCGTCGCCTCCCCGCTTCTGGTCGCCCTGGCCAACGCGGCGAAGTACGCCTCGGCGCTGTGGGACCCGATCGTGATCGCGGTGATCGCGGTCGCCCCGCTCCTCGGCGGCGAGCGCGCCCGGCCCGCGTGGCGGCATGCCGCGCGGTACACCGCGGTGCTCGCCACAGCCCTCGGCGCGGGCCTGCTGATCGGAAACGCCAAGTACTGGCGGGGGATCATGGACACGACCGTGGCCCGGACCCCGCAGCAGATCGGGGTGCCCACCCCGGCCGGGATTGTGCTGCACCTCGTGTGGGCGTGGATCGGCGTCGTGGTCGTCCTCGCCGCGGTGGGGCTGCTGCTCGTGCTCGCCCGCCCGCACCCGCACCGCGCCCCCATGGGAGTGGTCGCGGCCGCGCTGCTGGCCGGGTGCGTGCTCGCGCCCCTGAACCAGGCCCGCATCGAAACCAGCGTCAGCCTGCAGAAACACGTGGTGTTCGGGGCCTGGTTCGGGTGCATCCTGGCCGGGCACGCCATCGCCTCCCTCGCCACCTCCCCGCTGCCGGCCCGCGCGCGCCGGGTGCGCCTGGCGGTGCTCGCCGCGGTGTTCGCGGCAGCGGCCGCCACGGTGCCCGCCGCCTATGCGACGCAGGTCCCGCAGTGGCATCAGTGGTCCGCCGAGAACCCGGCGTTCATCACCGCCCTGAAGCGGTACACGGTGCCGGGCGCCGGCCGGTACCTGATCGAGGGCCACATGGACATCACCGCCTACTACGTCGGGGACGTCACGAGCCTGCAATGGAAAGAGGCCGGCGGCGACGGCTACGACTACACCGACCCCGCCACCGGCCAGAGCGTCACCGGCGACGCCGCGTATCAGCAGGCAGTCGCGGCCCGCGTCTTCACCTTGATCATCCTGGACGGCGGCGAGCCGACCGACACGGTCATCGAAGCCGCGATCTCCGCAGACGCCGACTACCACGTCATCGCCCACCTGCCGCCCTCCAGCACGAACTCGTCCGCGGCCTACACCGTGTGGGCTCTGAACCCCGGGGGGAACCCGTGAACTCGCACCAGATCCTGGACGTCTCGGTCGCGGCGGGCAGCAGCGCGCTGATCCTCGCCGCCTGGGCGCTCATCCGCCTCACCTTCCGCCGCGGGCGCGGCCTGGAGGAGGCGTGAACGCCCCGAGCTCCCGGGCGGCGCTGTGCTCGGACGGCTACGACATCCCGGCCGCGCACCTGCGCACCCGCCACTACACGCTGCTCGCCAGCCTCTGCCTCGGCGCCCTGACCGTGTGGCTCGGCTACCGCGCGGCCCAGGACACCGGCGCGATCACCGGCCACGACCACGCCGCGCTGGTGTGGACCGTGCTGATGCTCGCGCTCTCGCACCAGACCGTGATCGCGTGGTTCGACCGGCCCTACACCGTCACCGACGAGCAGGCCCGCGAGCTCGCCCGGCTCTTCGTCGAGGTCTCCATCCCGGTCTACAACGAGTCGGTCGAGATCGTGGACCGCACGCTCTACGCCCTGACGGTCCAGACCAGACCGCCGCAGCGTGTCGTGCTGGTCGACGACGGCTCCGATGTCGACTACAGCGTCCTGCGCGTGTTCTGGGTGGCGCGGTTCCACGAGCTCGGGATCGAGCTGGTCTGGCACCGGCAGGCCAACGCCGGCAAGCGCCACGCCCAGGCGGTCGCGTTCCGGGCCGCGGGCGACGGGGTGATGGTCACGCTCGATTCCGACACCGCTCTGACCGCGACAGCGCTGGAAGAGATCCTCAAGCCCTTCGTCGACGCGCGCGTGTGGTCGGTCGCCGGGGTGGAGCTCGCCGCGAATCAGACCGCGAACATCCTCACCCGGATCAACGGGCTGCGGCAGGTCTCCTGGCAGATGGTGCAGTGCGCCGCGCTCAACCGCGTCGGCGGCATCATGGTCAACCGGGGTACGTTCGCCGCGTACCGCGCGCAGCTCGTGCGCGAGACCGTGGACGCCTACCTCGCCGAGACCTTCTGCGGCCGGCCGGTGAAGTACTCCGACGACAGCCTGCTCACGCTCTACGCGCTCGGGCGCGGGCGCGCCGTCCAGCAGTCCACCGCGTTCCAGCTCAGCGAGTACCCCGACCGGCTCTCCCACGCCCTGCGCCAGTGGGTGCGCTGGATGCGCGGCTCCACCATCCGCTCGATCTGGCGCGCCCGCTACCTGCGCCCCGGCTCCTACGCCTGGTGGATCAACCTGATCAACTGGTGGCAACTGGTGGTCTCCACCGGTGCCTACGCGTACGTGTTCCTCGTGCTGCCGGTCGAAGGGCGCACCGCCCTCTCAGCGGTCGCGGCCGCGGTCGCCGCGTCCTACCTCGCCAACGCCCGCACCCTGCTCGTCGCCCGCACCGATCAGGACGCGCTCGCGCAGCTCGACACCTGGCTCCTCTCCCCGCTCGCCTGGGCCTGGTCGCTGCTGGTGCTGCGCCCGGTCCGGTTCTACGCGACCCTGACCTGCGCGAACAACGGATGGGGCACCAGGTCCGCGGTGGAGGTCGGCGAGCAGACCGGCCACAGCGCCCCCGCAGCGCCACCCCTGGGCGCACCCGCGCCGGTGTTCGCCACCGTCGCGCGACGCCCCGAGACCACGCTCGAGCTCGAGCGCGTCCCCGCGGTCTGGATCCCCGAACCCGCAGAGCCGCAACTCCCCGCAGGCACGGCGGTCATCCCGCGGGTTCCGGGCCGGCGCGCCCGCGCGGGCGGGCACCGCGGTGCGCGGCGCACGGTGTCGGGCGCGTCGCTCGCCGCTCTCGCCTTCATGGTCGCGGCCCTCGCCGGCGGCCTGGTGCTCGCGGTCACCGACCCCAGCTCCCCGAGCCTTGCGCCCCCGGCCGCGGCGAGCTCGCACGGGGCCGCGGCCGCGCCCTCGGTGTCCTCGGCCACGCTCGCCCCGGCACCGATGCCCGGCGTGGTGCGCGTGGCAGCACCGCTGGCCACCAGCTCGCCGCCGACGGCGCCCGCCGCATCGACGCATCCGGGCGCCCCCGCCACCACCGCTGCAGCCCCGTCGACGCCGCCGGCGCGCACCTCCGCGCCCGCGGCCAGCTCGAGCACCTCCGCGGCGCCGAGTCCCAGTGCGAGCAGCGCGCCGGCCAGCTCCCCGGCACCGTCCCCGTCCCTCCCGTCCGCAAGCCCGTCAGGAACAGCCTCATGAGAACCCGCGCCACCTCCCTCGTCGCCGCCATCGCCATCGTGGCCCTGCTCGCCATCGGGGCCGGAATCGCCGTCACCACGGGAGAACCCGCCGCGCCTGGGAACAGCCCTGCGGCGCCGAGCTCGAGCGCAGCGCCGAACACGGCGCCCGCCTCGCCGACGCCGCCACCGGTGATCCCGGTGACCGCACTGACCCATCCCGCCGGCAAGCTCGTCGGGGTGGCGCTGCCGGGCAGCTCCTCGGGGCTCGCCGCGTTCGCGGCCGCGTCGGGCACGAGCCCGGATGTGAACGAGACGTTCGTGAACTGGGGAGCGTTGTTCCCGACCGGGGACGCCACTACGGCGCTTGGCCAGGGCGCGTACACGCTGGTGTCCTGGCAGTCCGAGAACGAGCCGCTCGCCCGGATCGCCTCCGGGGCTGATGACGCGTACATCACGGCGTTCGCCCGGTCCGTCGCCGCGTTCCGCGACGCGGTGTACATCGACTTCGACCACGAGTTCAACGGCGACTGGTACCCGTGGGGCACCCAGGCCGTCTCCCCAGGCCAGTTCACGGCCGCGTGGCGGCACCTGCACCAGCTCTTCGACCAGGCCGGCGCGGCCAACGCGGTGTGGGTGTGGTCCCCGAACGTGGTGAACCCGGTCCCGGGCGTCGAGCTGGCCGCGTATTGGCCGGGCGCGGCCGAGGTCGATGTCGTCGGGATCGTCGGGTACTACACCGGCCAGCTCGGCGAATCCACCTACGCGGGCTTGTTCACCCGGACCGAGGGCCTCGTCGACGCATTCGCGCACAAGCCGTACCTGATCACCGAAGCAGGCGCGCAACAAGGGCCTGATAAGGCTGCGTGGGTCGCGGACCTGCTCGCCGGAGTGAAGAACGACCCCGGCATGCTCGGGGTGATCTACTTCGATGAGGGGAGCGCCCAGCACAAGCGCGCCGACTGGACCCTGGAAGACAGCGGCCCGGCCCTGGCAGCGTGGCGGGCCGGCGTGCGGGCGATGCCGCTCGCCCCGGCCGCATGAGCCGCCCGCGCCGCTCGCGCGCCCACTGGCTGCTGCCGCTGTGCGCCCTGGGCGTCGCCGCCGTCATCGCCGGCGCTCACTCGCACGGGCTGGCCGAGGCGGTGTTCTACGGCCTCGCGATGGTGTGCAGCGGCGCCGTGTTCGGCGTGCTCGACGACCCGCCGGTGCCCTGGCACCGTCCCCAGCCGATGAGCACCCTGACGGTGTCGTCCACCACGGGGTTCCGCCGCGGCCAGCTCGTGTGCATCGGGGGCACCGAGGTGATGCTCATCGTCGGCGTCGGCCAGACGCAGCTCGCCGTGGTGCGCCCCACCCGCTGGCAGCTCGCCCGGATCCGCTGGCGCCGACGTATCGCGCGCTGGGCCAGCGCGCCGCTGCGCCGGTGCGCCACCCTCTGGTTTCTGCTGACCGAGGGCCGTGAGGACGATCCGGAAGACCGCTGGCTGTGAATCCGGCGGCACCTAGCGCACACGGCTAGCGCCGAGCCCAACGCGGGCATGAGTGCGGCTCTCCGTGGATCCATGTGCCTGCGGTCTCATGGCAGCCGATGTATACGTTGCGCCGGCCCCGAGGCAGCCGGTCGTCCGGATCCGGCTTGACGCGGCCGCGCAGGACAGGTGGCGCGGGGCGCTTCGGCAGCGTCGGGCTACTTTGTGCGTCAGCGCCCAGAGCCTGCCGCATCCACTTCGCGAACTCCTCGGGACCATGCAGCCCGCTGCCGAGAAGTGACTCGTGCTCGAGCGGAGAGACCGGCGCCGCCTCGATGGGAGCGCTGTCCAGCCACATCCCGGCCAACGCCTCGATCCCGGCCCGGGCGGACATGCGCGGCCCGGCTTCACGGGCGTTCTCGGCGATGTGCTCGAGCGCGCCGAGCGCGTCGTAGATCGCGTTGCACACGTTCGGCGCCGCGCCGGCCGCGCGCTGGACGCCGAGCTGCTCGCGGATCCACTCGGCCTGATCGCGCGCGTACTGGCGCTGCGGGCCGTCGGGCTCAGCCATCATCACTGCCGCCGGCCTGGGAACGTAGGTGCGCAGCGAGATCGGCGAACGCGGACCCGTAGTTCCAGCCCTCGACCGAGAGCCCGGTGGGCACGTGGGTGAGTCGGATGCGTTCGATGCCGTCGCGCGTGAACGTCTCGACGCGGTAGTCCATCTGGCACTGTTCCTCGTGCAAGGGCGGTTGCGGAACTGGGGTTCTGGCCACGGGACAGCCGCGCCACGGCGCGTGCATCAAGCGCAGTTCGACGAGCCCGATGCCTTCGGCGATGTCCGCGGTGCGCGGGCCCGGGTGTGGCGGGTCGACGCGGCACGAGAGTTGCGGGCGGCACTGCTCGACGAGGAACGTGTGCCCGCTGACGATCACCTCTTGGCCGGCCCACAGCGCGGCGAGGTCGAACTCGACGTGGTCGTCGAAGGGCGCGTTCGGTGGGGCACCGTGCGAGATCGGCATGATTCTCGGCATGATTCCCAGTCTGCCACCGGGCCCTGGCGGCCCATCAGGCTTTTCGATGCCCTTCGTCTGAAGTTTCGGAGTTACGCGGCGGTTGGTGTGCTGGTCAGCGCGGCGTGGTCGAATAGGTCGAGTGTGGTCTGAGCTGCGTGGACGCCGGTAATTCGGGCTCTGCGGAACGCGATGAGCATGTCGGCGACCGAGACGGTGGTCTTCTTCCGGTACCAGGGGGCGTTGCTCCGGCGGGCGGCGACATCGCCGGAGGCGTCACCGGTCTTGGCGTACCACAGGACGAGGATCGTCAGGCAGCACATGGTGAACGGGACGGTGCGCCGGACTGCTGCGGGCAGTCGGCTGGCGGCGTCTCCCGCGCCGAGCAGTTCCTTGCAGTCCTTAATCGTCTGCTCTTCGGACCACCGGTCGGAGTATCTGGCGGCGATGGTTTCCGGCGCGGCTGCGAGGTCGGTGGTGACCAGGGCAATGTCGTAGGGCTTCGTGGAGTCCAGGTCGCGGATCAGCACCACCCGGACCGGGGTGCGGTGCATGCTGCCCCACCACAGGCAGTCCACTTCGGCCAGCCACACGGTATCGATGACGCCGTAGCGGGTCACGGTGGTCTTGGTGAATCTCGCGGTGGCGGCGAGATCAGCCGGGGTGCCCAGCCGTTTGCCCTTCAACGCCGGGCGTCCACGGCGTCCGGTCGGCGGTGGCGGACCGTCGTAGAGGACTGCGTTGGAGGCGAGCCGGGAGGTGAACGTGACGTTGCCCGGCAGGTCGCGCCAGGCCGGGCCGCGGTACAGGGCGTCGGCCACCACGTGGATCTTCCGCTCGGGGAACGCCCGCGCGAGCAGGTTCACGATCTGGCGGGCCGCTTCGGTCTTCGAGCAGGTCGCCTCGGGGTTCGGCCGTTTCTTGGAGTTCGGGACGTGCAGCCGGAACAGCACCGGCAGGAACACCGCCCGGCACAGGAACGGCACGTGCACGACGATCCCGGCGACCACGAAGCAGTTCCCGCGGCCGATCCCGTCGCGGCCTTTCGCCGAGCCGTCGTGCTGCCAGGCCGCGCCGTACACCTTCTTGCCGAACCGGTGGAACAAGGTGTCGTCCACTGCCACCGTCAACGCAGCTCCCCTCGGAGCGAACGCGGCCACGACCGCGTGGGCCAGCAGCAGCCCCAGGTTGTCGGGATCCCATGCCGCGTAGGCAAAGAACCAGTGCGCCCTCGACCAGTGAAGGCGCCCGGCGAGCCCGGCCGCGCTCCACATCCCGGTCACCGTCCGCGAACCGGTCGCCCCGAGCACGCCGGTGACCAGCGCGGTGAACGTGAGATACGACGGTGCGCCGAACGCGCCACGGCACGCCGCCAACACTTCGGCCAGCCCGGCCGGTACCGTCAGAAACGGAAGCATGGGTGAAACCCCTTAGACCAGGGCGTTTACAAGTACACCCATGCTTCCGTCATGCCTGAAACCGATCGCACACCGCCACGCCGTAGATCACTCCAAAGAGCTCACGAAGTCCGAAACTTCAGTACTCGAAGGGGTGATTCGCGCGCTGGAGCCCCTCCCCAAGCGCGCGGACGGGTAGGGTGTGGCTCGACAATGGTGCGATCGCGGCGCGGTCTGGCTGAAACTGAACCTCAGCCAGACCGCGGAGCGAGACGAGGCGCTCAGCGCCAATGCGAGGCTGATGTACAAGCGCGACGACGCGGAGGCCGCGCTGGCTCACGCCGTCACCGAAATCCGCGGACTCATGGCCGCAGCCGAGAAACTCCTACTCGACTGGCCGAAGCCCGGCACGCCAGCACACCGGCAGGCCGTGACCCGGGCCATCAGGTCGGTCGAAACGCTGCTCGCGCGCCTGCCAGCTACGGCAGAGGACGGTGCGTCATGACCGCGAGCGCCGAGGAGCGCACCGAGTCCGCCCGCTGGATCGCCGGCCAAGTCAAGGATGCGGCCAGGGCCCAGCGCACCCTGTACGGCATGGCGAAGGTCGTCGTGGACGAACTCGACGACCTTGCCGCCGCGACCCTCACGCCCGAAGACGGGCACCTGCTCATGGCCGTCGCCCTGTTCATCGACCGGTTGGGCCCCGAACTTGCGAAGGTCGATCCGCGCTCGAAGGTCGCGGGAACCAACGCGCGCCTCCTGATGATGATCGGGGAGATCGCGTACAGCCGCACAGCCAATCCGCAGCAGGACGAGCGCGACGACAAAGGAGCCCAGTGATGATGCTCGGATGGCTGTACCGCTGGCGGGAACGCCGGATCATGCGCGCATGGTCGCGCGAGGCCGCCGGAGACCGGGGGATCCTCGAGAAGTACTACGACTACGAAGACGCCGGGGACGGCGTCGTGGTCATGACGCCGAAGCGTGGCAGCGGCGAGGACGGAGACGCATCGTGAGCACCCACTATCCGCCCGGCATGGACGGCGTCGAGCTCGAACACCTGTTCGACCCCGAAGCGATCCGGCGCACGCTGGGAGGCCGGCCGCGACCGGTGGGATCCTGACTTCCATGCAGTGCCGCACCACCGCCAAGAGCGCCTACCGCTGCGACACCGACCTGCTCATCCGCGAGGTCCTCGAAGCCGCCCACGGGCTGTACGCGCGAACCGCCCGGGAACCGTGCCGGCTCTTCGTGCACCCGCTCGACGGACGCGCCCTGATCATGGCGCCGATCGGCACGTGGGGACCCGTAGTCGGCATCGACGCCGACAGCAGGCCGCGCTTCCGGAACATGGCCATGTTCTACGACCCGGAGATGCAGCCCGGCATGGCGCGCGTCGAGATATGCGACGGCTGCCTGTCGATGTGGCGTGACTGCGAGCACGGCACCCGCCGCGCCGCCGACCTCGAGGGCACTGCGCGGCTGATTGTCGACGCGCTCGCCGACCTCGGCGACGAATGGGCGCGCCCACGGCCGCGTGCGGGCGGCCTCGAGCCGACGGAAACCCGCGCACCGGAGACGCCGCCCGTGCCGGCCGGCAAGCGCACGCGGCGCCCGTCCAAGCGCGAGCTCGAGCGGCGAGCCGAGACCGCCGCACGCAAGGCCGCAGAGGCGACGAAGAAGGCCGAGAACGCCCGCCGGACACTCGAGGAGGGATCCTGAGCCCATGACCATCGACCAATCCAGCATCGAGGACCAGGCCCAGGAAGCCGCCGAGCGCCGCTACAAGTCGCTCGACTCCCACATGTTCGTAGCCCTCAGCGGACTCATGCCGCACGAATCCCTCCGCCCCGCCACCGACGCCGCAACCGGTCTCGTCCGGCGGGAACTCGAGTCCACCTACGCGGCGCTCCTCGAGGCCAACGCCGCACGCGACGAAGCCCGCGACCTCGCGTACAAACTGCACGCCGCGCTCGATCTCGCCGTCATCGGCGCCGACCTGATCGCAGCCTGCGGGGTAGACCTCGACGCGCTGCCCGCATGGCTGAAGCAGCCGTGACCGACGACGAACTGACGAACCAGCGCCTGGTCGACATCCTCGTGCTCCTGGCCCGCGAATACGCGACCGTCACCAACACCCTGTGCGCAGACCTGCGCGTGCCGAAAGACCTCCGCGACCAACTCGCCGCGCACACGGCCGAAGTGCTGGGCGAGTTGCCCGCGCGAGTCCAGCGCGCGGTCGATCCCGACTACGGGCTCGAAGACGCCAAGGTCGACTGGGCCGGGCGCGTCATCGCCGACGACCGCATGCCGCCCGGAGTTGAAGGGATCGGCAGCCATGACTGAGGTCGACAGGCCGGCCGCCCCGTCCGCGTTCACCGCGTGCTTCATCCTCGTGTCCGGCGCCCCGGACCGTGAACGGATCCTCACCGACATCCGCTGCTACATCGACTTCCACGCGGCCGTGAACCCGCTCTCGCGCGGCCCGGTCCTCGCCGTCGACATTCCGCGCCACGATATCCCGCTCAGCGAGCCTTTGTACGCCGCCGAGCTGGCGCAGATGCTCCACAGGCTCCCGTGCGGCGCGCTCCTGGAGTGGCTCGTCCCACGGCGCGACGCGGCCCGCGCGTTCGGGTTGTACGCCGACTGGGACGAAATGGCGGTGCATCCGGACATCATGGAACTCGAGGACTCGCACCCGCCGTACGAGAGCTAGACGTCGGGCCGCTCGCGCACCTCGAGGTTGCCGGGGTCGTTGTTGCGAGGGTCGCCGTCGCGGTGGTGGAGCTGCTTCGGCCGGCCGCCGCCGACTCCCTTGCCGGGCCGCTTGGCCGCCCAGTCGCGGATCTCCTGCTCGCGGTCCGCCTTCCAGGCGGGTCGGCCGTCCAGGTCGTAGTCGGGCTTCGGGAACGGATGGTTCTCGTATCGGCCTGCCGGCTTGGAGTGGGCGCGGTAGAACCGGAGCGTCTCGGTCTTCACGCCGAGGATTCCAGCTACGTCGCTGCTGCTGAGTACGTCGGTCATGGTCACGAGTATTCCTTGCGCGCGCACCGTTGACAAGGTTTCTAGGTGGGGGTACTTTAGAAACGTAGCCACCGCACCGATGGCAATGAATCGACTGGGGAGCCGAAGATGACCGCCAAGACCGCAGGCCAGAAGTTCACCGCCAGCATGGTCAAGAACCTCGGCATCGGCGGTCGGACCCGCGCCTACCGCAACGGCCTCAGTCTCCGCGAGGACATCCTCGACGCGGTCGTCAACGCGACCACGATCCCCGGCTACTACAGCGAGCAGCGCACCGCCGAATTCCAGGTCGCCTACGCCTCGGTCAACGGCTACCGGGCCAACTCCGGCGGCAACCGAGTCGACGCGATCGTCGGCTGGTACCTGTGCGAAGGCCTGTCGATCTACCAGTTCGTCAAGATGCTCGGCCGCATGGTCGACGCGGGCGTGACCACGAGCTACCAGGCCGAGCAGTTCTTCCGCGGACTGCGCGCCGAGGCTAACGCGGCCTACTCCGCCCGCTACTGACCAACACTGTTTCGGGGGCCACCCGCCCAACCAGGGCGGTGGTCCACCACCGGGGGTCGCTCCCCACGGTGGTCCTCCTCGGGGAGACCCGAGCTCCCACCCAGGGAGCCGGCACGGACCCCGGGGAGGCCATGGGACTTGCTCAACCCGTACAGCCACCGACCACCGAGCCGAGGAGTCACGATGACCGTCACGAATACCGCCGCGCAGACCTTCGCCCACGGCGACCTGATCCGCATCCCGACCGGCTACGTCGCCACCGTGAACCGCATGCACTACGCGGGCGACCGGCACCTGCGCGTCGAGTGCACCGACGGCACCTCCTGGATCGCCGCGAACTGCCAGGCGCTGACCGGCGACGGCAACGGCATCAAGGTCACCTCCAGGGCTACCGGTCACGCTTACCTGGCCTGGGCGTACGGCACGTCTCACATGACGGCACGCTCCCTCCCCCTCGCCCCTGGAGACCGCGGACTCACCCTCACGAACGAGCGGTTCGCTGAGGAATTCCAGATCGCCAACTTCTGACCGGGCCGCGCGGCCCGGCGCCCGTCTCCCCGGGAACCGGCGCCCGCGCAGTCCGCCCGGCCCGGTCGCCCACGCGGCCGGGCACCGCCCGATACCGTCCAACCCGAGAGCGCGACGAAGGAGCCCCGGACCGTGAGCAGCGTCGATTTCAAGAGCGAGCACGCCGCCGCAAACCTGCGCGGCAGCGAAGGCCACTACCTCCAATCCCTGCCCGCCCACATCGCCATCGGGCTACTCAACCCCACCAGCTTCCGCGCCCGCGACTCTCTCGCCGGCATCATCGAGCCGGCGAGCCACCTCCTCACGCTCAACGACGCCGCGTTCGGCACGTTCTTCACCACCTCCTGGTTCACGGACATCGGCGGCGAGTTCGCCTGGCGCGGCCAGCCGCTCGACACGTTCCAGATCTCCCTGAACACCGCCGTCGCCCTCGGCGGCGACCCGCTGCGCTTCGCCTGCCGCCTCGGCGCGAAGGGCTACCCGTACGTCGAGGGACCCAGCCGGGCATGGCTCGCCAGCATCATCGACGAGGGGCTGAGCACCGGCGTGTTCCGCAGCCCCGGCCAGGGCTGGGAAGAGGTCGCCGGGATGCTGCGGGAGCGGGACGACGAACCGGTGGTCATCACGTTCTCCGGGGACGGCGGCGGGTTCCCGTCCCCGTACCTCGGCGGCTGGTTCCCGGCGGAGCTCGGCGACGACTACTCGAAGCTGGCGGAGGGGCAGATCCCCGCATGGGAGGCCCGGCAGGACGAATGGTACGAGTCCGGCGACGAGCCGATGAAGTGGCGCATCGCCGTCCAGGCGCTGCGATCGAGCCGGGATGGCCTGGAGATGCGGCCGGACACGTGGACGGACCTGTACTTCGGCCGCGGTATCACGGTGTTCGACCTGCTCGCGCACGACCGGGCCGAGCGGCTCGACCGGGCGTTCGGGATCGCCGGCGCGCTCGCGACGAAGGAGAACTGACTATGAAGACCGTCTACAGCTGGGAAGTCCAAGAGCTTCAGCCGGGCGGCTGGTGGGCCAACCCCGGCAACCTCAACCGCGGCGTGTGCGGCGGCAAGAAGGGCGAGACCGACACGCCCGAGGAGCTCGCCCGCGAGATCGTCGAGTTCTACGTGCCCCGCCGCGGCGTCTACCGTGCCGCGATCTGGGACACGCTCGGCGTCGGCAAGCCCCCGATCCTCGTCGCCACCTGGAACGGGGACGGCACGATCGACGTGCGGCCGTACGAAGCGTTGACGGTGGCGTGACCATGGCCGAGGTCCCCGCGCACGTATGGTTCGACCCGAACACCGGACGACTGCAAGTCACCATCACCAGCGAAGAAAACTACAGCCACCGGCCCGAGATCAAGACCGTCAACGCACGATTCGAATACCACGGCGGCTGGCACTGCGAACTCGCCCTATGGCCCGGCAAGCCGACGGTCGCCCGCGACCCCGACAGTGAGCAGCACGCCAAGGCCCTGCGCCGAGCCGAACAGGAGACCAGCATCCTGGTGGACCGCGTGCGCGCCGGGAACATCACGGTCGGCGACTTCCGGCCGCTGATCGAAGCATTCAACGAACTGAAGGCCACGGGGGACTGACATGCCGATCGTCATCGACGCTATCCAGGCCGTCCTCGCTGCCCTGCTGCTCCTGACTTGCATGGACATCCTGGCGACGGCCGCGCCGCTCACCCGCAGCAGGCTGCTGCACCGGTACGCGAAACGCGTGTGGGCCATCGAGTGGGCGCTACACCTTCGCCGCGCCGGGAAATGAGGGCGGCCCGGTCCGCGTCCCACCGCCGAACCGGGCCAGTCGGCCGTTTCCACGACCGACCCCACCATCATGCGCTCTTCGGGCCGGACCGCGAACCAATCAGTCCCGGCTCATCGCGGTGCCTTCGAGATAGTCGGAGTCGTCCGGGTCGACGCACTCGGCCCACCGATCGGCGTCGAAAGGGTCATATCCGGGCTTGAGTGCCGCGTCCTCGTCGGGCCGTTCTTGTGTTGCAGGCTCGTTCTCTGGCATGTCGCTCCTCACGTAGCCGCCGGCGGTTATGCAGCGGGCACCGCCATCATCCGCCGCAATCGGCCGGCCCGCAGTCCATTGAGACTGCGGGCCTTCGCGCATCCCACCGCGGCTGTCAGCAGGCGGTGGCATTATTGACTACATAAGCGAACGAACATGATCGAACCGGGAGGAAGCGTGCTCGAGACAATACCCGAAGCAGACCTCGGCGACCCCGCCGACTGGGACGAACTGCCCGAAGGCTTCACCGTGATCATCGCCACCGACCTCGAAGACCGCAGCTGGCACGTCGACACCTACGACGGCTGTGGCGTCGTCAACGTCATTGCCGCCGACGGGACCGAGACCGGCGTCTGGCACAACGGCGGCGGCAAGATCTGGACCGGCATCGGCGACGGACACGGCTACTGCGCGAACCCCGTCCGGATCAACGTGGACGTCACCGACCCCGAGGCCATCGCCTGGGGCGCCGACCAAGAGATGCGCCGCCTCGGACTCGAACCCGGCAAGCCGAAGGAGGCGTGATGGATGACGCCGAGGACACCTTCACCATTGCGGAACTGCGCGAGCGCCTCGTCAACCCGTCCGGCCCCGAGGACTGGTCGGACGTCATCGCGGCGCTCGCCGACCGGCTGAGTACCAGCCTGGAGAACCGGGCGGCCATGCCGATCGACGAAGCCGCGATCGTCCGCAACTTCGCCCACGCAGTCGGCGATATGGCTGTTGTCGTCGACGGCTTCGTCGGTGACGTTGAGCACCACGAAGAGAACTGGGCGAAGATCCACGGCCACCTGCTCGAAGCCGCGAGCGGGCTCGGGTGGATCGCGGAAGGGTGGATCTGACTCGTGAGCGACAACGGGCCCCGCGCCCTGCTCGTTAAGTGCCGCAAGGACGAGGACTTCTACGTTGCCTGGTCCGAGGGCACCGAAGCGCCCGTCTGGTACGGCGCGGCAGCCGAGGCCCGAAAAGAGGGCTACACGCAGGAACGCATCGACCGCGCCGATGAGACCGGGACATCCTCGGTTCCCGGCTTCTACAGTTGGGATCATGACATCCTGCTCGCCGGCGTACTCGACCCGGATCGTCTGGCCGACCGGTGCCCGGTTCTGGTGGTCCGGGCCGAGAAACGGATGCGGATCCCGGGCCGCGAGCGCGTCGACGATCTCTTCGAGCTTTTCGGCGGATCCCGGGTAGGGCGTGCCATGGATCTTCCCACTGAACCGGAGCGAGCCCGCCGCCAGAGGCGGTGCCGGGGGCGTCTTTGTGCCTTCGCCAGGCTCCTGAGGACCAACCACCGGAACCGGGAATTCATGTAGAAGCGCTGGGAGCGCTGGGAGTGGAAACTCACGGAGCGCCCCACCGATACTGCGCACGCGGGCAAAGCCGGGCGGCATACCGTTGTCGCGCTCAATCGGCATCATCATGATCTCGGTCATGTCGTCGACGCCGCACCGCACGGCGTCTGCTGGATTCATCACCAGGGCGACAGGCGTACGTCCACGGGCCAGCAGTCCTTGCTGCCACGTCGCGACGAGCTTCGCGAACCCCAGGGCCGGATGAGGTTCGCCGGGGGCATACGTCGTCCTCGGAAGGTCGTCGACGGGTTCGTCAGGCATCTACGGCCTCCATGGTCGCGACGAGCGTGTCCCAGCCAGCGCCGAGCGCCGCGATCTCCATAGCCGCCGCCGGGGGAGGTGTCGCGGTCCTGATGTACGCGCGGAGTGCCTCGGAGTGAGGGCACGTCAGGATCGCGTGCAGCCCCGGAGCGTCGGCGAACCAGGATGCCGTGACCGGGCCGAGCACGCGCGCAGCGCGGCAGTCCTCCAGGTGCCGGATTGCCTCCGTGAACAGGTGCCGGCGCATCGCCTGCGGCCGGATGAACCACACCTCGTAGCCGGTGAGCGCGTCCCCGTGGAGGATCGCGAGGATTCCGGCGACGAGATGGTGCCTCGGCGCGGGGGCGGTCACAGCTCAGGCCAGGTGTCGACGCGCACGGTGGTGACGTTCACCGGGAACGCGATATCAGGCCACTGCGGCGCGTAGGCGTAGGGGATGTCCCACTTCCACAGCATCCCGGCCTGCGTGGCGTACAAGGCTGAGGTGAGGCGTTCCTGGACGTCGGCGACCCACGTGTCGTGCTCGGTCTGCTCACACTGGCTGCACGGGAGCGCGGTGGACAGGATCGAGAGCCAGGAGTGGCGCCGGCCGCGCCGGTGCTCGCACGAGTCCAGGTCGCGCTCGACCAAGGCGGGGTGCTGCAGGAGGCAGATCTGCGCTTTCGTCCAGCCCGGGTCCCAGTTCCCGGCCATCCACCGCTCCAGGTGCTGGCTGGTGGGGAACGGGCCGATCCAGTGCTCGCCGGCCCCGAGCTTCCCGTCCCAGACCGTGAGCGCGACCGCGTCTGCCTCGCCGGGGGCCGCGAGCATGGTCTTCACCTGGCGGCGGATCTGCTCGAGCGACTCCACCAGGAGCCCCGGCACCTTGGTGTCGAGCAGGCCGCGCAGGTGCGCTGCGAGCTCGATGATCCGGGGGGCGATGTCGTCGCCGACCTCCTCCTCGGCGAAGTAGCCGTCGGCAACCAGCGCGCGGCGCGCGTTGCGCAGCCGGGCGCGGGCGGCGAGCAGGCTCGTGTAGCCGGCGCGCTCGAGCACGAACTGCTGGTGGTCGGTGAGCATTCTGGCGAGGATCTCGTCGGCGCCTGCGGGGTCGCGCGTGATCCGGTTGCGGGCGTCCTCGATCAGGGCGGCGAGTTCGGTGGGGATGAGGTAGGACACGGCTACTCCAGGCCTGCGTCGCGGTACACCGCCGGGACGCCGCCGCGGGAGATGTCGCTGGTGGTCAGTAGTGCGGTGCGGCCTAGGTCGGCGAAGCGCCGGAGGGTGAGGGGCTCGTCGTCGGGGGATGGCCACAGGCCGATGATGCGGATGCCGTAGTGCTCGGCCCACTGGGTCGCGGTGCGCTCGAGCGCGTGCGGGGGCGCGGCCAGGTTGGCGCGCTGCTCCTCGATGGGCAGGCCGGCGACGGCGCGTTCGAGGGTGGCCTCGTAGCCGGGTGGGCACGGGTCGCCGAACGCGGGTCGCTGGTCGCCGAGCTCGAATCCGACGATGGCGTAGGCGCTGCGGATGCACGGGACGGTGCCGGGCTGGCCGCCGCCGTCGAGCCAGGCGGCGACGGCGGTGCGGCAGTCGTCCTCGGTGATCGCGACGGTGTTGTCCGGCATTTTGATCTCGTCGAGGATGACGGTGATCTCGGCGATGCCGGCCGCGTCGGGGCGCGAGCCCATGTCGAACGCGACGACGCCGTGGTGGCGCTGGCCGGTGCGGGCGTCCTCGAACCGCAGGAGGTGCCCGGCGACAGGCACGATCGCGTCGCCGGGCGCGCGCATGACGGGCGGGACGGTGGCGATCAGCTGGCCCATGATCGGCAGCTCACGCCTGGTGATGGAGGGTGGAGGTGTGCCCATGGCCGGATGGTGGCACGGGCGTCGGAGGAGCGTTGGGGGTGCGCGGAAACCGCCCACCAGGGGGTGACGGTCAGTCGGCGGCGGGTGTTGAGCTCGTCTTCGGCCGGCCGCGGGGCTTCTCGGGCGGCCAGTGTCCGTCGAGTGAGTGCAGGAAGCCTTCCGGGTCGGCGGCGAGGGCGTTCAGGCATGCGGAGATGAAGCCGCGCATCGCGAGGTCGTGCTCGGTGAGTACAGCCTGGGCGCTCGCGAGCGCGTCGGCCGGCGGTCTGACGGTGAGGGGCGGGTCGGCGTGTTGGCTGGCCATGGGGAAATCTTCGCACAAGTGGCTTGCCACTTCCAGGGCGCTCGTGTCATATTAAGTGGCAAGCCACTTTCTAAGTGCAAGGGAGCGCATCATGGCCTACAGCGACATCCGCGACCGGCTCACCCCCAACCGGTTCGAGGTGCGCCAGCACAGCACACGCGCGGACGGCATCACGCCGCGCTTCGGGGTCTGGGACAACGAGCTCGGCGCCTGGGCGCGCGTCAACCTCGGCTACGTGTACATCACCCTGCTGAAGGAGGCGGCGCAGGAAGCGGCCGACCGGCGCAACGCGATCAGCGCCCAGCGCCCGATGCTCGACGTTGCCGCCCCCGGCATCCACGAGATCTTCACCGTGAACAGCTCCGAGTCCACGGCCGGGCGCGTGTTCACCACCGGCCGGGACGCGAAGGGCCGCTTCGCGAGCTCCTACCGGCACGTGCGGCTCTACATCACGCCCCGCGGTCACTGGTACCGCGGGGACGACGCTCCGGACGACTTCCACAACGACATCCTGTGCCGCGGCTGCGGCCACCACGGCCACTTCCCCTACATCCTCGACTACAAGCCGTGTTCGAAGCCGGCGACCTCCGCCGACGTCATCGCAGCTCTGCGCGCGAGCTGACCGGGCCGCGTGGGCACCGGCGCCTATCTCCCTGGGAACCGGCGCCCGCGCAGTCCGGCCAGCCGGCCAGACAACAAGCACCAGGAGGGGAACATCGTGACCGTCACCACCTACCGCGCCGCCATCGTCGTCCTGCTGATCGCCGTCGCCGCGCTGGCCACCGTCGCCGGCATCGTGCTGAGTCGCCCGAGCGCGCCGGGCGCGCCCGCGAGCGCCACCGACGTTACCGTCAGCAGCTTCAACGACGGCTTCAGCGACAGCAAGGCGGACGACTGCGAGCAGGGCTTCGCCGCTGCCTGCGCGTGGCTGAAGTCGAACTGATCCACTGACGGGCCGTCACGCGGGCGTTACGCTAGTCCCAACCGGTACTTGAATCAGGAGGCAGACATGCGCAATACGCGCCGAGAGTTCGAGACGATCACCAACGGGCCCGCCCTGGAGCCCGCGGCACTGACGGAGGCGCTCGATGCGTGGGCGCGGGCCGACGGCGGCCGCGTGACCGCCGCGGTGGTGCACCTGCTCACGAAGGCCGGCCTTGCGGAGAGCTGGCCGATGTTCAGCGAGCACCTCTCGATCCAGCTGTTCACGGACCCGGACGACCCGGAAGGGGAGGCGTATCCGGTGGCGCGGGTGCTGGAGTGGTCGGCGCTGCACAACGCGATCCCGACGAACGAGGTGGGGAAGTCCGCGTTCGCGATGTTCGTCTACGCCCGGGCGCTGGGGGACCGCGGGTTCGTGGTGTGCCTCTCGGACCTGCTCGAGGGGATGGAGCCGCGCACGCGCCGGGTGGTGCACGAGGCGAACGCGATCCGGTTCGCGCTGCCGGTGGACCCGGAGTGGAAGAAGCACGGGAAGCAGCCCTAGACGCGGGAGCGCCGCCCCTGCCGCGGTGAGCGGTGGGGGCGGCGCGGTCTCGCGGGGTTAGACGAGGTCGTCGAACTCGCCGTCCTTGGCGCCGGCCAGGAACGCTGCGAGCTCGGCCCGGGTGTAGGCGATCGGGGCCTGCTCGGGCCGGTTGCTGTTGCGGATCGCGACGCCGTCGCGGGTGGGGGCGATTTCTACGCAGTTGCCGCTGGCGCCGGAGTGGGTGCTCTTGCGCCAGGGGCCGGTGATCTCAGACATGTGTGATCCTTTCGGGCGGTGGGCGTTGGTTCCGACGCTATCCAGTGATCGTGCAACGTGCATCAGCATTCGCATAATTCGCCTGGGGCGCACGGTAGCGTACGCCAGCGCGCACGGTGCGTCGCCGCACCACCCCTCACTGCCGACCGGCCGGATCGATCGTGAACCAGGCCACGTCCTCCTCGTCGACCTCGAACGAGCGCAGTACCCCGGCCATCGGCCCGGGCCCTCGGATCACCACCACCTTCCCCACCGACACCTGCAGCCGGGCCACATCCAGCAGCCGGGACGCGTTCGTGATCTGCCCGGAGATCAGCGCAGGCTCCCCGTGGCCCCCGTCGAGCGGCAGGTACCCGCTCACCGAGTACCAGCCGACCCGCGCCCCCTCCAACCGCGCCGGAGTGCTCTCGCCGCTCACGCGCTGGCCGCCCTTCCGACGAGCACCAGGTGCCATTCCACGCCGCCCCACGCTCCCCGGTTCGCCTCCTTGGTCCGCTGCACGCGCTTCCCCTCCCGGTTCAGGCGCCTCGCGGCGTCATGGAGTCTGGCGCGCTCGACCTCGAGCAGCCTCGCGGCCTCTGACTCCTCCAGGCGGCCGCCGTTCTCGCGCAGCAGCTGCTCGAGCGCTTTGTCGAGATGGGCGGTGCGCCAATAGTGCGCCTTGACGCTGCAGGAGTTCGAGCAGTACTGGCGCGGTTCGGGCTTGACCGAGACGATCGCGACTTCGCAGCGCGGGCCGGCGCACTGGCGTACGGCGACCGGCGGGCAGGTGCACTCCCCGCAGGTCTTGGTGTGCCGGTCGTAGACCCACAGGCCTTCCTCGGCCGTCTCGGGGCGCGCCCGCGGGATCTCGCGCCACAGGCCGCGCGCCATGACCTCGTACAGGGCGCCGAGGTTCAGGAGGGTCTCGTGGTCCCCGGCGCGCCGCAGCGCGCGCAGCATATCGACGGTCTCAGTATCCGTGTATTGATCCATCACTCAGTCCTTCCAGCCCGGCACCATGGTCACCGGGATCCCGGCGGCCTCCCACACCGCGGCGACCCGCGGCTGGTCCTCGTGCGCCGCCACCACCTCGTACCGGCGCGCGATCTTCGCGAGGATCTCCGCCTTCACCACCGCGTCCGCCCTCCCGTCGTGCTGGGCCCGCATCCACATCGCCTCCGACGGCACCTGGTGCAGCGCCAGCCACCACGCCGTGACGTGCCGGTACAGGGGCGCGGCCTCGCGCGCGGTAACGATGAGGACCGCCAGCCCCGCTGCGGCGTCGCGCCGGGCGTCCTCCACCACCCAGGAGTGCGGCGGGCAGTCGATCGAGGCCATGTGGAACGCGTGGAACCTTCCGGGCCCGTGGATCAAGTGGCGGATCCCGGAGACGTCGACGAGGGTCCCGTCGACGTCGTAGATAGACGCGAGCGGCCGGCTCACACCGACTCCCGCGCATCCTGGTAGAACTCGGCGCGCACCCGGTTGATCCACGCCTGCACGACTTCGGTGCGCGGCTCGGCCGGCAGCACGCTGCGCGCGGTCGAGAAACGCTCCTCGGCCACCGCCATGTACGGGGCCGCCGCCTGCGGGTCGGCCGCGACGCGCTCGCCGAAGTCCAGGTAGCGCTGCGGATCCTCCAGGCGGATGTGCAGCCGGCCGGTGGTGTAGAGCTCGTAGCCCTGCTCCACCAGGCGCATCAGGTGCCGCGCGTGCTTGGCGGTACGCCGGTCCGGGATGTCGCTCTTGAACCGACCGCTGGTCAGGAGCTTGCGGAACTGCTGGCTGGCGTACCCGAGGTACGCGTCCCGGGTACGGCGCGCGCTCAGGAACGCCGTGCGGTGCTCGACGAGCTCGGCGCCGAGCGGGGTCTGGACCTCGTAGTCCTCGAGCCAGAGGATCTCCGCCGCGGTCGGATTGCCGCCCAGGATCAGCTTCGCTGCCTTTGCGACCTCGTGCAGCGTCAGGTCCGGATGGGTCGTCACGTGCGAGTCGCGGTGCGGGCCGAGCGAGAACAGCCGCTCGGTATCCCACGCGAAGATCCCGAGCCGGTCCACGTCCGAGTCCGGGCCCGCCAGCCCGTACGCCGTCGAGCCGACAACGCCCTGCAGCAGGACGTGCATCCCGTCATCCGAGTCCACTGGTTGCTCCGTTCGATTCGATGGTCAGACAGGCCGGGCAGCGCGCGGGGCCGGCGAGCGTCGCCTCGATCGCGGCCCGGGTGAAGGCGAGCACGGGCTCGCGCTCGGGCGGCAGCGGCATATGGAAGCGCAGGGAGGTCTCCGACACCCGCAGCGGATGCTCGGGGCTCTCGCGGGTGAAGAAGCCGACCGGGAACCCGGTGAGCAAAGCGAGGCGCAGCAGCTCCTCCCACTCCGGATACAGCTGCCCGGCCTCCCACAGGTCCACGGCCGGCTCCTGGGTGCCGCAGGCCTCGTCGACCTCCGGGCCGTCCAGCTCTCGCACATCCAGGGCCGTGGTGACCCAGTAGGGGACGGTGAGCCCCGCGTGCCACAGGCGGTGAGCCTCGGCTGCGCCGGGGCCGGCCGCGATCGCGGCGAGCTCGGCGCGGTCCACCTCGTCGTGCAGCGCGATCGCGTGCTGCACGCTGTCGGCCGGGCGAGGCCTGCGCGGCGCTGTGCGTCGACGCGGGCGCGCGGCGGGGACGGTGGGCCGCTGGTACTCAGCGGCGCCGGGCGGCGTAGGCGCGGCCTCCTTTGGCCGGCGCGTGTCGCTCAGCCGGGGCGCCGGTGGCCGCGCGGTCCGCGCAGACCTTGTGGCAGGGGCTGTCGTTGGCCGGATGGCGCAGGAGCGCGGGCCGGCCGCAGAGCCGGCAAGGTGCCGGGTCCGCGACGCGGGCGTGGGACCAGTCCCACAGGCGGTCGTCGATGTTGGGGGCCATGGGATCCTCGGGGCGGGAGTCCTGGGGTGCGGGGTCATGGATGCTCAGGGCCTGATGTCATGGGCTTCGAGCTTCCGATGCCGCCGGCGGTGAGCAGCTGCTGTGCGGAGGCGTTGACGATGTTCCATGCCGAGTCGTCGGGATCCTCGGTGAGCTGGAAAGCCGCAAGGGACGCGAGGGACTGGGCGATGAGAAGGATCGAGCTGTACGCCCCATTGCGCTGGTCGCGGTAGATCGTGGCGGCAGTGCGGGCGTGGTCGCGGCCGGTTTCTGCAGCGGCGAGCTGCCCGTAGTACACCGGGTCTTGAGCTGCGGCGTGCTGTGCGAGCTCGGCAAACCAGCGGCGGTTGGCCGTATCCAGGCCGGCCTCGAGTTCGGCGACGCGCGCCGTGAGCCGCTTCACGGTTGGGGAGTGGACTAAGCAGACATCGCCCGGCCCCTCGAACGAGCAGCAGCACTTGCCGTTGTCCGGCATTGAGATCAGCTTGGCCTGCAGCTCGTCAACGTGCTGCGTGAGCCGCTTGACTTCGGTCAGCAGCTCGCGGCGGTGGCGTTCGGCCGAGTTCGGGTGCGCGTCGTTGATGAACGGGTCGCAGATCCGGTCGATGGTCTGGATCTCGGCGAGCCGGTCTGGTGCCATGGGCTCGGTCACTACAGGGCCTTTCCGGCGCGGTATCCGGCGAGCCAGAGCCAGCACCCGCTGCAGTCGATGTCGTCGTCTTCGGGATCGAACGCGACCGTGAGCGGGAGCGCCGGGTCCGCGCGATCGCACACCGGCTTCGTGCCGGTGGTGGTGAAGTGCACGGGGACGGCCGCGAGAACGCCCTCTGTCGTGCTGTCGGCGTGGGCGGTGAAGTGGGCCGAGGTGGCGGCGGGAGACTCAGGCACCGGACACCGCCTCGGCATCGACCACGAGATCCAACTCGCCCGCGTCGAAGGCGGCCAGGTCGAAGGCGGCCAGGCCATCCCGGACATCACGGCTGTCGAACTGCACGGCGAACTCTCCGACGTCTCCGGAGATCACCGTGCCAGTTCGGCCGAGGAACCGGCGGTCACCGCGCACGTCCCGGGCCACGATGACCCGGTCGCCCTTCTTGAACGGGGGCGCCGACTCGGCCCCCTTGTGCGCGTCGGTCTTGTCCTCGAGATCCCGGGCGAGCATGTCGATGTACCCGAGCAGTTCCTCGCGGTGGGTACGGGCGTGGTCGCAGGCGAGTTCGCCGCGCTGCTCCTGGAGCATGTGCGCGCGGATCTCCTCGATGCGCTCGGCGACAGGGCCAGTCCTCATCGGGACGCCTCCGCCTCGGTGGCAGCCGGCGCGTCGAAGAAGTCGATCGTCCGACCGGCCGCAAGGTCTGCGACAAGCCGCCGCAGCCGGTCCAGGGCGTTGTTCGCGTCGAACAGCACCTCGGACTCGTAGCCGTCCAGGCCCAGGAGTTCGGATGCCGTCTCGGAGATCTGGACATCCTCCGCGAGGGGCGTACCCGGGTAGATGGTCACGGTGTCGCTGTAGAAGTGGAGCTGCGCGTCGGGGTAAGTGAGGGCGACCGCGTGGCCCGCGAAGCAGTAGGCGGTCCCGCATTCGGTCTGCTTGGACCACATGGACTGGTCCCACGTGTCCGGGTTGGCCTCGATGTGCGCGAGGGTGCGCTCAAGCAGGTCGACGTTCGTCATCAGTTCCTCCCGGTTTCGCCGCGCACGATGTCGGAGGCGCGGCCGATCCCGTCGCGCCAGCCGCACGAGCGCTGGGACGAGGGCGGGCACGCGCAGCCGGGCGCGGGCTTGTTCATGAACACTTCGAGTTCGCAGGCGAGGCGGCGGCGCAGGATCTCCTCGAACACGGGCAGGCCGGCGGTGGTCACCGGCCACCGGCCTCGGTGGCGGCAGTGGGGCGCTCTTCGCTCCAGGGCAGCGCAACGGTGATCTCGACGAGGTTCAGGGCCCGGTTTGTCTCGACGTTCCGCATTGCCCGGCCGCAGAACTGGCCGGCGAACCTGACGACCTGGCCGTCTGCGGCGTCCGTCAGCGTCACCTCGGCGCGGACGGTGCCGGTCAGGTTGGGCATGAGAAAGAGGTCTTTGAACAGCTGCTGGGTCAGTTCAGAGACCGGTTCGGGCTGCCCGCGTTCGCCTTCGAGTTCGGCGACGCGCGCGGTGAGCCGGTCGCGGTCGGCGAGCAGCGTCTTCGCCACGCGGTAGCCGACGCCAGCGGGGTTCCATTCGGGAGGCGGTCGGCGACGCGGTCCGCTGCTGCGCGGATCTCGGCGATCCGCTGCCCGCTGATCGGCGCGGTCACGAGGCGCCACCAGCGGCGGCAAGGCGCGCGATCCGCTGGTACTTCTCGGGAGTGGTGTGGCCATCCCAGATGGTGGAGTCGTCGCGTTCGACGTGCTCGAACAGGCTCAGGTCGTTCTCGCCGACGTGCCACGAGCACTGGCCGGTGGGGAGCTCGACGTAGACGACGACCCAGCCGGGCTCGCTGGCGTCGCCGTAGTTCCAGGTCGACGGGTAGAGCGCGGCGAGCAGCGCGACGAGGTGGGCGCGCTCGCGGTAGGCGCCGTTCGTGGCGTTGATCTGCTGGCCGAGCTCGTCATAGGCGGTCTCCCACTCCCCGTACCAGTATTCGATCTGCTGGTCGGGGGTCTTGATGTCGTGGGGTTCGAGGGCGAGTCGGTCGGCGTGGTCGGTCACGGCTGATTCCTGTCGGTGTCGGGGGTGGTTCGCGGGTCGCTGACGAGCCAGTATCCGCGCAGCCCTCGGTGGTTGTTGTGGCTGATCTTCAGGCCGAAGACGACCTCGGTGGCGGGATCGTCGGCGCAGGTGACGACGGTGCAGTAGGCGTGCCGGGTGTCCGTGCGCTCGATGCGGATGGTGCGGCCCTTGTTGCCGGTGTGGGTGTCGGCCCAGATCTGGCCGCGGCGGACGCCGTCGGGGGCGTTCATGCCCGGTTCCCGCCGTTGGTGTCGTGCTCGGCCAGCCATGCGCGCGCTTCGGCGGTGCCGCACTTGCCGGGCTCGCTGCCAGCGGTGAAGTGCGCCTGGCAGTCGCCGCGGTAGAACACACATTCGTCGTCCTGGTGGTCGACGAGGCGGCGCAGGTGCGTGAACGCCTCGAGGAGGTCGCGTGCTGCCTTGCGGGCCGCGGTCTCGAGGCGCAGGGCGATGCAGGCGCCCTCGCGGGGCTGAGGGGTCACGGTCGGTTCCCTTCTGCTGCGGTGTGGGGTGTCCAGGGCTTGCTGCGGCCCGGGTTTCCCTCGGCGGCGCGGACTTCGGCGTCGGTGGCGTCGCGGTGCAGGCCGTGCTTGCGGTACCAGGCGGCGTCCTGCGTCTGGAGCCGGGCCATCCACTGCGGGCGCGTCTCGCCGGGGCGCTGGCGGCGTGCGGCTGGCTGTTCCGGGCGGCGTTCGGCGTCGGCTCCGGCGATGTGCTGCGCGGCGTCGAGCTCGCGCTGCTCGTCGGCGACGAGGCGGGATATGTGGACCGGGAGCAGGTAGTCGGTGGTCGTCGAGTAGTGCTTGACGACCGCGGCGGCGCAGGCCGGGAAGGCGAGGCCGCGGAGCGCCTGCTGCCACATGGTGATGTCGAGCTCGCCGATGGTGCGCTTGTCGAAGGACGCGGCGATGGTGAGCACGTTGTTGGCCTGGTCGAAGGTGAGGGTCATGGTTCGATCTCCCGGAAGGCGCCGGGCAGCGCGACGGGCTGCTGGGAGGCGGGGGTGCCGTTGAGGGCGCCGAGTAGGGGGTCTTGGCCGTTGGCGATGCGCTGCTTGAGCCTGGCGAGGGCTTCTTGGCCTTGGGCGGCGCGCAGGTCGCTGGTGGCCGGTTTCGCGGCGGTGGGGGCAGTGGCGCGCAGGACTCGGTTCAGTTCCTGCTCGAGCCGGGGGACGGTGATGGGGCTACCGACGGCGCGGGCGGCATTCGCAATTGATTTCGGGTCGTGGCCGACGGCGAGGAGCTTTTCGACGGCATTGCACGACGCGAAGAATGCGCGTGTTCCTCCGGCGGGTTTGATGGGGAGTTGTTCCCACCACCATTGGATGATCTGTTTGGCGAGCGTGGCGCGCTGGTGGGTCTCGGGGTCGAGGGGTGCGTCCGGCTTGGCGGTCCGTGCGGCGCGCTTGCGCGGTGCAGCGAGGGGAGAAGACGAAGTCTTCTCTTGGGTAGTTGGTTCAAGGACGGTTTGTCGGACGTGTACGTCCGGTCTCGCTGCCGTGTATGACCGGTCGTAGGTGTCCGGTTGGACGTCGGTGACCGGTCGTGCATGTCCGGCTGGACTTCCATGACCGGTCGTAGGTGTCCGGTCAGAATCGACTGTTTCGCGGAGTTCCATCGCGAGGTCCCAGACGATCGGGCGCTTCATCGGCGGCAGGTGGGCGACGAGCCTTTGATCCCCCCGGCGGATCAATCCGAGCTCTTCTAATTCCGTCAGGTCCCTGCGAATCTGCCGATCTGTTTTTCGCGCGTATTTCCCGAGAGTCGCCTGTGCGGCACGGGCGCCGCGGCCTTCGTGATCGGCGTGGTTGGCGAGCCCCATCAGCGTTCCGAAGGCGTTCGCGGGCAGCCCGGGCGCGTCGTTCAGGACCCAGGCCATCGCTTCCAAGCTCACCCGCCGTACCTCCGGTCGTTGCGCCATGGCACGAGCAGGTCGCCGTTGGACCCGGGCGGCGGTCCGGAGCGGATCCGCGGCATCGGCGCGGTGTCGCCGAGCGGCCCGAGCTGGGCGCCGTGCAGGCGGCGCCCGAGGTCGGCGATGATGGCGCGCTGCTCGACGTTCTGCCGGGCCACGGCGCGCGCGTGGTGGGTCAGGGCCGCGCTGTCGCCAGCGAGGTCATCGACCTTCCTGCGGAGCCTGCTGATCTCCTCGAGCGCGGCGGCGTGCTCGGCCTGGAGGGCGGCGTGGCGGGCGCGCAGGCCCCTGCGGATGCGCATCAGCGTGCTCCGTTCTCGTTCTCGTTCTCGTCGCCCCACTTGCGGCACTCGCTGCACAGCGGCACGCGGGTCGTGCGGTGCCACTCGAACCCGGACTCCGTGCCGTGGGTCGCGGCGCCGGTGTGCTTGGCCCGGCACGGTCCGGTGTCCTCGATGCCGGGCAGCGGCTGGTAAGGGTCGGCCAGGCCGAGGGCGGCGAGGGCGAGTACCGCAAGCTCGGGCGGGAGGGCGGCGCGGGTGTAGGCCTCGCACGCGGCCTTCTCGGCGGGGGTGTTCTCGGCGTGTCCGAGTGCTGCGGCCTTCGCGGTGAGCTGCTCGGGGACGAGCTCGTCGAGCGGCATCACGCACCCCCGGTGCACGCCGCGCAGTCGCAGCGCTCACGCCGGCGCACCACGACCGCCAGCAGCAGCAGGAACCCGGCCACGATCACGAGGACCACGGCCGCGGCCAGGTCCCGGCCGACGATGGCCAGCACCGAGGCCAGGATCACGGCGAGCTGCAGCAGCGTGACGCCGCACCGGGCCCTTGTGCGTGAGGCGGTCAGGGCGGCGGCGACGGACAGGGCCATCGCGGCGCCGGAAAGGATGAGGGCCGGCATCAGGCGCCGTCGCCCGGCTCGTCGTCCTCGTCATCCGCGTACCAGTCGGCCTCCGAAGGCTCCTCCTGCAGCGGCCGCAGGGCGTCGTCTTTCGCCTCCTGGTGCCAGTCCCGCTCCGGCTCCGGCTCGGGGTCGGCGGGGGTGTCGTAGCACTCGCTGTCGGGGTCGTAGTGGGGGGTGATCAGGTCGTCGTCGTACGTGTCGGACATCGGAGGTCTCCTGTGCTAGGTCTGTGGTTTGGTCTGTGGTGGCGTCCGCCGTGCCCGGTACCAGCGGGCACGGCGGACGGCGGGGATCGGCCCCGCGGGCGCGGCCACACCGGCCGCGCCCGCGGGGAATCGGGATCAGTCCTCGACGAACCGGACCACATGCGCCTGCTCACGCTGACGACGCACCACGTACGTCCCAGCCTCGACCAGCAGACCCCCGTGCTCCGGGTGCGAGAGCAGCCCCTGCACCCCGGCCGGCACGGTCAGGACACCCAGGTCCAGGTCGGACGGGTCCTGCGACCCGGTCGACGACGGCGTGTAGAACACGGGGCCGAACAGAGCGTGCGTGTGGCCCTGGCCGACCGGCGCGACCACCGGGAACCCGGCCGCCGGCACCGGCACCGTGGACGGCGCGACGCCCTCGGCCCGCACGATCAGGACATCGCCCTGCGCCGCGATCCGCGACACCACCGGGATGTCCGCGGCCTTGTCCAGGTAGTCGTAGTGCTCCGTGCCGTACGCCCGCTCGGCGTCGGCGAGAGTCGTGATAGTGGTGGACACGGTGGTCCCCCTCCTGTAGTTGGGTTGGTCGGCCCCGGCCCGGGCGGGCCGGGGAGTCTTAGCGGCGCACTTCGAGCTGCGCGTACTCGGCCCCGGTCAGGCCGTAGCCCCACGCGGCGGCGTCCAACGCCGTGGTGATCTCCTCCGGCACCGTCAGCCCGAACCGGCGCCTGGCCCCGTCGCGCTCGACCGTGCCGTTCGCGCACAGCAGCACCCGGACACGCTCACCCCACACCTCCTCCGGCACGTCGTACAGGGCGATACCGAACCCCGGGTTCCCCGGGTCCGCGCACCGGTCCACCGCCCGCAGCTGGGCGTCCTGGATGAACCGGTCCCAGCCCATCGACTCAATCGCGCACCGGCGCACCTCCGCATTACGCTCCGCGCCGATCTGCTCGACGGTCGGGGCCATCACGACCCACTCCGGCACCCGCCTGCCGTGCCACGCGTAGAACCCCCAGCCGTCCCGGTACCGGATCGCCATGCCGTCCTCGCGGTGCAGGCGCCCCACCTGGTCGCGGTGCAGTGCCTCGGGGCGGTCCGTGAGGATCGCGAAGTCGCGGTGGCACCACCACCAGCCCGCGTTTCTGGCGACCTGCTGCGCGCCGCGGATCGGCTCGAGGCCGGTGACGCCGAGGCGTCCCATGGCGTCGTAGTGGGAGTAGTAGCCGGCCCAGTGCTGGCCCATGATCCGGCCGCGCCACCAGGTGGACAGCCGACTCTTGAGTTCCTGGCCGTCCACCTGGCGGTACACCTGGCCGTGCACCTGGCCGTGCACCTGGCCGTACACCTGGCCGTGCACCTGGCGGTACACCTGGCGGTACACCTGGCCGTCCACCTGGCCGTGCACCTGGCCTTGCACCTGGCCTTGCACCTGGCCTTGCACCTGGCCGTGCACCTGGCCGTCCACCTGGCCTTGCACCTGGCCGTACACCTGGCCGTACACCTG